ATTTTCTGTCATTTTTTCCATGTCTATTGTTTTACATAATTTATATATAAAACAATCAGAAGTGTTACACAATTCTTGAAATTGTATACAAGACCTACCAAAAACAAGTATTAACAATATCTAAAAACATAAATAAAACCCCCTTCTTTTATATATTAAAAATCATCACCCAATAATCTCATCATATCATTTTCATATTGTTCATCCATTTCTTTTGCAACATCGTTCCAATATTGACTTGAATATTCCTCATTATTTTTTCTCTCATATTCAAGTCTTTGTTGTTCTTTTTTTGTCATACTCTTTATTTTTACAATTTTCATTCCACCACTAGGGGTTTTTATTTTTATTTCTGAATTTGTAGTCCACTCAAATTTGTCACCTTCATAAAATACCATTGCGGAACTACCATTAAAAGTAACGAATATCATTGGTTTCTTTTTACTAAAAAGTTTAGAACCAATTAAATGATGTCTTGATACTTTTGCCCGTAATTCATTTCTTAAAAATATTTCTTTTCCTTCATGAATTTTATATCTACCAAAATGTGATAATTCCATCACATTTCTCAATGCAGTTAAAACAGAATTTAAGGTTAATATATTCAATGTCACTTTAATCATAATAAACCTCCTTAATAATCTAATAAGTATATTTATTTCCCCTTATTAGTGGGAATAATATTTTATTCAATTAAATAATATATATTTATTTTAAATAAATATACTAAAAAAATAATATCTATGCAATTAAGGAACATAGATATTATTTAAATATTTTAACTTATATTCATATTAATTTGTTGTTTATTTTGAGGTAATTTTTTAATAATCATATCTTTGTTTGTAATATCAACTTCTAACTGTTCAATATTGTTTGAAATAATAGTAGAATTCATTAATACTTTTTCGATTTCAATAAAACTAACATATTCACACAATTCATCACCTTCACATATAAATATAAAGTTATCTTTTATATTATCATATCGTAATCTATACATACTACACATTATACAATCTTTTTTAGAACCCGTAAAACAACATACTGATTGAAATGAATTAGTCCAATATTTTTTATACCATATTTCTTCTTTATCAGATAATATTAAGTCATAACCTCTTTGTTCATTCACTTTTCCTCTATAGTTTATTACTCTTATTTTCTTTATATATCCTTGTGGTATTACAATTTCTTTATTTGATGATTGAGATGTTATATACGTAAAATTTATTATTAAATTATTTGAAGTACGAAATGTTGGATATATTGTTGACACTCTATGTATTGCTTCAATAATACTAAAAATATTAGTTAATATTGGAATATAAGAAGAATCACTATTTATAAATATAGATGAAAATAATGGTATAAAATAAAATTTATAATTCACATTCATTGATAAATCTAATTCGCCTATTTTATAGGCCCAACCACTAACTACTTTAGACATAATTCCCTCCTTTGATAATATATCCATAAAGGATATTTACCCAACAGTATTTTTATTTCCCCTATTGGTGGGAATATTATTTATTTCCTCATAATAATATATATGTGAATATTTTAATTATATTAAATAAAAAATATATAGATGGAGTCATATGACTCCATCTATATATTTATGAAATAATTTAGTTCATATATAAAATAAAATTAATAAGTAAATGTAATGATTGACCAATGAATAAATAACCTTTTGGATTTTTATATCCATTTTTAGCTTTATCATAGTCTATTATCATATGTGATATAATTAAAATTGGCACTTTCCATAAAGCAAATATACCTAAAAATTTGAAACATAAAGAAAGTATTAAACCATAAATTATACTATGTGCTAATAAACTAGAAAAATGTTTATCTTTAGTTTGTGTAAGGAAATCTCCTTGTAATGGATAATCTGCAAGATAATGAGCTAATATAACCCATAATAAATTTTCCATAAATTTATCACCCTCTATTTACTATTATATGGATAAATTATCCATATTTATTTTAATGAAAAAAAATCTTGAGCCAAATCTTTTAATTGTTCAATAGATATACAAATAATCTTTTGTACAGGATTATTTATATCAATTTTTTCTTTATTTAAATCTTTTTCATAATTTACTAAAAACTCATCAATCCATTTTAATAATAATTCAGTTGTTATATATCCGTTATGTTCAGAACTTTTTTTACCTGTTATAGTATTTAAAAAGTTTCTCATATTTTCTTGATATGTATCATGAATAAATTTCTTTTCTCTACATTCTCTAAGAATTCTATAATAACTGGTTTTACTAATTTCCATGTTCTCACATATATTAATCTTAATATCACTAAGTTTTCTATTTTTATTTTTTAATTCATTATATAAAATAGAAAACTTATTAAGTATACCAACATCATACATTATGAAACCACCTCCTTTTCAAATATTTAATTATTATTTAATTGTTTAATTAACTATAATAAATTAATTTTATTACTTAAATAAGTAAATTCTTTTACTTAAACATTTTTTTAAATAAACAATTAAATAAAAAATACTTATTTAAGGAGGCGTATAAAAATGTTAACTAAACCAAAAGTTATATATCGTGGTCAGCCTGGCGCTGTAGAAGCAAAAATATATACTGTTCCTGAAGGAAATGGGAATCCAATACTGGTAAAAGAAATTATTATTACCAATACAACGGCGGTGGCTGCTACAATAACATTGTCTGTAGTTCCTGCTGGTGGTACTGCCGGAGTAACTAACCGTATAAAAGTTGCTGAAGAGATTGCAGCTAGTAAATCAGAAACAATTGAAGTTGAGATTCCGATGCAAATTGGTGATTTCATTAGTGCAGTACAGGGAACTGCCGGTTCACTAACTCTAACTATTTCAGGTGAAGAAATTTTAGCATATTAAGTATTAAAAAATTGAAAGGTGTGTTAAATTAATGAGCTACTTGATTATAAATCAGAATGACACTGTTATTAATTCAGAGGTTGTTAATCCAATTCTATCTAAGAGTGATGTTGGGATTGAAGTCAACGGCACCAATGTTAAACTAAAAATAGGTGACGGTATTAGTAGATATAGTTTATTAAATGTAATGTGGTCAGGTACTATTACAGAATTTCAAAATACTTTTATTGGAATAAATAAAAGGATAGAAGATTTAATAGACACTAATACTAGTATTGATGTAATCATACAAGATATTGTAAGTCTTAATGAAATAGTTGAAACTTTGAAAGTAGAACCAAGTAACTATATATATGTTGGTAAAAATGGTAACGATACAACTGGTAATGGTAGTGCAGGTACACCATATCTAACAGTTAGTAAAGCAATTAATGAAGCTTCATCTGGAACTACAATATTTATATTTCCTGGAACATACATTGAAAATTTAACATTAAAAGCAGGGGTTAATTTAGTTGCACCTTCTAAATATTCAACATATATCAGAGGAAAAGTAACTGTAGATATAACAGGTACTGTGTATTTAGAAAAAATCATATTCCAAAATAATTTAGATATTGTAATTGATTTTAAAGGTACTAATGTTCAGAATGTACAAATGTTAATGTGTAATGTTGAAAGCTTAACAGATAATGATGGAAATGCTATTAATTATACTAATACTAATGCTAACAGTAAATTATCAATTGCTGATGGTGTATTAACAGTATATACAAGTACTGGTGGGGCAAGAGCTTTTTCTAGTGCAGCTACAGCTTTGGGAACAGTTTTATTAGATAAAACAACATGTCAAATATTAGATGATATTGATAATATTTGTCTAGATATTGCAGGTGGTGTTTCATTTATACACACACAAGACCAAGTTAAAGGTCAAATAGTAGTATCTGATACTGCTAGTACCACTTTTGCTATTTTGTCAATGTATACTACAACAGTGCCAGTATTAATTACAAATTCGACTGGTATTTCCACATTATCTCAAATTATGGCTGTGACTACTTCCACTCCATGTTTTTCTGGTACTGGTGTATTCATATTCTTTGCAATTGGATATGGGAGTACAGGAGTTGGTGGGGCTGCTACATTAAATGGTAATGCCGGAGCAATTGCTCTTGAAATGGCTCCAATAAAATTTAGGGCATCAGCATTATATGCTACAGTTCAAGATGGTCTTTTGGAATATGATGGAACACATCTATATTTTACTATAGGTGAAACAAGAAACACACTAATATAATATTTAATAATAAAATTATTTTTTATAATTATCAAAAAGGTGTGATAAAAAATGAGTTATTTAGTTATAAACGAAAATGAAATTATTGTTAATTGGGAAAATATCAATCCTATTCTATCTAATGGAAATGTAGGAATTGATATTGTTAATGATAATGTGAGTATTAGAATTGGTAATGGTGTTAGCATATACAGTGAATTATCTAAAATATGGTCAGGTACTAATATAGAGTTTCAAAATATTTTTATTTTTATAAGTAAAAAAATACAAAATATAATAGATACCCATATATCAACTGAAGCAGCATTAAAAAATGTTACAGATATCGAAACACAAACAAATAAATTTAATGATTATCAAATAAGACAATTAATGGGGGTTAATTGGTAATGGTAACTACACCTAAAGTATTATATAGAGGGAGAATAAATACAGCTGAACAAACTGTATATACGGTACCAGTTAATAAAATAGCTATAATTACAGGAATTACTTTATGTAATAATGGTGTTGATATGAGTACATTAACATTATCAGTAGTACCTAATGGTGATGTAGCTAGTTTGGATAATCGTATAATGAATATGGAAGAATTTGATTTCAAATCATCTATAAGTCTTAAATACAATATACCTATGCAATCAGGAGACTTTATCAGTGGTTTACAAGGAACTGAAAATGCAATAACTATCACTATATCTGGTGTAGAGATAGAATAAACAACATATAAATAAATATAAAAGAAGAAAGGAGATTTATGATATGTTAATGTTTGGTTTACCAAAGAAAGTGTTTTATACAGATCCTGCTAATAGTATGGCTATAAAACAAATTCCTTATTCAGTATTATCTTCTGGGTTAATTATACCTCAGAAACATAGTAGTGATGGAACACTAGAAACTAATAGTAAACTAACTGGTAGTACACTTCAGGAAGAAAAAACGCAGGCAAATGCTACCGCAGGCGTAGTCACTTTTTCCGCAAACATTACAACTATTGAAATTTTAAATACAGATACAGTTAATACAGGTGTTTTTACTGTTAACGAAATACCTATTACAGTACCTCCTACTGGTATATGGAAAGATGGAGTTGGTGGAACTCCAGGTGCAACAGTCACCGTTGCTGGTTCAACCGCTTACATCTTACATAGATTTTCGTAGGAGGTGATAGATAATGGGATATAAGCAAATAGGAATAGCAACCAACACAATAGACAGTAGTAAATTAACTACCGCATCCGTCACACCAGATAAAACAGATTTCATCAAAGAAGTTAAAAATTTATTTGACCATACGGATGCAAAAGTACTTAACCACAGAATTTTAGTGGAAACAGGTGGCACAGACGGTACTGCATACAGTGATACACATATGACTACAGGCTATATTCCGGTTAGACCGGGAGATAACTTAATATGTTCATATTTGAACACCTCCGGGGTAGTAAGTACAGTTGTTTATTATATCGTAGCAGCTTACGACAAGAATCAAAAACGAATAGTTTTTACGACTGTAACCAGTTCGACATATGTTGTACCTGCAAATGCTGAATATGTGCGTTTCTCTTTCAATACCACCTACTATGCCAGAAAAGCATATGTTCAAGTGGCTGTTGGAACTGAAATCAGTCTTCCAACAAAATACAAAAAAAGAATGGATATATCACTCTTAAATAAGCCATACAAGTCTATTAAAGATACAATGGCCGAATTGGTGCAAAATAGTTTAATGTTAACTGGTACAAGCACAGTTAACATTAAACTTGTTGGCGATAGTATCACTCATGGTGTGGGTGGTACTGGATTTATAGAAGACGGGGATTTAATTATCTCTGGATTTAACCGTAACCCTAATGGTTATTGTTGGGCTAATCTTTTTAAATCCTATATGGAAGCTAAATTTAATTGTGTGGTAACAAATAACGCCTGTCGTGGCACACACTCAGGGTATTTGAGACAATATTGGGATACTCTAGTCAGTCCTACTGATAATATTATCATATGTATGTATGGAACAAATGACCGGGGATCAGGTGCCTACAGTGCATTATTAGAAAATTTACAGCTTTTTCTAGACAGAGTAGATATAGATAATCAAAAAATAATCTTGATGAGTAGTATTCAAGCATCTGTAACAAATGATGCAACTTATACCTTTCATATGGAAGATGTTGACAATGCAATAATGTCAATAGCAGCCGCAAACAACGTAGAATATATTTCTTTATTTAAGTTGTTTAGAGATTATATTGATGCGAGAGGTATTAGTTTTGATACACTCTCTGCTGATGGATTACACCTTAACGATGCGGGTTATGATATTATGCTTTATCTTATTTTAAATGCTTTGGGACTGGGCAATAAAGTTAACGGCGCTACTTGGTAAGTTAACTAACGAAGGTGTGTCAGTTTCATAAAATAATTTATAAAAAAATAATCTATTCATATAATTATTTATATTATATGAATAGATTATATTTATCTTATGTCAATAATAACTTCACCTTTACGTACTGATATTAATTTTCTCCCTTTACTTAATCTAGGTAATTCTATTACATCATTTATTTTAATTTCTTCAACAGTATTTTTTAAATATGCTTTGAATACTTCATTACCTTTAACTGTTTTAATCATTACCACATATTCATCATCTTCTAAACTAATAATTCTTAATGGTTTACTATTTCTATCCATAGTTTTAAATTCTTTTAAGGTACATTTCTTACCTGTACCTTTATTAGTTAAAGCAAATAAATATTTATCCTTTTCATTCACAATATCCATTCCAATTACTTCTTCATTTTCAGTTAATTCAATTGCTTTAATACCAATAGACATTCTAGTTGTTTCTCTAATATCAGATGAAGATATTCTAACCCCAAACCCTTTATTAGTATAAATAACAACATCTTTATCACCAGCTAGTAATTTAACTGATTTTAGTATATCATTATCTTTAATAATTAGTCCAACTAAATCACTTTTAATATTCATATAATACTTAACTAGAGTTTTCTTAATAACACCATTCTTTGTAATCATTAAGAAATAAATTGGTGTTTTAATACTAGATATTGATTCAATTGTAGGTTTAGGAAATATGGTATTAATATTTCCATTTATATTACAATATTTATTTAATTTCTCTCCATTACTAGTAATAATACTATTGTCTAACATATGAACAGGTAATCTTGAAACCTTACCACTTTCATCAAAGATTAATAAGTCTGATGTGTTTCTTGATTCTATTATTTCAATAGGGTAATCCCCCTGAGATATATTGCCTATAGAAGTAGATTTATCAGATAATTTTTTCACAAATCCATTAAAAGTAAAAACTATTAAATGATTAGTGTCTTGTATTTTAGTTTCTCCTTCAATAGAAATAACTCTACTCTTTCTATCTTCACCAAATAATTTTATTCCTTCTTCTAACTCATTTTTAATTATTTTATCAATTCTTTTTACTGATTTAACAATCTTTTCATATTTTTCAATCTTTTCATTAATATCTATCATTTCTTTCTTATATTTTTTATATGATTCTTTAGAGAAAGCGCTCATTCTCATTTCAGATATATTCTCAGCCTGTAAAGAAGTTATATCAAAAGCTGACATTAATTTATTAACAATCTCGGCTTTATTTTCAGATTTTTTAATAATTCTTAAAGTCTTCTCACCATTTTCTTCATTTAAGATAAACAATAATATTTTCAATATATGTTGTCTTTCTCTTACCTTAGTTATCTTATGATTATAAATTCTTCTTTTAGTATCTCTTCTAAAATCAATCCAAGATAATAGTAACATTCTGATATTAAAATCTTTATCTTCATAATCATCAATTAGTTTAAAATTAACAGGATATGTCTTTTCAAGATCAGTTTTTCTATATAAGGTATGAATAATAGAAATTGGGTCAACTTCTTTTTTAAGAAATAGTCTTAATTTAATGCCATTTCTTTCTGAATATTCATCTTTAATATCTTTTAATCCAGGTAATTTTCCTTCATCAAATAAAGCAATTATCTGATCCTTTAAGACATCTTTTAAATGAACTCTTAAAGGACACGATGTAACAGTAATAATATTATTAACTTCATCTAAATCAAAACTAGCCCTCATTTTAAACTTGCCCTTACCGGTTTCGGATAATTCTTTAAAATTATTTTCATCAACTATAAGAGCACCGGTTGGTGAATCTGGTATTAAAGTAATATTTTCATAATCTGGGTCATCTATTAATTTCAATGTTAATTCACAGACTTCTCTAAAATTATATGTTGGTAATGAACAGCTTAATCCATACCCTATACCAAAACTATCATTAATTAATACGTTTGGGTATTTAGCTGGTAAATATTCTGGTTCTAATAAATCACCACTATAATTAGGTTTCATATCAACAATATTTTTATTAAATTCCTCAAAGAAACATTTATAAGAATAAAAACTTAAACGGGCTTCAATATAACGAGAAGCCGCAGCTGAGTCACCAATAGGATTACCAAAGTTTCCACTACCTTCAATAAAGCATTGAATATTATGCCAAGGTTGAGCTAATTTGACTAGTGTATCATAAACAGGTTTATCACCATGAGGATGATATGCTAAAACCTGACCTACAAGTGTTGACACTTTTTTAAATCTATCATTATATGAGCAGCCTAATTCATATAATGTATATAATATTCTTCTTTCTCCTATCTTTAATCCATCTTCAGCAAAGGGTATGTGTCTCATAAGATTTGTATTAGCACCATATATTTGCATATAATGGGTACATATATCACCAATATTTTCTATTTTAACATTTTTATCAAACATAAATCTCCATCTCCCTATATTTTATTATAAATTAATAATATATAAATAAAAAAATAAGGGTTAAATAAAACCCCTTATTTAATGTAAAGTTTTTTAGCATATTAGAAAATAGTGCCAACGACCTTCATAATCATTACACTCTAAAGGTTGTGTTTCAGGATTTTTTTGAAAATCTGGTAATTCCCATCTACCATGATTAGTCCCAGGACTTCTTAATAATTCAAATACCATATCAGGTATTTCATTAATATTTTCAGGTGGTATAGACGCACAAACAATTAAACTTAATACAGTTTCTTTAACAACTACTATTTTGGGTAAATCATTATATTTTTTCATTCTAACACCCCTTATAAATTATATTTACAATAATAATATATATTTAAAAAATAAGGGTTAAAAAACCCTTATATTAATTTTATTAAACTAGATGTTTAACTTTATTCCAAATAGGTAGGAATCTTTCATATGCAAACTTATCGGCATATATTTCTTCAGGGTGAAATTTATGAATTATTCTTATTCTTCCTACTTTTTCTTTTAAAGTAGGAAAATTAAATGTTAAATTTAATAGATTATTAAATGTATTATCTAGTATTTTACCAGTTGGTACAGTCTTAGCATATTTATAAAGACAGTCATAATAGTCCATATGTCCAAATTCATGTAATAAAGATATCAAAAAGTAAGTTTCTTCAGTTAACTCTAAATTAATAGATTTTAAAAATACATTAAATCTTTCGATTTCATGTTGATAATATTCAGGAAATTTATTTTTTAAATATGATAATTGATCAGTTCTAACAATAATTGTTGCTTCATATATATCAGTATACTCCCTAATAAAAACCTGAGTATAATTAGGAAGTTTCTTTTTACCAGTAAAATTAAGAATATTATGTTCATTTTCTTCTGATGACAGTGCTATATTTTTAACTATTCCAAACTCAAAATTATTTAATTCATCATTTACAACTTTAATGCACTCTTCATAAAAAGACATTAAAAGCACCCCCTATAAATTTATATTTACAATAATAATATATATTTAAAAAATAAGGGTTAAATAAAACCCTTATATAAATTTTATTAAATTAGATGTTTAACCTTATTCCAAATTAGAAAAAAGTTTTCTATTGCATATTTATCAGCATAAACTTCCTCAGGTTTAAAACCATAAAATGAACCACTTTTCTTATTATTAAAAATAAGTTGTAAGGCATTTGCATATACCTTTTGAAAAGTCACCTTTTTAAATACATCTGAACCATAATGATAAAATTTATCTAAATACTCAACATGACCAAATTCATGTAATAATGCAATAATAAAATAGGTGTTATCGTTTAATGTAATACTACTATTAATTAAAAATTTATAGTGGTCTTTTATTTTTTCATATAATTCAGGCTTTCTAATTTTAGTAAGTTCTAATTCATCTGTTTTTATTATTATTTTTGCTTCAAAACCATAAAAATTAGAACATGAAAGATGATTGTAACTTACATGTGTGAAATTTGGAAGACGTTTACTCTTATTATTATAATCATAACACTCAGAATGTTTATTTCCAATTGATGTTAAAATTATTGATGTAACTATTCCAAATTCAAAATTATTTAATTCATCCTTTACAACTTTAATACATTCTTCATAAAAAGACATAATAAAATAACATCTCCTTTTAATTATCTAAATCTTCTCTATCTATCTTAAAGTTTTTCATTAATTGTTTTCTTTCACTAATTGCATCAGTTCCTTCACCATGTATAATTCTAAACTTTTCAACTTCTTTCTCAATATCTTTCATCGTTAATTGTATTAATATTCTTTTATTTGGATTCATTGTTGTTTCCCATAAATCATTAGATTTTAATTCTCCTAATCCTTTAAACCTAGTTTTTATTTTAGGTTTATATTTTTGACATAATATGAAGAATTCTGCTAAAGACATAACTCTTCTATATTCATTTTCAACACTAACATCATAATATATTTTTCTATTATTAACTTTATCGATAAATATTTTTAATCCATTTATTCTTTTTCTAAACAATTCATCTATAATAACTATTTGAAACTTACCTTCAATAATGCCAGATATAACATTATCTTCTTTATTCATTTCAGGGAAAACTACTTTTAAATCATTTAAAACATCTTTGTCATCAATATTAATAATAATAAATTCCATTAAAATAGGATGTATATTAAAATGGTTAGCAACTCGATATAATTCTTCTAAATACATTCTATTTTTTAATAAGAATTCTTTCATTTCATCAGTGTTTAATAGTTTTCCATTATCTCTAAGTTTAACTTTATCTCTAATTCTACGTTCAAATACTTCAATATATTCCTTTTTATCTAATATGAAAGGTTTTTCTTTATCATGAATTTCATAAAGTGGTGAAACCGCTTTATATAATAAACCTCGTTTAATTATTTCAGGTAAATGTATTAAAAAGAATACGCATATCAAAGAATTAATTCTATATCCATCAACATCAGAATCTGACATTATAATTATTTTTCTATAATGTAATTTTTTAATATCAAAATTACTACCAACACCACATTTTAACCTTTTAACCAATTCTTTAAATTCAATATTGTCTAATACTTTATATAGTTCTAGATTAAAACTATTTAAAGGTACACCGAATATTGAAAACAATGCTTGTGTATTAGTATCTCGTCCTTGTCTAGCTGTTCCTAAAGCTGAATCTCCTTCAATAATAAATAATTCTCTATAAAGATCACCTTTATTATTAGCTTTAACGAAATTCTTCAAGGCATGATCAGCAAACGTCCCACTATCACCTTTAATAACAGCATTACGAACTTTATTAGCTTGAGTTCTAGCTCTGGCTATAAGTTTAATATAATCAGTAACTTTCTTTAATTCTTTTGGATGATTTTTAAAATATTCAGTTAATGCTTTATATGTCATATCTCTTAATGGTTTAGAGAAAGAATTATTAGTTATTTTTTCTTTTACTTGCCCACTAAATTCTGGACGCATATCAGTACTTAAAAATAAAGTAAGAACCAAATTAGATGTAATATCATTATATACAATATCAATATTTTTTAAATCCCTTTGACTTAAACTTTCTCTTGTTTGTTTACTTAAATATTGTATAATACCTTGTTTAACAGCATCAACATGGACACCATTATCAATGGTATTAACAAAATTACAAAAAGAGTCAACTAACATTTCACCATTATTATTTTTAGAATTAAACGTAAATGCAACTTCTAATCCTATAAATCTATTGTATTCATTTCCTTTATCAAATTCTTTTATTTTCATTGATTGAAAGAAATGTATAGGATCTAATAAAGGTTCTTTACATAATTTTTTTATATAATCAGCTAAACCATTTTTATTTCTATATTTCTTTTGTATAGTAGATTCTTTTCCTTTTCTTATAACACTAAGGTTAATTTTTATATCAGGAGTGACTAAATAAATTATTTTTTCAATCCAATTTATTAAATCTTCTGTTATTATATTACATTCATCACCCATGTAAAATGGTGATGGTTTAAAAATAATAGTTAATCCATGTTTATCTTTATTAGACACTTTTGTTAGTTTTTCTTCTATTTTTTTACCATTTTCAAATCTTATAGTAAATTTTTCACCATATCTAATTGAACTTATTTCAAATAAATATGACAATGAATTGATCGTTAATAATCCAACACCGTTCTCCCCAGCACTTTGATTAGATTGTTCTCTAGTAAATTTACTACCAGATTGTAATGTAGTACATAGTAATTCCAACTTATCAAATAAAATACCTCTACCGTTGTCTAAAACTTTAATTGTATTTTCAGCTTCATCTAGATAAATATCAATTTCATTTCCAGGGGAATTAACATTAATACATTCATCTATAGAGTTATTGATAGTTTCTTTTACTAGATGAAGTGAACCTTTTTCACCAAGATAACCTATGTAAACATTTGGTTTACATTGTACTTTTTCAATATCACTTTCTTTATGATCAATAATATCATCAATAAATTTAGACATCTAAACCATCCCCTATCTTTTTTATATGTAAATGTTCCTAGGTTAATAAAAAACCATTATTGAACATAAATTTATTTTATAAAGAATAATATAAAAAAATAGATGTGATAATAAAATATCACATCTATTTCTTATTAAAATTATTTCCTTTTCCCGCCACCAATAAAAGAAATAGAACCAACACCGTAAGAACCAATGTCATCTCTGTCATTTTTCTTCTTATTTCGTTTACCATAAATATCGGCATACCTCTCATACAGTTCCTTGGTTTCATTCATATTGAAATCTAACTCACCTAGCAACATGATAATTTTTTCATCTTTATCACAATCGGCAAAACTCCGTATTTGTTGAATTGCGTTGTGCATTGTGTTCAAAGCATCTTTCAATGCATCCTTACTAATATGATTCATATTAAATACAGTTTTACAATATTTGCATTGATAATCACCAGGTTTACCTTTTTCATAAGGATAAATTTTTAATTTACCTTTTTCATTCTGGTGACAGCAATGAATTGCTATTTTTTTCTTTTCTTTATGAAAGTCTCTTTCCATCCCTTCCAGTCTTTCAAGTTTACTAATAATACGTTTTCTGTCTCTGTCTTTACTCATTAATCTCAACCTCCTATTTTTTAAATTAAATTATTTTATTACATCTTGCTTAATAATATATACTTAAAAAATTAATCAATTTTAAATTTACAATAGTGTTTATACACTATTAATTTTTTACATGAATATATAATAAAGTATAAGTTAACTTATACTTTATTATATAAAATTTAAGCAAAAATATATCTTTTTTCAATTATGTCAATAACAGTAGGTTCAGGAACCATTATTATTGATTCCAATGTATCTACAGGTTTATATACATAATATACATTACCTTTATTATCCTCTTCCTCCATCTTTATAACTTCAGTATTTTCAGCACCTATAATAAGAAAAACTTCTTCAAAAACAAATTCATCTCTCTTAAATACTTTTTTTGAAATGTTATTAAATATAAAACCTAATACTCTACTGTCTCCACCACCATCATTGATAATATTCTGTATATCAGCAATTCTCATTTATTTTCCCCTCCTATTTTTATTATTTTTCTTTACTATAAAATAAAGAAAAATATTCTTTTAATCTTTTAACTTTTTGTTCAATTGATTCATATTTCATTCCCTTACTATTGTTTAAAACAGAGGTTAATACCTTTCCTATATATTTTAAAAGAAATTATAATCATCCGCTACTTTAAAATATACTTTTAAATATATCTTATTACTCGTTTAGATTTTTTTATAGTACCAATAGCCTACAGCAAACTAATTATTTTTCATAAGAAAGGGGAATAGTTTGGATTATTGTATAACTTTATAACCCCTTTTTATTAAACCGCTATAATTAATCTACTAATAGCTCTAGTTATAGCAGTATATAGCCATTTAAAATAATATTCTTTACTACCCATTCTTTCATCATAAACTAATACACTGTTATATTGAGAACCTTGTGATAGATGTGTTGTTATAGCATGGGCGAATTCAAATCTATTAACATAACTTCTTTTACTTTGTTTTCTTTCCTCATAACTCTTAAATAAGTAATTATGATCTATTGGGATTCTTCTAAAAAATTCATCTGTTAAAAATTCGGGTCTAAAATCGATACATACTGATCTTTTATTATATGTATCTAAATGGATATCTTTAACATATCCAACCAATCCATTAACAAGAGATATATTTTCTAAAATAGATAATGACCAATTATTTTGTCTACATATAATTTTATCACCGATAATTGGAAATGGTTTATTTATTTTATTAATACCTTCCCTCACATAATTATTTATATTGTCTCTAGTTCTATTTTTACCACAAATAACTATATCATTATTGACTAACATATTGTCAGTAATATCTTCTTTATTAATAACAAAACAATTATCCCCATATTGGCCAACTTTTAATAATTTATGTTTTATTGCTTGCTGGCTTAAATGAATAATGGGGTCATTTTTTTTCTGTCTTATTATTTCAGTTAATATAATGTCCGGATTATTTAAGAAGAAAGGTTTACCAAAAATTGGTGGTAATTGATTCAAATCACCTAATACTAAAACCGGTAAATTAAAACTTAAGATATCGGTTCCAATTTTTTCATCAATCATTGAACCTTCATCAACAACTAAAAGTTCAATATTATCAGGTAAATCAGTTTTTTTAACAAATGTTAGGGTTGTAAGAATGCGGCCATTCTTTCTTATAAAATTATTATTTTCATCCAATATAGGAATATCTACTAGATCATAAATGACACTATGTATAGTTTGGGCTTTAATACCTTGTCGCATTAAAGCCATTGCTGCTTTACCAATGTACGCCATAAATAAAACATTTTTCATTGGTATTCTTAATTCATTTATTAAATAACGTACAATAAATGTTTTTCCTGAACCAGCAGGTCCTGATAACTCAATTACCTGCTTATTTTGTTTCTTTTTCCATAAAACAACTTTCTTTACAGCATTACTTTGTTGACTATATAATACATCACTCATATATTTTTTATATCACCTCTTCTATTAACGTAGGAAGTTAATAGTCACTATTCCTTTATATGATTGTGTAATAAATATTAAAAATCAATTACATTTATATAAATACAAAGTTGCTATGAAAATTAGGGGGTGAAATTATGTTTAATGGTTTAGAAAGCCTTGGAGTTAAATCTGATGAATATTGTTTTTTATTAGAAGAATCTAATCAATATAACAAATCATTTAAAGTTAATATACCTAAATTTATGCCAATGTTTTCAATAGATGATACACCTAAAACTAATAATATAATTTTCGACAATAATATTTTTTTAAATGATGAAACTTGCAAACCAATTGTAAATAAATCAATAGTTACACAAAATTATATTTCATTAGAGAGATTTAGAAATACTAACTTTAGATTCCATCCTTCTAAAATACATAAGAAAACTAGATTTATTTGTAAAATAGTTAATATGAATTTAAGAAATATGGGTATTACTGACGATGAACTAAATTTAGATCAAGTAGATGGTAACAATCAAATTTTTATTAGAAACCCATCTCATGAAATAATAGATAGAATACAATCTGGGGATACTATAAAATTTGCAAATGGTGTTGGTGGAGCTGATGAAGAATATTCAATATTAACAGGAAAAGTATCTCAAGTAAAAGAATGGGGAGTTATAGCTACATTACCACCAACCCATGATGTCCCATATGGTGTATTATCAAGTCATATTATTGGTGTGTATACAACTACTGGAACATACAAAACTAATATAAGGGGTGATTATTAAAATGATAAATAGTATATATGATTGTAATACAATAGAAGAACTTGTGTTATATGGTAATTCTTTAGATATATCCCATAATAAGTTACATTTAAAAGCATCATTTTCAGATAGTTCTAATAATATCTTAATTTTTAACTATAGTTCTTTAGTTGAAAAATATAAATACTTTTTAGAAAAATATACTAAAAATATTGAATTCAGTGATATTGAGTATGAGAAATATAAATTTAAACCAAAAAGTTTAAGTGTTGATTTATATGGTACTACTGAACTATGGTCAGCTATTTTAAGAATGAATAATGTATTAAGTATTAGTCAATTTTCATTAAAAAAGATAAAATTATTTACAACTAATATATTATCTGTGTTAAATGAAATAATGATTCTTGAAGAAAATAATATAAAAGAAAATAAAAGTAATAATAGTATATAATAATTTTTTTATTTATATATTATAGATAAGGATTAATTATAAAAGGAGGATATAAATTATGTTTAATTCTATTAAATCACCACAGGATATGATTAAACCATTAATTTGTAGACCAATTGATGAAGAGTGGAAAAATAATCTTAAAGAAAGTGATCAATTTTGGTTCAGTGGTTTTGTAAGAAAAATAGAAGATATATTTTTACCTAATGAAATAGTGAATATTAAAAAAATATTAATACTAAGAGATAAGCTATTGGAATTTGGTGGTGAAGAAGCATGTATGGTATTTTCAGAAGAAAATGTCGATAATATACTAAATAAAGGTGAATTTTGGTATGGAGATAAATGTCTTAAAATTAAAGGAGAAGATTCACGATGCCATAGTAACTCAGCATATTTATGGGAGACTAATAAAGATAAAGTTGTTTTATGTACAGGGTATGCTTTATCAGAAGATGGAATGTGGAGGCAACATTCTTGGTGTATTGAAATTAAAAGTGGTATTATAATAGAAACTACTGTAAAAAGAATTGGTTATTTTGGTTTTATCTTTACTAATGAAGAGGCTGAAAAAATTTTATATAATTATTAAATTTAGTTTTAGTATATAAAAACATTATAAATATATATTATTTAAATAGATACAAATAAATTTATATAGGGTTCTTATCATTCCCTACACTTGGAGGTGTTCAATATGGATATTAAAAATAAAAAATATTTCCCAATTATAGAAACTAAATCAGGTGCTATATGTTTATGGGAAAAGGGTGGTAGTTTAAGTGATGATATCGGTTCATCTCAAATTATTACAGGTAAAAATTTTGAAAAACTTAATGCAAAGTTTATTAATAAAAACTCTAAAAGTTGTGGGAAGCACGCTCTTATACCAATAGAGGTTGGATGTTATATATTTGAAGGAATATATCACGCTCCTGACTACATTTTATTTGTATATAAAGTTACTAATACCAGTGGTATTCTTGCTGTTGGGGAATTATTTGGTAGTTGTATATTAACAACTAATATGGATAAATCCCTTTTTAATTTATCAGATAATGAGAATTTCAATGCAGCTTTTGACGCTGCTTTAGACAAAGCTCAAGAAAAAATGTGCAAAAAAGTATATTATGCTATACAGCCTATAAATAAAAAAGTTATTAATCACAAAGAAAATAAAAGGACTAATGATAAAAGTAAAATAGAACTAATTGAAGGTGTTGTTGTAAAACAGTTCGGAGGATTTAAATGTGAATAATATACTGAGTCATAAGAATTTTGATTTAACTTTATCTAATAAAAAAACACCATGTTTATGGGAATCTGGTGGTGTTTTTAATAACGATGGTTCAGCTACAATAATATGTGGTAAAAAATTTGAACAATTAAAAGCAGTTTATATTGTTCCCCAATCAAAATCTACTATTTGTGGGAATCATGCTTTAATTCCTATAAAAATAGGGTGTCATATTATTGAAGTAACAAAGTCTTTTATTTTCATATATAAAATCATTGGTATTTATATGAAATCTTCTGTTATAAAAACTTTATTGTTATATAACTTTGATTTAAACAATATCACTATTCAATATAGTAAGTTGTTAAAAAATGATTTATTTAAAAGTGCTCAAAATTCAGCTATTAAAAAATCAAAGAGTTTATTTTGTGTAAAACCTTTTTATGTAATAAAACCAAAGAATAATAAAAGAAAGGGTTTAATATGTTATGAATAAAAAAATAAATTTAACAATAGAAAATGAGCAAATACTTTTATATACTGTTATGAGTAAAAGCGGTTTGCCATGTTTATGGGAGTCAGGGATTTGCTACAATGATAGACTGGGTCATTCATTAATAGTAACTGATGAAAAATTTAAGAAAATTACTTCAATATCCATAAAAGATGATTTAACTAAACAGGAGGAACATGCTCTTATTCCTGTATGTGAAGGATTCTTTATATTTACTGGTATTTTCCATAAACCAGAGGGTTATACTACTTATATATATAAGATTAGTGATATAAGTAGTTCGTTAATTCAAGCTGGTTTAGTTGGGTGTTCCATTTTAGCGACAAATATTAGTGGATTTTTAAGTAAAAATTATAAAAATAAAGATTTTATTTCAGCTTATAATATAGTATCATATAAGGCTGAGGGTAAAAAGATTTTATATTGTTATCCTCCAAAAAATAAAAAGAAAGGAAAAATAATAGTGAGTTAATCTCACTATTATTTTTTTTTATTTAATGCTGATGAAAAATCAAATAAATCTTCTTCCTTATCTTCTTTAATTACTTTTCTTTCTACTGCATTTCTTTTACCTTTTTTATCTATATTTAAATCAACACCTTCAAAATCTGTTGATAGACTTTCTTCGGATAATGAATGATCTAAATGAACATCGTCAATAAGTCTAATTCTATTACCCATTTCAAATGGATGATTGAAATAAGATAATTCATAAGTATCCCTATATCTTATCTTAACTCTTTTAAATGTTAAGTAATAATTATTATCATTATTTTTCTTTTTCTCTATATTGATAATACACGTCCAGTCTGAGTTTTCTACGATTTCCCCTTTTAATTCACATAGATCGTTAATCTATGCAGTTCTCTTATGAACTTCCTTAGTTTTCACTAAGATAATAGACTATATCTTCATCCATTATATAATCAGTATAATGGAGTTTCCTATTTCGATTTAAAGGATTCTCACCCACCTACATAGGCCCTACTCCTGTTGTGTATTTCAACACCAATGGGATAGTCGTTGAACCTTTCTCATAATAATATATATGAGACTTGGCTGCGGATTACTCAATCCTAAAACCTTGTTACTATACCTTGGTTGATTAGTCCAAGCCATTATATTATTACTAATATAATTTAGTAGTTTTAGGCTCTAAGAGCTTCCCCGACAATTAAAGAAATAATAACATAATATTACTATTATGAAGCCCTATTTATTAAGGCAGAGCCCACATTACCACGTCCAAGAAATCTCGCTAAATCCTCTTTGTTAGCCATTAAAGCTGAATCTACACTTATTGCACCAGACCTATTTAATTGATGGGCTGTGATTACAGGTATATCTTTATCGACGGCTAAATTCTTTAATTCATTAGTTATATTTTTTAATTCTTCTTTTTCATCTTTAGCTCTTTCATAAGGTCTAATTCTTTTAATATAATCTAAAATCAAAGATATTACTTCTTTACCATCATCAGATAATTCATCTATTATTGTATATAAATCAGCTGTTGATATTTCTCTATTAGAATAATATTTAATAATAATATCAATATCATTACTATCTGATAAAACTAATTCTCCATCTTCTTTTAATTTTTTTATTACTTGTTTAGCTGTAAAACTTCTAATATTGTCTGAAGTTACAGTCATATTAAATAATCTTTCAACACTTTCTTGACGTTATATTCACATAGGTCGTTAATCTATGCAGTTCTCTTATGAACTTCCCTAACTTTCATTAGGATACTAGACTATATCTTCTTTCTTTTTAGAAAGTCTCTCCATTTCGATTTAAGGGAATTTCACCCACCTACTTAGGCCCTACTCCTATTGATCATTTCAGATCCAAAGGGATAGTCGTTGAACTTTATTCCTTATTATATAAGGAATCTTAGCTGCGGATCACTCAATCTCTTACCTTGTTACCATACCTAAGGAATTACCCTTCGCCACTTAATATAATAATATACTAAGTTTGGTAGTAAGAACTCTAAGAGTTTTCCCGACAATTAAAAAAGAACCGGCCAATAATCTAACCGTGTTTTCCATTGTTAGTAATAATACGCAGGGTTTTTTACCAGGTTTTTTAACTTTCATACCTTTGTTATATTTCTTTATATCTATTGCTGTTTTTAAAAGAATTCCAGATTTAAATCCAGCGGGTAAACCTAAATATGTATAAAGGCATGTACTCATATAGCCTGGAGATAATATATGATTTAATTTTTGTATACCTGTTTTTAATATACGTGCAGGATCTTTTAACTCATTAACTATATCTGTTACGACATCTTCAAATACACCTTCTTCTAAACTAAAAGTCTGTGTATTATCAACAGTTGAAACTTTTCTACTATGATTTAATATTTTACTGCATATATCAATTAAGTCTTCATTTATTTCCTGAAAACTATTATATGAACCACTATCAAGACGTTCAATACTTTCATATAATCTATCCTTATAATTAAATAAATATGCATATTTAAGTCTATCAACAATAGCTTTATTAATATATTTAATCTCTTCATAATTTATCTTCTTATATATGAGTAAAGATTTTATAATCTCTTCTATTTCTTTGTTGAAAGTATCAGTTCTACAATAATTAATTATCGCATCTTCGTTCTCAAAACCTCTATCTAAACGAGCTTCTAAAGCTCTTTTAATAAAATAAATTCTCGATTCTATCTTTTCATTTCCTTCATATATTCTTTCATCTATAATTTCAAATAAATTCTTTAAATTATTTAAAGATTTTCTTGATACTTGTGAAGAATTTTTAAATAAAAAACCTATCAACATATTTAACATACTAATATCAAATTTTAAGCTTATTTTTTTTACTTCATTCTCAACCACCTTAAATAATTTTTTTCTACTTACCATTAAAAGATGTCCTCCTCTGTATCTGTTGATATAAATAGTATCTAATTTTATCTACTGTAATGTCTTTATTATATTTTATTTTTATAAAATTAGAAATCTTTTCTTCTGGACATATATTCTTATTAAATATAAATCCATATTTCTCTAATAATAAATTTATCTTTTCTTCAGTTTCTTTTTTTTGTCTCAATTTACTATTATTATTAATAATAACTTTTACATTTGAATACTTATTAAATACTTCATTTATCATATTAGTAAATAATAAAGTATTATGAAAATCTTCTGGAATATTTATTATTAGTCTAATATAATCTATTATTAAACTATCAACTAATTGTATTAGATAATCTATTTGTTCTTTTTCACTGTTATTAAAGAAAGATTTATTGTTATAATCTATAGTGATAGTATCATATCTTTTAGCTAAATTATTAATTATGAATTCAGTATTAAAACTTTTACTAATAGGTGAATAAGAGAATAAATAAAATCCTTTATCATTTTCTTCTCCAAAACACCATCTAGAGAAAGAACCTGTATAAAATATACGTTCCTTTATTATTTGTGATTCATGTATATGACCAAACATTATTAATCCATCCGTTATATTTAATAAAGTATCTGAATTAAATATAGGAGCTTTACTCATTGTCATTTCACTTTCTTGTTTATTAGCAACAAAAACAACTTCACCAAATAAACCATGACCAAATATCATATCATATTTAGACTCAAAATATTCTTTATAATAGTCATCTTTATTTTCAACATATTCTTCGGGTAAATATAATACTTTTAAATCATCAAATAATAATTCACTTTCAACAGTGTAAATTATTTTAAAATCATATTTATTATTTTTGGTATATATTTCTAATATTTCTAATTGTTTATTATCATGAGACTCAGTTCCTTTTATTAGTCTAACCTTAATATTTTTTTTATAAGCAATTTCCAATAATCTAAAAATAAATTGTAAAGAATATTTGGCATGATCTGAATTCATTGAAATCTTAGTATTAAAAAAATCTCCTACTATAACTATAAAATCTATTACTTTTAATTTTTCGATATAGTTTAAATATCCTTTTTGTAATTGATAGTATAAGTCTTTTGATTTAATGGATGAACCAAAATGAATATCACCTATAGAAATTCCAACATAAACCTTATTACTCAAGTATATTCCCCCATTCATCAGTACAATTTAATTCATACCATGAATGAAATAAGGTTAATAAATGTTTAAAAACCTTTATATAATTATTTAGTTTCCTTCTTGTAAAAATCCTTTCCTTATATCCAGAATTATTAATAATTAAAATACCTGCTTTTTCAACTTTTAATCCTTTTTCTTCAATTAACATACAATAACCAGCTAATTGTAAAAACATTGTTGAATAAAAATTTTTAGATGTTTTAAAATCCAATATTGTTAATTTATTATCTATTTTACCATAAAAATCTATAGTTCCTCCAAATTTATCTGATACTAAAGATTCTTCTAAATATATCGGTTTTATTGTATGTAAATCCTTCCATATATTAAACGCCTTAATATGTAAAAAATTAGGATTTAGTATATGATATAAATTACTATATTTTTTATTAATTAGATCTTTATCAATTGGTTGATTAGATAGAATACAATTAATAATATAGTGAACTAAGGTACCAATATCTGAATATTCTTGTATAACTAATTCATAACTTTGTCTTTTAAATCCTAGATGATTAACCCACTTTAATAACTTAGGTTTATTTAATAATTGTAATATAGTGGTAACACTAGGGACTTCTTCATTTTTATCATTTACATAAATAGTATGATTCTTATTATATTTACCCATATTTTAAATTATCCTTTCTAATAAATTTTCTTTATTTAATAGTTGACTGAAAAATAATTTATGAAAAACGTATTATAAAACATACTAATAAATACAAACAAAAAGGAAGTGAATTATATTGTGGCTTTCAAATCATTAGAAGATACTTTTATTTATAAAAATTTAAATAAAGGTGATATTATATCAACTAATATAAGTAAAATATTTAAAGAAGGTATAATACTTGAACAAAAAAATCTAGAAGAAGCCTTTATCATTATTAATAAAAATTTTAAATTCCCTCTAAAATATAAAGTAATAGAAGATTTTCAAAAAGGTGGATTAATTTTAATGTATTCACCTGATCATGTTAAATTACCTACATCGTTGCCATTTTTTTTAACACGAAATTCTAAGGATGAAATAATTACAATAATATTGGTTGATTTATATGGGAGTATGAATAAAGAGACTAGAAATATTAATATAGATGTTAAAAAATTATATTGTATTATGGAATCTGCTTATGTAGCTAAATTATGTTTTTTAAATGCTAATACAATTAATGTGTCTAGTACTGTAATGACTTATGGTTCTATAATATATGCAAATATGTTTACTAGAGTTTTAAATAAAAAATATGCATTGAATGTAGATAGAAATAAATTTAATAAAATTATTTTCTTATCCAGTAAATTCTTTTTAATAAATATATTGAATAAAACTGATAATGATATGATTTTCAATTATTGTTTAAAGAATTGTGTTGAAGGTAATAAATTTATTCTTAGTGAAGTTAATGATATTTTTAAAATTGAAGATTTTAATGATTTATCCACATTTATTAATGGGATAATTAGAACAGAGCTAGGGATGAATTTTAAAGATTTATCTGTTAGAAATTATCTTGAATCATTCATTAATATGTATGATGGTTCAGCTTTATTAGCATTGGAGTCATTTCCTTATTTTATGTATAATATATTGGCTGTAATTACTGGTGCTTATTTAAACAATCAATATATTTTAGAAGATATTGTACAAACTAATGGAACTAAATTATATCAATATTTTTTAAATTTATAAAAAATTATTATTTATTAATAAATAATAATTTAATACATCGAATTATAAAGAGGTGAAAAAAATATGAGTTATTTAATACGACAACGTAAAGTTACTATGGTTAATTGGGAGAGTATTGATCCTATATTAGCTAAAGGTGAAATTGGTATTGAAATTAGCTCTGATAATATTATTAAAATTAAGGTTGGTAATGGTGTTGCTAAATGGAGTGAGCTTAACTATATATTTAACTCAGAAGATATATCTTTAATTTATAGTAGTATTAACACTTTAACTACAAATTTAAATAATTTATCAATAGATGTGACTGATACAGTAACAGAAGAAAAGTATCAATGGGGTATGGAAAATGGTGTAATATTTTTAGAAAAGGTGGTGGAACCATAATATGAGTGATAGAATTTTTTTAGGTTCAATAATAGATGTTGATAATTCATATTATAAATCCGTTATGAAGTTAGCTTTAATTACTAAAAAAGAAAGTTATCATCCATATGGAGGAATTATTAATAGTTTGGCTCAAGATACAGATTTTATTTATGTGGGTGGTGTCACTCTTAACACAATAATAAAACTAAATAAATCTGATTTATCAGAAGTGGCAAGAAGTATTGTTTATGGTGGTGCTATTAAAAAAATAATAGTTGATGATTTATTTGTTTATGCTGCTGAAGCTAACGCAATAATAAAACTAAATAAATCTGATTTATCAGAAGTAACACAAACTTTAAAAGGCACTTGTGAGACTTTAACTCAGGATGCATTATATATTTATATAGCTTCTTATAATGGTGTTAATAATAAAGTACGAAAACTAAATAAATCTGATTTAATAGAAGTAGGGGAAAGTCTTGACTATGGTAATACTATTAAAGCTATACATCAAGATGAAAATTATATTTATATTGCAGGAGATGTACCTGGAAAAGTGAAAAAACTAAATAAATCTGATTTAATAGAAGTAGTAGCAGAATATCCTGGCTATGGTAATACTATTTATGATTTATTAATAGATATAGACTATATCTATACAGTTGACAATAGTGGAATATTAAGAAAAATGCTTAAAACAAATTTGTCTGTTGTGGAACAAATTCAAACTTATGAAACTGTGTTATTTTCTATAGTGGGAAATGGAGATTACCTCTATATTGCAGGAAATAGTGGAAAAATACTAAAAATACTTAAATCAAATTTATTGATAGTAGCAGAAGGATGTAGTAGTATTGATAATGCTATTTATTCTTTAATAGAAGATGGTGATTATATCTATTCAGGTGGTGTTTCTCAAAAAGTTTATAATTTAGAAAATCTGTACCAATTATTAGGATACAAAAAAATTCAATAAAATTTAATTTTAAATTTTATTATTATAACAAGTTTTAAAGAATATTCTTTAAAACTTGTTATAATAATCTTTTCAAACAAATAAATAAAAATATTTAAAAAATAAAACAAGTATATAAAACCTTTTAATAGAGAGGTGATGAAATATGCCAGAACCAGTTCAAATATCTGCAATTCAACGTGTAAAATTACCTGATGGAAATTATGCTATAGTTTATCCAATTAATACAGTTGATGATGTTTTTTTAAATACTGATAGAAAAGTTAGTTTAAATCAAGCATTAGATATAAAAAAAACTGTAATAGATTGTGGAACAAGTGTAGTAACAGATGTTAATAATGAGGAGGATGGTGGAAATGCAGATTCTATTTATTCGATGCATTTTACCATAGATGGTGGGAGTTCCTTATTCTAAAAAAGGAGGTTGTTAATTTGTCTTTATCAAAAAAATGGTTTATAGATATTGGACATGGTGGAAAAGATCCTGGTGCAATAAATACCTATATTACAGAAAAATCAATAAATTTAATAGTTGGTCTTGAAGTTGGAAGAATTCTTCAATTAAATGGTCAATTTGTTAAGTATTCGAGGGATACGGATATTTCAGTTGATTTAAATCAAAGACCAATAATGGCTAATTCATGGGGGGCTGACTATTTTATTTCAGTCCACCATAACGCTGGTGGTGGTGATGGATTAGTAATAATTCATTCTGTTAATGGTGGGCCAGGTAAACACTTAGCTGAATTCATAACTCCTATTATATCAGAAGGAACTGGGCAAAATATTCGGGGGGTATATTCAAAGAAAGGAAATAACGGAGACTATTATGCTGTAATTAAGTACACTGATATGCCTGCAATTATTATTGAATACGGTTTTCTAGATAATGTTGAAGACTATAAATTGTTTGATACTAAACCCGAATTACTAACTGAAGCTAAATATATAGCAAAAGGACTTCTTAATTTTATTGGAATTACTGATATTACTTATGGGGAGGTGAACAATATTCCTCAGAATGTGAAAAAAAGTAAATATTTCTCTGATGTACCTGAAAATCATTGGGCTATTGAAAATATAGATAAAGCGAAAGAAATTGGTATTATTTTTGGTATTGGTGGTGGTAAACTTGGTTTTACTGAAGATATGGCCAGAATTATCACTTGGATGCTTAGGGTGATTGAAATTACAAATAAAACATCTTAATTTTTTTATAATATAATAGATTTAATAAATCTATTATATTATTTTTTGTATTTTAATCCGAAACTATTATATAAAGATATTTATATAAAGGAGTTGTTAAAAAATAATGACAGAAATTTTACAATTTAGTTATAATAATAATACTTTAGATTTAGAATCTATAGAAAAAACTATAGTAGAAATAAAACAAAATTCATTTCATTATCTTTATAAATTACAATTAGATTTAGCTGGATATAAACGATTTAATTTTAAAATGAGTGATTTAAAATTAATAAATAATATCAATAAATCAAGAAGTTATTATCCTAAAAAATATGTTGCCTTTGTTAATGAAAATTTTATTAGTGATATAAATAAAGTATTATATAGGAGATCTTTATTTTTTAATAAAGAGCTAACTATTTTTGATATATCAAATAATCCAAAAATTTTTACTAAAACATTTATGGTATTTATTAATGGTAAATTGTTTGATACTATTAATATTTTATGTAAAGAAGATACCACATATATTATTTTTGATATATATTCAAATAATAATCAAACAGGTATACCATATGAATATTTTAATGAATTAATGAGTATTGACGCTGATATAAGTGTTATATTTATAGCTAACTGTGAATATGGTATATATAATACAAATATTAATGTTTTAAAAAAATATTCAAATCAATTATCATTAGATAGATTTAATATAGTTAATAATTTAGATACTGAAAGTAATTATATTACTTTTATTAATGACAATTCTTTATTATTTCCATCTGTTATAACAGATACTGAAAATTCTGAAGGACTTTTAAAATTTTTTAATAATACATTTAATGATTTCCAAAGTAAAATAATCCATATTAATATATTTGGATTCAGACATTTATTTGATCAAATAGATTTAGTTGGTACTGAAAAATATTTTCAAATTCCAATTCAAGATATGCCAATTCCAATAGAAAATATAATGATTTTTAAAAATATTGATGGAAAAAAATATTTTGCTCATGATATTCAATTAAAATTATATTATCCAAATATATATGAAGTTATTAATAATATTAATAATGATAATTTAACATTTTATATTTTTTATTCAAATGACACATTTAGTGTAGTTGAAAAATACCAAAATGATTTAGAATTATATTATCAATATACAAGTAATATTTTAGATAAATATAAAGATTCAACTATTCTTGAAATTATTAAAACGTATACACCACCTGAATATATATATGATATAAAAGATTATGTGGAAAGTAATTTAGAACATGTTGATTATAAAATTAAAACTTTAAAAGATTGGGTAAAATTAAATAGTAAATTATTAGATTCATATTTTACTAGACAAGTTTTAGAATATGGTGGATACTATATAGATGTATCAAAAATTGATTTAGAAAGTAGATATAGGATTGATAATTATAGTGAAATTATAGATGAAAATTTACAAGAAACTTTTAGTGAACCTAGATATGTATTTATTTTTAAAAATGAATTTAATTCACAGTTCTTTAATTTAAGATTTTTTATAGATGGAAAATTATATATTCCTGATAAATTTTATAAAACACAAAAATTCGAATATTATTATATTCCAACAACACTTATTACAGAAAATTCTTTAATAGAAATAGAAAAAATGGATAATTTATATATAGAGTTACCACTTAATATAAATTCATTAGATGAATTTATATTATTAGAAAATTCAGATTCATCAGAAATTTCAATTAATGATGTATTTATAATTGATAATGATTTATTAACATTTATTGATAGAACCCTTTTTTCTGTCTTTGTTAAAGATGAAAATAATGAATATATTGAATTACTAGATAATAATACTTTTGTATCAGATAAACAATTATTTATTAAGTTAAAGGATATAGATTTATTAACAAAAAATCTAACTTTATATGTTATAAAAAAATCTAAAATATATGAGTGGGAGATATTAACAGAACAAGATGAAAATAATAATAATTATTTTATAATAGAAAATGAAAATTTAATAAATGATATAAGACAATTTAGAATATACAAAAATGGTTATTTTTTACCATCATCTTTATATATAATCAAATTCATAGATTTTAATACAATTACGATAAATTTTACTATGAAAAAAAATATTGGAGATAAATTTATAATCGAAACGACTCCATATAAATATAAATTAATTCATAATCAAAGTACAATAAATAATAATGGATATATTGATTTAAATGGGCTTATTTGTAGACCACTAAATTTAAAGTGGTATGATTTGTATTTAAATGGTATTAAATTAAATAGAAATAATATTCATATTTTATCACCTACTAAAATGATTATTAAAAATGTACAAACTATTAAAAATTTTATTATAATTGAAAAAAACAGAGATGATGAATTTATTTCATTAAAAGATTGTGTTCCTACAATTATTGATACATTATTAACAACTAATGGTGAATTTATAAATAATATTACTAGTCAAAATAGTGATATTATAGATTCATTACCAGATATTTTATCAGATGTATTCACATTATTTGATATGGAATTACTTAATTTCTATACTAATATTTTATCACAAATGTTAATAAATCCCGATTTAGAACAAATTATAGATGAGTTCAGAAATGAATTCCCAAATGTGTTTATTGAATCTGATTTTATAATAAAACCAGATTTAGAAACTAACCCCGATAATATTTTAGAAATAAATCCAGATAAATAATAATTAAATTCTATTTTACTCTTAAAGTAAACTTTTTAAATAAAAAAACATTATTATAATAACTTTTAAAAAGAGGGTGAGATTTAAATGGCAAATCGTTTTGCAGTTTCACTTTTATCAAGAGAAAATAAAAATATATCTTTACCTGAAGAGGTTATGATTCATAAAAGTACTGGTCAAATTTTAAATAAAACAATTTCAGGAGATATTATTTCATTTGATAAATTAGCTAGAATAAAAAATCATGTGGATACTACAAATATTATTTGTTTAAATTTAGATATTAACGGAGATATGTATACATTAGATTTAGGTGATGACGAACTACCAGTAATGGTAACATATGGTTTAAATTTATTATCAACACCTGTAATAATTCATGAAAATAAAAATTTAGCTAGAACATTATTATCGATTGATTTAGATTGTATTGAATTATCTAATTTAACATCTTTAAATGGATTTGAACCTAATGCTATAATAACTTTTGAATTAAAACATGATGTTGATAATCACGTAGTTTCACATATATTAGATGTTCCAATATCTGAATTAAATAATATTATTACAGAATTTAATCAGCACATTAATGCTGATGAAAATTTAGAGGATTTTATTATTTCATTAGTATCTATTGTTTTAAATAAAAATATTTTAGATGTAAATGAAAAAAATGCAAGCATTTTATATAATATCCTAATTATAAATGAATAAGGATGTGATTAATCCATGCCCCCATCTCTTAAATTTATAAAAAAAGTAAACTATAAATCTACTGCTAATTTATTAGATATTTTAAAATCGTATATCGTTGGTAACACAGATATAAAAGAGTATACAGAAAATAAAATGTATATGAAAGATGAATTAATTATTAGATTAAATCAAACTACAAATAAATATGAAGTATTAAAATGTAATTCAGATAATACCACAGGTGTATTTAATGCTAATAGTTGGACATTAAATATCCCACCACCTATAAACTTTGATGATGCAATTATAGTTTCAGAAACACAACCTGAAAACACTAATAATAAAATTTGGTTTGAATTAATCAATTATAAAACTTAGTGCTAATTAATTTTATAAACATAAAGAATATATGTAGACTTACATATATTCTTTATGTTCTTATCTATATATTAAAACAATAATATAAAAATTTTATTAAAAAGGGGGTTATTATCAAATTATGTTTAATTTTTTTAAGAAAGAACAATCTGACCTAAATGAGCATATCTTTTTTTCAAACATAAATTATTGGGTCAATATCGGTATCGACAAAATTCCCATTACTAATCCTATAAAAAAAAGAGTTGTTAGTAAATTTTTAAAAATTAAATTTCTTTCATACGATAAACATCTAAAAGATTTCATTAAGAAAACTGTTAATACAACAAAAGAATGTGATATAGTTGAAATACAAAATTTATTGATTGAAATTGTAAAAGATTATGAGGATGAAATTAATAAAAAAGGTATACCTGACATATTTATAGAAAAATTTAAAAAGATCCATGAAAATAATCTTCAGATAATATTTGATGCAATAGGTTCTATATGCACAAGTAAATTTTATGAATCTTTATATGAAAAAATGGCTGCTATACTAGATATATTGTTATTTTCATTTAGAGTTACATTTACAGATGTTGAAAAAACTGTCAATGAATTAAATGGTGAAATAGAAAGTGTGCTTAAAGGTTCTATTTTTGATATTTAAAAAATAAACCTTGGAGGTTTTTATTATGGAAAATCTCAGTATTGATGTATTTTTACAATATGGGATTCTAGGTATTATAGCATGGGTTTTTTTAAAAATGACCAATAAACTTTTTAACTCCCAACTAGAACAATTTAAACTTTTACTCGATACTATAATTCAAAAAGATGAAAAACCAGTAAAAGATATTGAAGAAAGTATTTCATTAATACAGCAGATGATGAATAATCATCAAAAATACCTGATCGAAAATATACATAATTTGACAGATAAAATTAATAACTGTATAAATGAAAAGGATGATGTTTGGAAATTATTTATGAATCATGAACAACAATCAATACAACATGCACAAGACATAAATGAACATTTAAATGAATTCAGAACACTCTTAACTAACATCGAAAAAAGATATAATAACAAAATATCATATGAAAAATTAGAATTTCTATTGAACGAAAAGACAACATTGACACAATCTGACATAAGGGATATAATTGAAAATGTTAAAAGTAATGAATAAAAAAATAAGATAAGATGATATTTAGTATCATCTTATCTTATTTTATTTAGTTACTAATATATAATTATCTTGAAATAATACACTATTTTTACCACTTTTACTATTATATTTTTCAATTACTAAATTTTCTTGTTCCAATAATTCTTTTAACTCATTACTTATTAATTCTTTTAATTTACTTTTATAAACATCAGACATTACTAATTTACATATTTTATAAATTTTACATTTATCTGCATTACAAATATAGTCTTCTCTTAAACAATTATTAGTAACAGCTTTCTTTAAATCACAATTTGTAAACAATTAAATACCCCCTCTTTTATTTTCAGGTAACTCTTATTATATTATTATAAACATTTACCCATTTTTAATTAAATTAATGTTAAATCATTCTGCAATTATAGTTCTATAGTAAAATATTATAATGAAAATGTTAAAAATTTTCCTAGAAAATTATTATCCATCCAATATTTAACTATATCTTCCCGTGTATATATCTTAATTTTATCAATTATTTTATATACATAAGTAGTATTATTTTCACAATCAAAAAAGGCATTAATCATTGCTTCATCTAATGTTTTATGGTATCTTCCTTTATCAATACCCATCTCAATATAATTAGATACTATACTCATTTTAAAAAGTACCTCCTAATTAATTATTTTGAATAAAAGTCGTTCATTCCAATATTTTTCAATACCATTTCTTCTATATATATTTTACATCATCACTTAATTTCATACTAAATATATGATTAGATAATCTAAATTCTGTCACTATAAAAGTTTCTATTAAACCATTCTTTAATTGAACCTTTATCGTTTTTCTCATAAACAGTATCATATTATTTTCTTTATTTTAGACATTTTAGGAATTGTCCGTAATTTATAGTTATTAACAGCTTCATCCATAAAATACTCATGTATATTAAATACATTGTTAATAATCTTTAATAAAGAATATTTACCTTCTTTATCCATAACATATGTATTTACACTATCTTTAAAGTAATATGTTAATATAGATAAAGCTTTTATTTTTATATTTTCCTCATCTAGAGGAATTAAAATTTCTACCCTCCTATCTAAATTTCTAGTAAGTAAATCTGCACTTGAAATATAAATTCCTGTATTATGAAAGTAATACATACGGCTATGTTCTAAATATCTACCTATTATACTTCTGATAGTTATATTTTTATTAATAGGTTTCATAGAACAAATTCCTCTACAAACAATATTAACCTTTACTCCATTTTCAGATGCAAAGTATAATTTCTTTATTATATCTTTGTCAGACAATGAATTTAATTTTAATGTAATACATGATTTCTTTTTATTTTTAGCTTGTTTAATTTCATTATCTATTAACTGATGTAATTTATTTCTTAAATTATATGGAGCAAAATATAATTTATTTATATCTGTAGATGGTTCAGAAAAACCTGATAATATATTGAATATATTAAGTAAGTCCTCCCCTATCTTTTGATTAGAAGTGAAATAAGACAAATCTGTATAAATCTCAGATGTTTTATCATTATAATTACCTGTGCCTAAATGAGAATATAATTTTAATCCTCCTTTATGAGTTCTTTTAACAACTACTATAAATTTACAATGAGTTTTTAAATCATCCATTCCATGAATTATTCTACAACCAGCTAATTTTAATTTTTCTATTAAAGATATATTTCTATTCTCATCAAACCTAGCTTTTATTTCTAATAAAACACTAACTTGTTTACCATTTAAAGATGCTTTACATAAAGCTTCAACTATAGGTGAATCTATTGAAGAAACTCTGTATAAAGTTTGTTTAATGGCGACAATACTAATATCAACAGAAGCATGTTCAATAAATTTTACTATTGGATTAAAACTCTCATACGGATGATGTAATAAAATATCATTGTTATCAATGGCTGTAAACATATCATGTTCACCTATTAATTCTTGTGGATATTGAGAACTAAATTCATCATACTGTAAAATTTGATTTTTAATTGGCATAGAAATAAAAAATGAATAATCTAATATAGTATCAGTCTTAAATACATGACTTTTATTTAATTTAAATATTTTCGTTAATATCTTTATTACTTGTTTAGATAAGTTATCTGTTACTTCCATAAATAGTGGATCACTATATTCTCTTAACAAGAGAGTTGATTTCATTCTATCAACAATATAAATGTCTATATCATGTTCCATTTCAGTATTGGCTTCTTTTAAAATTCTCATGCACCCTTTATTTAAAATATTTTTATTAACAAATATTTTATTTAAGAATGTAAAAATAATATCTTCAAGAAAGATATATTTATTTGTTTCATCATCAGTTTCAATCTTATATAATCTGTCAAGATGTTCTATTGGTATTATAGATATAACTTGAAGATTATTATTATATTTATCCTCTAATGATACAATTATATTCAATTGTTTAGATTTGATTGGTGGGAAGTCTTTAGTAGTATCATATGATATTGGTGTTAAAAGAGGGTAAATATTTTTATTAAATAAATTTTCTATATATTCTTTCTCTTTCTTTGTTAAATTATCGTATTTGCAAATATGAATATTATTCTTGTTAATGATTTTTAATAAATTTTTATAACTACTATTTTGTAATAATTTAAATTCTTTAATAATATCTAGAACTTTATCATATTCATCCTCATAATTTAATCCAGATATATCTTCATTTCTTTCATTAATAAGATTATTTACTAAAGATGCAAATCTAACCATAATAAATTCATCTAAATTACTAGATGAAATACCTAAGAATTTTAATCTTTCTAATATAGGTACCTCATTTCTAATACTTTGATGTAAAACTCTTTTATTAAAATCTAACCAACTTAATTCTCTGTTAATATAAAAATGTGACTTATTAAAAGAATTAAATTGTTTTATTTCATTATTTAATAAGGATGTAAAATTATTATTTAAAGTCAAATCAATTACCTCCTAATATTTATTTATTTATTAATATTCACTGTTATAATATATAAATAAAAAGAAGATAACTATATAGTTATCTTCTTTTATAAAATAATTATTTTAATCATTTTTTATTTATTTGTAAAACATGACACCATTTAAAAAATCTATCACCCTGATTAGTAGATATGTTAACCCCTCTCCAAGTAATTGCTTTTACAATACCATATCCTAAATCATTATCATATTTATAAATAATAGTATCACCTAAATTTACTTTTTTTCTAAATGTATTTTCGTCCACTGATTTATATCCTATTGAACCATAACTACGGTTTTTGATTATTTCAGTTTTTGCATATTTTAATAAATCTACCTTGTCCTCTTCCAAATTAATATAAAATCATTCTGGTATAACAAGTAGTTGGTTTTTGTTTTTATTAGATTTAATTTTTTTAACTAACTCACTAAATTTTTCACCATATACAACTTCTATAATTATTACCAATATATTAACCTCCTTTTTATATAAAAAATTAATTTAATGTATATAATATAATAAATTTCTATTTTTCTTCATTAAATCCATATACATCTAACATTAATGTATTTATATATAAAGCATTTACATATATTATTAATCTATATGTTGAATATGTATTAACATTTTTTGTTATTAGAGTTAATGTGCTAAAATCAATATCATACTCACCTATATCTCTATTTAACATTTTATTATCCATCATAACATAAAACTTCAGTATTGTTTCTAATGGAATACCATGGGTTAAACAATAGTCAATGGATGCTAATATACTTTTATTTAATACTTGTTTTATATCCATTAAATCAGGTTGATCATTATTTTCAACCTTATATAAAGGATAAGCATATAACGTCCATCCAGTAGGAATTTGTTCAGTAAATAAATTACTAATAGTAAACATTGGTATTATTTGATTTTTATTATCAACTATCGATAAATCAGTTTCTGTTATTATTCCTGATGATTGAGTTAGATAATAATACAAACCAGCACCATTAAATTCAGTTGAAACTGTAAAAGTTGTCGCATATGAATCTGCAATCATTCCTTTTTTATTTCCATCATCAATAGTTAAATTAGAAAAAGTTGTATCAATATTAACAGGATAAAATCTAAAAAATTCATCATTAGCTGAAGCATTTTTTACTTTATATGTTATTGGAAATATTGATACTCCATTCATATAATCTAAAAAAGTTTTAATACTTCCATCAATAGTATATAAATCAATTCCTATATCTTTAGCTAAAAGTTCCATAAGACCTCTAGGAATATAACTTTCTAAGCATGTTTCTAAAAAAAATGGTTTATCTTGTCTTATTCTATTCTTTAAATAATTAGCTTGATTTAATTGTTGTATTTGAGTATCTGTTATTATAGTTACATCAAAATACATTTTTATACGATTTAATAAATATTTTATATAAACTCCTTTTGTTCTATCTTCAATAAATGGTTGTAGATTACTAAAATCTATATCCATAAAATTATCTGTAATTCTAGTAGTTAAATATGTTCCGTAAAGAAATGTATCACTATCATCTAATTCAATTCTTGGTTTAATTATTAATATAGGTTTATTCTTTTTTATAAATTCTTTATTTGAATTTTGAAATATATTAAACTGTTTATAAGCTATAGTGGAACTAATATGAATAGTTTTAAAATAATTTGGAGTAAATAAACTCCTAACAAATTCCGTCATAAAAGAAGTAATGTTACCAAATGTATGGGCCAATGATGTTTGAGCCATAGCATATTCCATAAAATTAACCTCCTAATTTTTTATTATGTATTAAATGAATGTTTTGATATAAAAAATAAAGGAAAAAAATAAGGATGAGATAAATCATCCTTATTTTACATTTAAAAATAATAATACACAAATATAACCAACAGAAAATATACCAAATAAACAAATAATAATAAAACCAATTTTTTCAATTGTTGTTAATTCACTGCCATTATCTTCTGGGTCTATCATAAATTGAGATTCACCTCATAAGTTTGATTTTATCTAAGTTTTTTAATATCAAAATTTTTCTTAATATAATCAACTTCAGGTGAAGGTTGAAATTCACCCTTAGGGATATATATTGCTAACATATCTCTCCCATTAGGATCTTTAGAAGATATTGTAACAACATACTTTGTATTCACATCAAAGTTTGTTTTACCATCTCCTTTATATATAATATTACAGTTCTTAGGGATAATTAATGTTAACTTATCTCTAACTAATAAATACTTGTTAAATTTCATTGGATCATTTGTCACCCGAATTAGGTACTGGTTATCTATATCAATTTTATTGATAAGATATTCTAATTCATCTTTTGTTAATTCAGGTGCTCTCTTACTGATTATCCCAATCAGTCGGGCAACCTTCACCTCCAGACGAATCTTCCTAAAGTATCCTCGTTTAATTTCATTCTCCCCCTTAAATTTTTCTTACTTATTACGCAAATAATATATATTTATAACATTAGAATATACGATTTTTTAAATATTATTAAATTTAAAGTTTTAATGTATAACAATAAAATCAACTGATTCAGAATAATAACCATTAGAATAACCATACCATCTAATAGTAACATAACCTTTTATTGTTGCAAATTTATAAAAGGTCCATGTACAACTATGAATTACATGTTTACAATCATCTCTATTAGTGATTTTCTCTGCCATTATTATAGGGGAATTAATTAAATTATTTAGGTCTCCTATAATATCCTCAATAAGAACAGTTTCACAACATTTTTGGGCATGATACATTATATATTTGGTACCATCATTTTCACAAAAAAATAATTCATCGTTTCCATTCTGTTTTATTTCTACTATTATTTTTCCAACTAATTCTTTAACATTAATCATAAAATTACCTCCCTTTATTCACGCTCCTAATTATGTTATATAAATAATATAACATAATTAGGATATTTTAAATTATTATTTTTTAAATATTGTTAAATTCATATAGACCAATGATCTGGTCTTTTAATAGATTAAAATCATCATTAAATAAACCATCATTTCTAGAAATAAACATGGAGGTCACTGGGTTAAAGGTCTTATTAAAGGCTTTTATATGTTTTTTAGACTTCAAGGATATGATATTTAGAATATCTCCGTCAAACATTATGTTTTATATAAAACATAAACTGTATTTTCATACAGAATGGACTATATCTTCATCCTACTATTGTAGGAGCTATGTGCTTCCCAACCAGCCCACAAACTGATCAGTACTTTACTCACTTATATTCAATATATTTTACTTGATATAAGCTTTCAATAGTCTCTAGACCCATCTCCACTAGTTTATATAATTTAATATAATTTTTATCCATAAGATTCTCATATAAATAACTTCTATCAATGTTATCATCTAATCTAAAAACATACCATCCACAAACACGATAACCATTTAAAATAAAATGACTAATTATATCTCTACCCTTACCAATAAAATTACCAAATAATTTTCCACTATCACAAATATAACAATTATTATCTCTAAATACTATAACCCTTTTTGATTTTTTCTTTTTTGTAATACCTGTTTCTTTAAGACCTTTATGAGATTTTGACATTAATTCTTTGGTCGTTTGATTTAAACAACCTTTTAAATCACCCAAGCGGGAATTATATCCAAATTCAGGATTTGTTGTATTAAAATACAGTATATAATATTTTTCCTTTCTGGATAATTCTTTTTTAGAAAAAGCATCATCTATTACTTCAAAACTAAAATTATGAAAACCTATTTTATTAATAATTCTCATAATTGTGTAATTATATTTTTTATTAGAAAAAACTTTACGTGTTTTATATTCATTAATTCTACGTATTATATTTTTAGTTTGACCGATATATTTTTTACCATTGTTTTTATTTGTTAGAACATATATAAACCCGTAAGGTTTTATGTTGATTATCATATATTTATTTTCACCTCCTTATTTTTCCTTATAAACTAGTGGAGTTTGGCACGGTATTGCCTGCTATCCATATTTCAGGACCGTAGGTTCTCTTAGTCAGTGTTTTCGCTTATGGACATGTCATATAGACAAGACTTGTAATTGTCATACAAGTAATCTTATTTAACTGATACCGTTAGCAAGTAATAATAAAATATTACTCACACCGCTTGTTAAGCGTTCACATAGAACTCGCTATATCATTACTGATACGCCGGACCTTGATGGTAGATTGATCCGCATTTAAAACCTTTAATATTTGTATAGGTAAACTCATTGTATATTGATCTGTATTATCATTCTTAATATCAACTATTTTCATTAAAAGCATAGATCCATAATTAATTGTAGGGTTTCTATTGATAAGAACTTTTGGTTCCCACTTCTTTAATAAATATTTCATTATTTCATATATTTTATTATTATAAACAATGGTACCTTTATACCAATATTCATATGCTTCATTCTCAGAAATATCATTTATTCTAGAAACATGAGTTATTATCTCATATTTATACAATTCTAAAAATGCCAAATAACCTAATTTAATTTCATTTGCTTTTAAAACAGGATCAGGTATTACAACGCAGCGGGCTGAAAAATTAATTTTACCACCGAGAATCTCCCATTTGATATGACCTTTTCTTTGATCTATCTGTTTAAATATTAAATAACATAATTCAATTAATTTCTTTTGAATTATACTAAGAATTTTATTCTCATCTATATCCCCCCAGTCTTTATTCTTTCTAGTTTCTATTAAGTCTCTATCTTTTAATAGATTGCTTAAAGAAACTATTGGATTATATTTCTTATCCATAGAATTATAGAAAAATGATTCTCCTTTAAATTGAGAGGGTCTCAATACAGATGAATAAACTGGAATACATGAAGCAAATACTTTATCCTTCTCTTTATATAATTCTTCAATCATTTCAATCTTATTCTTCTTTTTGGCTCTATAATAATCCATTATTTCATCAAATCTTTCTTTGAACTCCATAATACCAATACCTTTAAATGGAGTTTTACCTTGTTTATTAATTATATGACCGTCCTTAGTAAATTCTTTATCATATTCAATAATTTCAAGGAAACCCTTTTCTCCAATTATTGATTTTAACATCCTGTAAAATATTGGATGTATTATAAAATACTCACCTAATTTAATCCAACCAGTAATCTTTAAATCAACATCTTTAAATTTAACTATTGTACCACATATAGAACATTCTTCTTCATCATATAATCTACCTTTTAACTCACCACATTCACAAGTATATCTTTCAGCAAATGCATCATCATCTTCAAAATCTGTAGCAAATAAAGGTGATTGGATACCATATTTAGATTTCTTCTGCTTACCTTTAAAAGCAGGTTCTTTTATTTCAAAACCTTTTCCTATAATAAAATCCTTTTCACACTCCTCATCCCAATTTAATTTTACTAGTCTAACTTCATCATGTTTCAAATATAATACACCTCCATTTAATTATCTTATTTAAAAGTTCTTAGACTTTTAAATCTCTACTAAAATATAATATATGTATAAAAAAAATATTGTTTATCAGAAAATTATATTCTGATAAACAATAATAAAATTATTGAATTTTAAAAGGAGTTTTTAACAATTTAAATATATCTTTTACCATTACCAATAATATATGAAAATGATGTTCATAAAAATCATTAACACCAGTTTTTTCTATTTCCTCTTTAAAACCTTTCATAATCTCACACTTATCTTCTTTATAGTTATAATCAAGGATTTCTAAAATTTGTTCTTTAACATTTCTCTTACAAATTTCTTTATTTTTTACACCAGCTGGAGTTACAAATACCTCAGTTTTTTTCATAATTTCTTTTAATATATTTTCATTTAATTCATTAACATTTTTTAAAAATACATTAAAGTCAGTGGTATTATTTATTTCTAAAATTAATTTTTTATTCTCACCCATTTTTTCAACATCACCCCATTTTTATTTATTCTTTCCAGTTCATATTCTCTTTAATTGTAGTTAATAATAGCTTTTCATATTCTTTTTTATTTTGTAAAACTTCTTCAATAGTATTATTTGAATGAACAAAAGCTATTACAGTTTCATGACCAATAGGATTTTTTAATACCAATCTAGTAGTTGTTTTAGTAGTATCAACATATTTATTTGATACATCATGAACATCTATAAATAACTCAAAACCTATCATATACCCTCCATTTAGAAAATAGTTTATACTTCGTTTTTCCTATTTTCTAATTCCATTAATGAGCGTTCTAACATTATTCTTTGAATCATATAAATTTCTTTCATATGATTTTCTTTTTCCGATTCATATAAAACTATTAATATTTCTATTTCATTTTTTATCCAAATTGACAAATTTTTTATTCTATTATTAGCTCTAAATAATTCATTACTAAGTCTAGTATTATGATCGTGAAAATGTTGTCTACTACGAATAAGTTGTTCTTTTGTAACATCTTTAAAAAGTTTATTTTCAATTTCAGTTAATTCTAAATCTGGTGTAGGAACATTACCAAATATTTTTTCAATTAGTTCCCAGCCTTTATCTAAAGCATTATTTATTTGTTGTTCAATTAAATCTTTATCAGCTTTATCATTAACATGCATTTTATAACATACCCCCTTTTAATTTATTTTTCGTTTCCAGCTATTATTCTTATATCCTGTGAAGGAACATAATCAAGTATAACCTGTTTATTTAAAAATTCATTTAATTTAGGCATACTGTCAAAAGAACTCTCAACCTTCATATTATCAGGATTTAGTAATAAAACATTATCGTTAATCTTATTAAATATAATTATACGCTTTATATGATATATACCATCAATATATTGAATATAATCTCCAATATTAAAGGCATACTTTGTCTTACTACCCTCTCTTATAAAAACAGGCATAAGTTCACTCTCCTTTATTTTTTTAAATTATTTCTTTTAATAATAATTTTTCTTTATAAGTATTAAAACTTTTAACATGTTCATTTTTATTTTTAGTTAGAATGTTATATGTTGTTTCAACCGCTTCTTCAATGGTTAAATCATTATTACATGCTAATAAATATTTGGTACCAGTCATGATTTCTTTTAGATTAGCCATAGGTAAATTATCACTATATTTAACAAAAAGTTCTATAACTGCATTATCACTATCAGGTTTATTATCATCTTTATAGACTTTATATTCTGATAATAATTTTCCAATATTTCTATTTTGGAAAAATGCACGGCGTATATTTTCTGATGGGTTATCAATTTTATATGTGCGATCAAAACGACCAGATCTATTCATAAAGGCAGGATCAATATGATCAGGATAATTTGTTGTACCAATGATATACACTCCAGATTGAACATCAATACCATCTAAAATATTTAGAAATTCTGATCTATTTCTTCCACTAATTATTGAATCAATATCTTCAATTATAATAATAGCCTTTTTACCATTTAGTGATTTAATTAATATTGATAAAATTTTAGGTATATCATTAATATTAGGGTTTATTACTATTTTAGAAATCCTAGGTAATATCCTGATAATTTCCCGTATCATAGCACTTTTACCATTACCAGGTTCACCATATAAAATAACCCCTCGCTTATACGTAATTTGTAATTTTTTATACATATTATATGTTTCCTCTTTAAAGAATAAATCAATATCTTTCATAACTTCTGTTATTGTTGAATCTTCAGTAAATATAAGTTTTTCTTTAATAATTTTTTTCTTCACAATATCAGCAGGTCTCTTTTCATGATTAGAAGAATTAGAGATTTCAATATATTCTCTATTTCTACATTTAAAATCAATTTCCCGAAACATATTAGTATTAGTATCTCGTTGTAATATTATCTTTGCATTTTTTGAAAATGTTTCTAAATACTCAGTGTCAATTAAAAAAGTGCATCGAATATAATAATAACCATTAGCCGTATATAACACAATAGAATTAATTTTTTTAGATATAGCAATACGCTGAAACATATTAAAATTAGATGATAACTCATAACCATTAATCATTTCTGGTTGAGGGAGAATATCAGGGTAATCATAAACATTTCCTATATTTTTAAATTTACATTCATGAAGGATATCTTTAATAATATCTTCACTATGTACTTGAAAATCAACCTTTTGATATTTTTCTAAATAAACACTACGTTCAAACAATTCTTCATTAACTAAGTTAACAAGTGCTAATTCCATGGTTTTATCCATTATTTATACCTCCTAAAAATTATTAATACCAATTAATAATTTTTTTCACTTAAAATAATTTAACTAATTTTTCTAATAGTTCTTGATAAATATACCAATCCTTACAGCAATCTTCTTTTGAGTATCCCACTATACACTCCCCTATACTTGGAATTAAACCTCTTCCACCCATCGGACGTTCATTAAATGGTAAACTACAACCTTGTTCTGTTAATAACATACACACACCACCCCAAGAGGGATCGACAATAGGTGCATTTTTATTTCTTATTCTAAGATATAATGTACGGTCTCTATCCTTATCAAAAATATCACCGTCCCACCAATCAATTGATATATAGTCTTTTTCAATTAAATCCTTTAAAGTTTCAAAATCTATATCTTCGAAATCTTTAGGTGAAAAGTGACATCCTAAATTTTTACAACATTTACCACCACATTCAAAACATAATTTACTATTTTCATTATTACTTTGAAAGTTATTTTCTATTTCTATATTTAACATAATAAAACCTCCTAGATTAATTATAAAATTCTGTATATCTCCTAATAAAATTTCTTACTTTATTAAGTTCATCAATAGTTGGTGTAAGTATATTAATACTATTCAATGAATTTAAAAAATCTTCTTCTTCAAAATGTAATTCATATTGAGGTGAATTACAATCACCATATTCGAACTCAATAGTGTCACAATTTATTTTACCTGAAATATCAATACATGTTCCGTCAGGTTTAATACAATAAGCATGTACTAAGGCTTTACTATATGTGGTTTCTTTATTTTGTTCATTAACAAATTCTGCTTCTAAATCAAATAAAAGTTTTATATTATAACCAAGTTCTAAATGAAGAGCTTGGGCGAATATATGACATTTCCCATATAAATACTGTTCAATAAATTTTCCATTTCCTCCCATTACTCCATAAAATGAGTGTTGTTCCATAAATTTAATCATTCTTTCTAATCTCATTTTTCATTATCTCCTATTTATTTTATTTTCATATTAATAATATATAAATTAAAAGATATATGATAATTAATTATCATATATCTTTGTCTTAATTATTATGATTATACTCCATCAATATGCGTTCCTCTATCTTTAAGTTCTGATTTCTTAGCACTATTAAACATATTTATTGTACTTAAATATCCTGTAATTCTTCTTACTCTATTAATGTCTTCAGAACTACAGCTTGGACATTCCTTAGGATATACTCCCGAATAATTACATGAACGGCAAAAATCAACTGGGAAATTAATCCCACCGTACCCAACATCACACTCTTTCATATATTTAATAATATTAATTACAGCTTCAGTATTATAAAGAAAGGGAGATGATGACTCAATATAAGTAATATGACCGGCATTACAATACTTATGAAAAGACCCTTCCAACATAATTTTACTGAACCAACCAATATTATATCCTACTGGTATATGAAAACTATTAGTATAATAATCTTTATCAGTAACCCCTGGAATGATTCCAAATTGTTTTTTATCAAGTCTTAAAAATCGACCTGACAATCCTTCAGCTGGTGTTGCTAATAGAACAAAGTTAAGTTTTCTTTTAATTGTTTCATTATCACAAAATTTTCTCATTAATTTTATAATACTTAAACCAAGTTCATATACATCAGTATCTTCTCCGTGATGTTTACCAGTTAAAGATACTAATGCTTCTGCAAGACCAATAAATCCAATTGACATAGATCCATGTTTGATAGATTCTTCTATCTTATCATTATAATCTAATTTGTTAGAATCTAGATATAAACCTTGACCCATAATAAAAGGCATATCTCTTACAAGTAGATTCTTCTGTATGTCATATCTATGATTAAGTTGATCAAATATAAGATTTGATTTACTTTCAAGTAATGTAAAAAACTTTTCAATACTACCTTTTGCTTTTATTGCAAGTCTAGGTAAATTTAATGTTGTAAATGATAAGTTACCTCTCTTATCTGTAGTTTCAGGTCCATTAATATTACCAATAACCCTAGTTCTACAACCCATATAAGCTACTTCAGCATCACCTGTGTATTGCTTATTAAAACTAGAGTCCATAAATGAAAAAGTTGGATTTAATTTAGTACCAGCTATTTCACAAGCTAATTTAAATAAATCATAATTTGGATCTCCTGGTTCTACATTAACACCATCTTTAACTTTAAAAATAATATTTGGAAAAATTGGATTTTCTCCCTTACCTAAACCGGCTTTATATGCAAGTAAAATATTTTTTGTCACTTTTCTTCCTGCGTCACTCATATCAGTACCAATATTTAAACTACTGAAAGGTACCTGAGCTCCAGCTCTAGAATGCATACTATTTAAATTATAAATAAGAGCTTCACATGCTTGATAAGCCTCGTTATCATTAGCATCAACAAAAAATTCAGCCATATCCTTATCAAAGAAAGCAAATGATTGACCACCGTGCATATCCACTGTACCGCCTCTTTTGAGGTATTTCAAACGGGTTAGACTATATCATATACCTATTTTTTATATAGGTACCCTGGCACTTCGGATCGGGATTTTCACCCTTATTACCCCTACTCTACTCGCTTCGTGTATCAATGATACCTTATTTTCAACATCAGAAAAGATGTGTATAGCTTTCGATAGTCGTTAGCGTTTCTCTAATATTTTTAAAAATATTAGAGCTTACGACGGTATTACCTGCTATCCATATTTCAGGACCGTAGGCTCTCTTAGAAAGTGTATTCGTTACTATATAACTAGTACTTATTTAACTTTTACCGTTAGCCAGATATTATATCTGACACCCATCTATTGATGGTTCACCAGGTTATTCAATGTACATTACTGTACAAGGGAACAAATTAATTATTCTGAGCACTTTGTAAAACTATAGCCGCTAATGCAGTTGCACTACTTGTTCTTTTAGGCGGTCTAATCCAACCATGTCCATTATCAAAACCTTTAGTTAGTATTTCTTTTAAAGGTATTTGTAAACATGTTAGAGTTTTTCCATAAAAATCTAAATCATGTATATGAATATAACCTTCTCTATGGGCATTTGATATTTCTTCAGGTATCATTCTAGATAAATAAAATTTTCTTGAAGCTTCGCTTGCAATTTGTAACATTTTAGCCATTGGTCCAGTACCAATATTTGCATTTTCTCTTGAAGTTTCTTTTATTATATCTTCCACACAATCCATTAATTCACTTTGGCCTTCTCTAATACGAGTTCTATTATTTCTATATAAAATATATGCTTTTGCTGTTTTAGCTTTCCCATTATCAATTAAGACTGTTTCAACAACATCCTGTATGTCTTCAACATTATGTATATCTTTACCTAAATTTTCTAATCTATTATAAACTTCTAAAGCTAATTTAAAAGAAGTTGAATTATCATTTCCTCCTAATGACTGAGCTGCTTTAAAAATACAACTAGCCACTGTTTCAATACTAAAATCAACTATTCTACCATCACGTTTCATAACTTGCATTTATATTCCCCCTTATTTTTTAATTATAATTATTACACAAAATATTTATAATAAAGCTCTTTGATTATTTCAGCATCCCATAAAGCATTATGTTTTAAAGCTTCAGAATTAATTTTTTTATCTAATAAATCTTCTCTTGTAACATTAAAAGCTTTACGAGCATCTTTATTAAAGTATTTGATTAGGTCATTGTTAATATCATAACATGCTGGACATACATTTTTAGGTAAGTCAAAAGCTGTACCAAATAAATCAATAAGTAATACAAAGTCATAATGACATACATCTGAAACAAATAAAATTTCTTCATTATTAAATTTATTTAACCATTTCTTTAATTCTATTACTATCTCTTTTTTACTACCATAAAAATAATAATCTGGCATTTTTGCTTTTTGTTCAATAATATTTTTTCTATTTACCCATAATTTATCAATAACATTTTTTTGTATCCAATTATCTACTTGTGATTTATTATAATCATTGAACTCAGCATAAAAGTTGTCATCATTTTCTGATATAATACCTAATGAAATTAGAGTAGTCTCCTTATGGAGCCCTGTGAATTCGCAATCAAAAAATAATTTTATCATAATTTATTCCTCTTTTTTGTATTAATCATCCAAAGTTGTTGTTTCAGTTAATATTTCTTTTAGGTCCTAATTATCTTTATCTTTTCCTTCTGTATTATTACTTATTGTTTCAATACATAAATCAATACATTTTTGACAAATAGAAGCATTTTCAGAATAAATAATAATATTTTCATCAGAATTCTTTTCCCCACAAAAAGAACAAAAAACACCACTTTCTCTATAACTAGCTTTTGTAGAAGTAATAAAAATATTTTTAAGATTAAATTTATTTTTTTCAACCCAATTTTTAAAAATATTAATAATATCTTCAATATACTTTTCTTCTGGAACTAAAATTTTTGAATCTAAATGTAATAATTTAGTATTTATATTACTATTTTTATTAATAAAAGGTATTTTCAAAATAATATTCTCCTTTATATTTTATTTATTTAACCAATTAACTAGTTGATTTCTTGATTCTATATTATCTAAAAAGAATTGAGCTACACAACCACCACCACATCTCATTATTTTATCACATTCATTTACACATATTTCTGGTATTTTTCGTGTTCTTAAAAATATAAGAAGTTTATCATAATTCCATATATTATATAAATTTGTTTTTAAAATATTATTAGGTGTTATAAAATTACCTAACCATTTAAATGCTTCACATGGAAATATATCACCTTTAGCAGATATATTTAATTTATTAATACCAACTGAGCATGGTTTATTATTTTTATCATCAGTTATACAATTAAAAGGACAACCATATCTAATAGATAAATTTTTATATTTTTCATTACTAATTTTAATAGTTATTTCTTTTAATAAAGATTTCATATTATCCACACTAACTTTTAATTCATCATTATTTAAACACCTACCTTGTGAAACAAGTCTTAATAAACTTATTTTTTTAATACCAATATCATTAACTAAATCTATTAAATCTAAAAAATCAATATAATTTATATTTATAGGAACGAAATGAATTTCAGTTTCAATATTATATTTTAGACAACTTTTAATTGAATTTATAATAGTGTTAAACACATTTTTAATTTTAACAATTTTATATATTGTATCATCATTTGACCCATGTAAACTAATTACAATCTTATTAATATTTCTTTTAAAAAATAATAAAGTATCTTCAGATATAGATGATAATTCGTTATTATGATATATAATCCCACAACTATAAACAGTAATGTGTAAACCTAATTTTTTAGCAAAAGAAATTATTTCTTTAAATTCAGGGTGAAGTAATGGGTCTCCACCTGATATGGATAAATTTTTAACTCCTTCAGAAACAGCATCTAATAATATATTTTTTACATCTGAAAATAATAACATATCATTACTCTTAGAATTAGCTTTAGAAGAACAATGAATACAATTTAACATACATTTATTTGTTATTTCTATACATAAATTTTTTAAACCAATATCTGGGAACAACTGATACATTCTCAAATTATCATCCCCCTTATATAATTAAGTTATTTAATTTAACTTGTGATATCTGGGATGTACTATTGTGAAATTTCTTCATAGATAAATTAACTAATGTAGATGAAACTCTTGCTGATGTTAATCCAATATTAGTTATATTTAACTTCTCATACATAAGTCCAGCACATACACGACATAATTTCTTAGATATACAACCCATAGGTGTTCTCATTTTAACTTTAACTCCAAAATATTTATGTATATTATCATCATCTAATAAAATTAATTTGTTCCCTTCCATAATATATCTATATAAATAGTCGTTAATAGTATTTTTAGTTATTATTACATCCATTAATCCTTTAGAACCACAATTACTCCCTTTATCATCTAAAACAACAGCTTGTAAAGCTGCAATAATTTTTTTAGAAAAATAACCTGAATCAGCTGTTCCAATAGCTTTTGGATCTATATATTCACATAGGTCGTTAATCTATGCAGTTCTCTTATGAACTTCCTTATCTTTCGATAAGATACTAGACTATATCTTCATCCTTATTATTTCTAATAAGGAGCTCTCCATTTCGATTTAAGGGATTCTCACCCACCTACTTAGGCCCTACTCCTATTGCTTATTTCAAAGCCAATGGGATAGTCGTTGAACTTTTCTCATATTTATGAGACTTAGCTGCGGATTACTCAATCCTAAAACCTTATTACTAATATAATTTAGTAGTTTTAGGCTCTAAGAGCTTCCCCGACAATTAAAAGAGTAAAACATAATATTACTATTATGCCGCCCATAATTTATAGGCACCTGTTATAATAGCATTACCATAAACAGCTAAATCTTCTTTTGTTATACCTTCCATTAAACAATTTTCAACAAAATCAAACTCTCCTGTAGACGGATTATATACAGGGCCTTTCATAATATTAGTATTTTTATAGTTATTACTAAAAGTACCTCTAGCACCAGATTTATAAAGTTCATAACCAGTGTCATATTTTAATTCTTCTTCAGCTAATTTTATTAATTCTTTTTCAATTTTAACAGCTGTTATAATATCACCCTGTTTTAATTTATCTTTATTTTCTTTTATTAACTTTTTTTTCATATCAATAACTTTAGGATTGGGTTTAAATAATTTCATTGTATATGAACCAGAAATAACAATATGAAATTGTTGTGCTAACCATTGAATATCATTAAGATATTTAACCATAATATTGGTATCTATTTTATCATTTAGTAATGCTTTAGATAATTTATCTTCTATTTTTAAAAGTACTTTTTTATCTATAGTTTCATTTATATATCCCAGAATATTAACTAAGCTTCTTTCAATTATATATTTATTATAAATAAATAAACCAATATTAGTTCTAACCTTATCTTTGTTAAAATACTCACTTGGTTTTAAATCAAACTCATCCCATGTTTTAAATCTACTTTTAATAATATTAATTTTCTTATTAATATCTTTTTTAACAGTATCACCAAATAATTCTATTAATAATTCAAAAGTTATATCCTCGGGTTTTAAATTTAATAGATATTCTTTATCTTTTTGAGATATCAAATCCATTATTTATACATCTCCTTTATATTTATTATAGGTTATAATTTTGTTTTGGTTTATATAAAAATAAAAAATTTATATAATTGATAAATATTTATCAATTATATAAATTTAATTTTCATGATGTATAAATACGATAAATAATAGTTAAATCTTTAGCAAATTGTAATAACTCATTCCCAAGATTTAATTTAGAAAATAATTTTACTTGTTTATAATCATAAGAACCATCTGCCAATAAACTTTTAATACCTGTAAACAAACCAATGGAATTTATTCTAGCCTGTTCAATATTACCATTAAGTTCAAACCATTCTCTTACATCCAATTTACTTATTTTTAAAATAAGTTCAATAAATGTTTCAATCGGTTCAATACGTGTAGTGTTATGAACTCCGGCCTCAACCTCAGTTCCATCTTCATCTCCTTCAGCATCTTTCCAAAGAACTTTAATTTCAGGTATTACTTCAAAGTTCTTTAAATAATAGGCTTTTTTACCATCAACTAATATTGTTTTAAACCAATATTTATCAACATCTTGCAGAGAAAGTTCACCATCAATAACTCGAAATGGTACCATATCAAAAATTTCTCTTTCATAAAATTTAACATCTACAACAGAAGTTATTGAATCCCCACAACCACCAGTTCCCACACCAAATAAACATATTACATTATCTTTAGGATATATATCAGTTACTGCAACCCCAGTTGTTGCTATTCCCATAATGTTATTTAAATAGTCAACTGTTAAAGGAGACGCTACACCAAATATTTTTTCTAAAACATATAAAGCCCCGCCCAATATTATTTGATTCTCTTCTTCAAAAAGAACCTCTCCCAATTCAGTAATACCATTTTCATTTTTTCTAGGATTATAACCACCTATAATTTTAGTTCTTTGTAATACGCTTGGTTTAAATTCAAAAGACAAAATATTATTTGAATTGAGACTATCTTTTTTCATAATTACTTTATCCATTTTTTAAAAATTCAACCCCTTTCTTTACGATTCAATACCATCTTATTTATTTGTTTTATGATTCATGAATAATATTAATATTATCTTTTAATGATAAAGGTGTTTTATTTATTATTAAAGAATTTATATTATTAGATGTCAATATATTACAATCATCATTAATAATAATTGTTTTTATTAAAAGATTAATCAATGATTGTTCTGTTCTTTCAGAATCATTTTCAAAATATTTATTATCACTAAGTATTTTTTCATTTACCTTTAAAGTATTATATAATGAAATAAAATTATCTAATAAAGATAATTTAACATCTTTATCCATATTAATACTAATTGCATTATTACAATCTTTATATATAAAATTAAAATTATCTTCATTACCTAATACCTTATCAATAGTTTTAATATCATGTATTAATCTGACCATATTAAAGTATCTACTATTCATTAAATAAACTATATTTAATGATGTAATATCAGTTGTATATGATTTAAAGAAATCTATAAGTGTTATTAAAGCATTTATTGTACCTGTGTTGGAATCATTTAAAAACATATCCATATATTTTAATTCACTAACAAGTTTAGTTAATCTAAATACACTATGTCTAATATATTCAGATATTTTTTCATCACCAGAAGAATTAATTATATTATACATGTCAAGATTAGAATCTTCTAAATATTCTAAAAAAGTTATAGCTATTTCACCATTAGATTTTATAAATATTTCATTATTTTCATTAGAAACCATTAAAGCATTAAATAATTTTGTATAAGCTCTATATTCATCTATATTTTGGCTTGTTGCTATTTTTGTAACAATAAAATCATTTAAACCTTTAATATTAGCATAAAGGGAATTAATATCATTAGCACTTGATATATTTAAATTATTTATATAATCAAGAATAGTAGTATCTATTAAGTCTGAATTTTCGTTTATATACTGACGTATTATATTAAAATCATTTTTAAAATTAAATCCCATTACTGATAATATTTTTGATGGTGTATATAAAATATTACCAGCCATTTTATTTTTTTTACAAACTAATGCTAATAAAAATACTACAACATCAAATATTTTAAATTCAGTATTACTAAAAATTTTAGGTAATTTCATTAATATAGTTGAAACTTGTGATTTTTTATCTATTAACATTTTTAAAAAGTATGTAGTTTCAAATAACATTTCGGTCATCTTATACATTACTTGAATATTTAAATATTTAGTTTCAATAAAATTAAAGTCTTCCTTATATAATTGAACTTTTACTTCATCATCAAACCAATATGGGTCATCAGCAACAACTTCATCATAATCTAGTCTATTAGTATTGTCTTCTAGTGCAAGGGCTACATTACGTTCATTTATATCCACTAATTGAAAATATAATGAATACATTTGTTCAACATCTTCAACAAGAGTAATATTTCCTAAACCATCATCTTCTTCCTTATAAAGAAATAAAGGATTTTTATTTTCATCTAAATTATGCTGTTTTATTAAATAATATGAAAAAATTCTCACTCGTTCAAAATCTAATAAAGAACACAAATCATATAATACTTTATCTGTTGATTTATATCGTAGAAGATTATTTAAATTCTTTAAAATAATTCTTTGATGAACTAAAGATAAATAAGATATAAAGGGTACATTATAAGATTCAAACATCATTTTTATTGATTCCAAATCATAAAAATCCCTTGTAATACCACTTTTAAATACATCAGAGAAAGTTCTTTGAATGGTCATAAACATTATACACAATGCAATAAAATTATCATACAAGTCATATGTTTTACTATATTCTTTTATATAAATTACTGTCATGAAATATTCTCTAGCCTGATTATAAAAATCATTAAATTTTATATAGGTACTATCAGATATATCTTTTGTCATTTGTAGTATAGATAAGTTTTTAGCTTTTCTAGCATATGCAATTTCAATCTTATTTGAACCAAGATAATTAAGATATTTTTTATCTGGATAATTATTTTTTATTGTTTCTAATAAACCGACATTTTTAATTGTATTTATATCTTCAACTGGATAATTATGAATAGCTATCCCATAATTTAAATTTAATTCAATACAAGTTTCTTCATCTAAATAAATAAAAGTGGTATCATCTATATCTGGCAAACCATTTAATGTCCTATAATAATTATTATTTTCAATATAATTATTTATAATATATTCTCTTTGTTTCAGTAAGATAGTATCCCTTAAATTATAAGGTATTTTTAACTTATCTTCTGAATATTCTCTTGCTAAATCTAAGTTGGTAACACCAGCAGTTATTATTACTTCAATATTAAATTGACGATATGTATTAAAAGAGTCTAGTCCCAATACGGCAGATACATATTTATCACTTTCCTTTAAAGTATCAATAGTATCTAATGCTTTAGCATCATTCTCAAATTTAATTGTGATACTAGATGTAATTAATTTTATTTCATTAAAAATATTATCTATTAAATACATTTATATTTAAACCCCCTTCTGATAAAAAACATACTATTAATGAAATGTACTTTCAAAAATCTTTTTTAAGGAGTTGTATTATATGAGTAATAACATAGCAAATATCAAATTTAAGAATACTAAGAATAGACCGATTATTGATTCGGATACTTGTGCATTTGCTTTACCTTTTTATAAAAATGGAGAATACTTTTCTAATATAGATAATTTTGTATCTTTTATTAAAGCGGTTGAAAAACAAGTAAGGGGTGATAATTTTTATAAAAAATATATTTCATATTTAAAAAATGATATTGGTTTAACTAGATGTCAAGTTCTATCCAATATAGATGATGAAAGCGCTGAGATTGAACTTCATCATGGTCCGATACTTACTTTATTTGATTGTGCATGTATAATAACTGATTATTATTTAGCTAAAAATAAAAAAATAAATACCTTTATTATATCCAATACTTTATTAGAGGAACATAAAAACAATAATATTCAGGTAGTAATGTTATCTAAAAGTGTTCATCAACAAGTGCATGATAATAATATTTTTATTAATCTTAAACAAGCTTTCGGTAATTTAGTTACATTCTTAAACAAATATAGAACAGGAATTCATCCCGAACAAATTCAGAAGATAAATAAATATATTGAATTATCTGAGAAGTATGAATCATTTGATAAAAATGTACTTGAATTGAAAAAAAATATTAAATCATGGTCTAATGATGAAATTATTTTTTAAAATTATAATACTAATAACTTATTAAGTTATTAGTATTATAATTAATTAGTTAGTTATCAAATAATTTAACTGTATTAAAAAGAATTTGACTTAATTCATCAGATATCCCAAATCTTTCTTTATTATCAATTACACTCTTATAAATATCACCATTATTATGTCTCATTGAAGCGGCTTTCCAATCACAAATCATTTCAACCAAATCAATAAGATTCATACCTCTTAATGTATATCTTTCTTTAATTTCAGGATTTGAAGTATTACAATTAGGACATTTATTATAATATGAGTGGTTATTTAGATTATTCAATCCATATCCGCATTCAGTACAATATTTTTCTTTTTTATCATAGAATTCAGGATGATGTCTATTTTTAGAATAGTGTGAATCTAATGCAACTTTCATTTCTTTTAAAAAACTTCTATACTCTTCACTACCATAAGTAGAATCTTTAAGTTTTGGTCCATATATAGCAAAAATATCTAATTCAGGTTGTTCCATTTTACTTTTATCATGATTTAAAACCCTTTCATTTAACCCACTTATAATTAAATTTATAAAACTAGCAACTTTATCAATATGTGTTTTTGTATCACTTATAGATTCTTCTATAAGTTTCCCATCAATATTATTATTACTTGACAAATTTAACCCCTCTTTTCTTTTCTTATTATTAAATATCATAATTCCACTCCTGTCTGAATGAGTCCTTTTATATTAAGTTCTTTGTCAATAATTTTAATAAATCTATCTACACACCATATATCATCTTTAATTATATTACATTTACTAAATAAATCAAAGAATTTATTAGCATTATGATAGTATTTAAATATTTCAACAATACCCAAAGTAGTTGTAATAATTGATTCAATTTGGTTCTCATTTAATATTTGTTTAATACCTTCGTCTAAATTCATTTCAGGATTTATTGCTTCTACTTCTAAATAAGTATATGGACATATAAATCTACTATTCCATTTATCTATTTCATATAAAAAATTATTTAATTTAAAACTTTTTCTTAATTTATTTCCTACTAAAATAGGAATATATAATAATTTTTCTTTATTATAATTAATTATAAGTTTTTCAAATACATCTGAATTTATAATAATAGTTCTTTCATTTTGAATTTTGTGTTTTTCCGTTCTTTCAACAATAGATTTTGTTGTGTGTTCATATGTTATAGATCTATCAATAAGAGATAATATTTTTCTTAATCTAATACTTTTATTTTTATATTTAAATATCCAGTTTGTTTGTTCCTCCAATTTAACAAATTGACATCCTTTGTCAATTAAAATCTTTTCAATTTCTTCAGCTGTACCAAGATTAAAAATCTTTATTTCTTTTTCTAACATTTTGGTATCCTCCTTTTAACTAACATAATTAAAAAAAATATTATTAAATTAAAATACTAATTAAAGGAACTAAGTAATGTATAAAATTATAATTAATATTTATATCATTAACATAAGATGTATCTTTAACACCAATTATTTCTTTATTATATTTTGGGTCATTTAATCTAAATAATGATTGTATATTTAGTTCTCTATAATATTCAATATATAATTTTCTTCTCTTATAATAATCAATAAAATCTTTTAAAAATTCTACTACTCTTTTTCTTTTAGATAATTCATTCATCTTAAAAAATGTATGTAGAAAATCTAACATATATTGTCTATGATATTCTAAAGTAGTATCTGATATTCCTTTTACATCAATAATACTATTATTATAATAAAATTCATTTTCATTTAAATAATAATAAGATGTATAAATATTCTTTTCAATAAAAGAAATATTATCTAATTCTGTAACAAGACATCTTTTAGTAACTATAATAGCATCTTTTTTTATAGATAAAATATCCTCATCTTTGAGATTGTTGTTATTAAAAAACCATTCTCTTACTTCTATAAATTTCTCATTCAATCTTTTAAATAATTCTTTATAATTTTTCATATACAAACCTATTTGAACTTGTTTTTGTTTTCTATCTAAAGTTTCTAAATAATTTATTTTATTAGAATCTAAAAGATTGAATTTCTTTATGATATTAAATCCTGCTGATTTAATATCATATTCAATTATCTCGTTTGAAATCAAATATTCAATATTTTTATTTAAATAAAAATGTTTTTTAAATAAAAAACTCATAAATTATCAATCCTTTAAAAAAAATAAGATTTTTAATAATTTGTTAAAATAAAAGTATTTTTCTAATAAATAAAGACCTTAGTATTTATACTAAGGTCTTTACTATTCAAATTAACAAATCGCCTTTACTATAATTTTAATAAGGTCTTTCTTTTTATCATGTTTATCAACTTTCATCAAGTTTGTTTTACAATATTTATATAGTTCTTCCCTTTCCATTGATTTTAATCTCTTAATAAGTTTATCCTTATTTACATCTGGTGACATTATATCAGATGGTTTTAACTTATTGACAATATCCGTTAAATTATTGATAACCTGTTCTTTGTTTGGTATCTTAGTAACTTTATTCACATCTTTCTTTAACTTCTTATATGAATATGTTTTCAACTTATACTCATTCTCAATGAATTCACATAACATTTTAAGATATCCAAATTCATCTTCTGACTTTGAACATAATAAAATAACATTCATATTACTAAGAGCACCCTTAACAATAGTTGAAACCAATAAATTATTGTCATCTTTTTTAAGATACTCATAGTATTTCTTTTTATAAGTTTTTGTCATACCATCATTAATAGATAATGACGCAACATGAGGTGGGGGTATTAATGCTTTAATAGCCATTACATTAGAATACTTTCCTTTCTTTCCTTTAGTTGTAACATTATGTGATAATAATAAAAATTGAAATTTATTTGGGTCAAAATTTTTTAAAAAATCCCCAATAAATTCTTTTGAATTAATTCTAACTATACAACCCATGTTCCACACTCCTTTTAGTCATTATTAGTTAATCCCAGTTCCTCTTTTAATTTTTTCATTTCTTCACTTTCATCAGAATCATTTTCTTCAGTTGATTCTATTTTATCTGTTAAAATAGTTACACCATTGCCTAAATCATGAACAGATAATGAAGTAAATTCACATCCTCCATTTGATTCATCTACAGAGGATAAATTTTCATTATCATGTCGATTAGGTATTGTGCTACCATGTTCAGTAGGATTAAAAACAGTAATAGATAATGAGTCATTATCGCATTGGTATGTTGTCTCATCAGTCACTGATACTCCTACATTTCTACCTTCATATGCTTTTTCTAAATCATCTTTTTTATCAATGTTATAAGGATAATCAGATAAAATATCAATATCAACAATTACCCTTGAAATTGGTTCTTTATAAATATAACTAAGCTTCTCATTATCATCATGAGGAACAATATTTTTTACTGTTTCTTGAAGATATGTTTTAAGGTTTCTTAATACTTCTAATTGTTCTTCAGTTAAGATAGCTAGAATGTTATTATCTGTAAAAATTTCATCTTTACGTACATTAACATTAGATTGATTTAAATATTCCATCTCGTCTTCACTTAAGTTATTTCTTAATATTTCTAGATACTTATTTTTAGCTTTAATTGAAATAAAGAATAATTCATCAACTGGTACTTTCAAATATTCTAATAAAATTAATTCCTCTTCTGTAAAATCATCAGCATAATTTTTCATATTACACTCTGCTGTGTCTTTTTTCATGTCAGACCAAGAATTTTCCTGCCTTTTATCAATAACATCTATTGGGGATAAAATATTTTCAATTTTTATTACTGCGGGTTCATTCATATTACCTTTAATAAGTGGAATAGAATCTAGTGCTTCCAAATATTTATCATTAGCCTCATCGTAATCAAAATTATGAATATCTTTTTTCATGTTAGTTTCCTCCTTTTGTATATTAGATATAACTTCCTCTTTAGAGTCACTTTCTACTTCCATTAGAGGTTTAGTTAATTTATATGCCATTTGTTTGGCAATATAATTTTCATTTCTTTCAATTTCCATTGAAATTTTCTTTCTTAAATCAATGAATGTGTATTTCTTATTACATTTAGGACATTTTAAATCATGAAAATTATTGTCATAATCAACAAATTGGTTACAAACGGAACATAATAATTCATCCCCATTTATACGATAAATATAGGCAAAATCTAGTATTACTAAGTCACCATTATCTCTATACCCCCAATTTAAATAATTTCTAGGTACTGTTCCAACATCTCCTAATAAATAGGATTCTGCTAAAATTGATAAAATTGATTGAAGATTTCCTTTTTGTTCTATGAATTCTTCTTTACTTATAACAGTAATATACTCACATGCCAATATAAGTTCATTAGTTTCATATACTTTAATTACATAAGGTTGTAATTCATCTGACATTGTGAACTCATTTAAATTATCCTGAATACCCCATTTATCTAATGCTATTTTAAAGACATAGTTATCTATTAAAATAGCAAAACGATTGGTTCCTGGTCCTAATTCAACATAATCTAATTTATGTTTATTTAATACTTCAATCATTATATTAGTTTTTTGATTATTATCAGATATCTTAACCGATTTACACACATTATATAAATCTACTAATAATTGTTTGTTAAAGTATTCCAATATTCTACTTCGAATTATTTTTTTCATAATAACAAATCCTTTCGTTATTTTAATAAAATTTAAAGGTTCGATTTAATCATTCAAACCTAAATTACCTGATGTAAAATTTAACATATCTTCTTGAAAGTCTTCAAAACTATTATAATTATTATCAGTTACAACTCTTGTCATAAAATTATCATTTTTTTTATTTTTCTTTTTTCTTTTTTTATTTTCTCTGTCTTTTATCAATTTTGTAGCCCTTTTACTAACACCTTTCTCTTTCATAAGTTTAATAGAATTCCAGCCCATATCATTAAGATTTTGATAAACTCTTAATTCTTCAGCTGTGTCTCTAGTAACAAACCTTCCATTATAATGAATGACCTCATCCTGTTTAGTAGTATCTTGTATTTTATCAAAATAATTACCATTCATTAATTCATTCAGTTTAGGAATATATTCTTTTTGTTTAGACTGTTTAATTTTTTCTTTACTTTCAAAGAACTCAGCTAATAAATCTATGTTATGTATCGACTTTAATTTTTTATCTGGAATTGCTGTAACAGCACCATCTTTAATAATTTCTAAAACAACCTTATCGGTTATTTTAGAAGATTTAAATTCTTGTATCTCATCATTATTAATTAATAATAACTTATCAATAATTTCTTCATCAGGATAAAGATGTTTAGTTCTACTTAGAATAATCTTATTCTTTATTAAAAATTTATTGATAACATTGTTTCTCATTCTTGGTTTAGCTGGAATAAATTCATTAATCATATCATTTCTTATTTTAATCTTTAATATTTCTATACCACCATGTTTTTTAGCTAATTTATCCATATATTCATCATAAACCATCAAACCTACCATATAGTCATTTATGTTTTTATATCTTCTCCTAATCTTTTTAGCGGATTTTTCTAGTTCCGTAGAAGGTTCTTCAGAACCTCTATGATAATTATCACCAAAGTCATTTACATAAACTTCAAATAAAAATTCATTTTTATTAATTGAAACTTCCATCTAACCCTCACACTCCCAAATATTTCTTATTTATAATAATAATATATATTTTAATAATTAGATTATTAAATTAGCATTAGAGTTTAATTCTTAACTCTAATGCTAATTTAAATAAAACTATATCATCTTAGGTGCATATTGATTTTTAAAAGTTAAAATATTATCTATAACTAATTTAACCCATGTATCTAAATTAGGTTTATTTAGTAAGTCATCACTAATTTCTAGTACAACCAACTTATGTTTTTCCGGTTCACCAGTTTGAATCTTATTTATAATATCATTAATATCAGTAACTTGTATATGATATATTAAACCAAAATGTTCACTTTCAGTTAGTGTCATGTATCCATTATATGTAAAGCTTGGTAATAATGGTATTGGTAAATAGATATCATCTTTTAATATTAATTCTTCTTCTATCTCCCGCATAAGATTTTCTCTTAATATTGTAAATTGATTTTTAAGATAGCATGAACGCGTAAATTTAACATGACCTTGAATCATAGTTATTTTACTTTTCATTTTTCCATCAAGTGATTCTAAAAGAAGAATGTTTTTATTATCAGTTATATAACACGCTACTACTAATTGTTTATAAAGTAAGTCATATTCAGCTTTAAATCTAGGAATAAAAATAAAATCATCGTCTTCTAAAAAAGTTTTATCATTTTTAAATAAAGGTTTATTTTCATTAGAAAATACTTTAGTTACAATATTCATATCCTCATCATACTCTTTTGATTGAAGTGAAAGACCATTATGTGGATGAACTAAGCCGACTAAAGAGTTCATTCTTCTTATTTCATCATATTCAATATAATTTTTATTATCATTCATAGCTTTTATATTAAATTTACTAGGTATACAAACTAATTGTTCTAAATTTTTAGAATCATTATATAAATGAGCTTCAATAGAATTTTTTATTCTTTTATAGTCATCTGACTTTATTGGATAATTAAATAAATCTTCTGCAAGATATTGTAAGTTCCCTCTCACCTCATATAACACTCCCTCATATTTTTTATTATTTAGGTGTTCCTTCTTGATTAATTTTATACTTTTTATAAGCTTCTTTAATAGCTCTATCACACTCTTTATTATTTAAATATGCTCCTAAAAAATCTTCATAACTAATATCACATTTATTAAATTTATTAAAATACTTATGCTGTTGATATGTTTTATATAAAGGCATATGTGAATTAATATGAAATATTCTTACTTTTTTTAACTTATTTAATAATTTAAAAGCTTTAATAATATATTCTTGATTAGCCACTATAGTTAGCTTTGATGTATATAACACTCCTTCAACAGAAGTTTTTAACCAATTATATATCCATTCTGTTAATGATTTTACACATAATAAAGAATCAGTATATAGTTCAATTGTATAATTATCAATTTTACTTACAGAGATATATTCATTTACTAATTCTAAAGATTTTTGTATAGAGTAAATTTCAGCAAAATTATTAGTTTTATCTTCAACAATTATTTCATCCTTAAGTAATAACTCATCATCTTTAAATATTCTATATGAAGAAACCGCTGTAAATTTCTTATTGCTCTTTTTAAATCCACCACCATCTGTAAATATTCTTATTTTCATTTTTACACCCCCTCATATTTTTTTTACATTTTATTTATATTTTTTTAAACAAATATATAATGGGATTGTGGAAACAAAACCACATACTTTCATTACATCCTTACCTCCTTTATTTATATATTTCCTTACTAGAAGAAACGGGCTCTTCTAGTAAGGAAACTATCTTATCGTTGTTTATGAAGCATCTTCAATAATTTGTGGAAAGGTAAATCCTTTTATTTCAAGATAAATATATTTTTTCTCTAAAATACTCATATCAGGTTCACTAAGTTCTTTAGATATTTTAAATTTAGCTTCAAGTAATGATAATAAATCTTTAGATATATACTTTTCATATTCTTCAATAAAAGATACAAAATTACCAAATAGATTTTGTAAAGGTATAAATAATTTACCGTTATGAACTAATTCATGAACTGTAACACATAACGGTATTAAACCTACAGTATTTTTATAATGAAGTAGTACAACCTCTTCAGCTATTAATAAAGGGATTATATCTTTTTCCTCATTAACCCATTTATCTAAAACTATTTGTGTTAAATCAAATAAAGTAAATGGCTCATGATGAATCTCAATAGAAATTTTTTTGGTATTCTTATTATTAATATTGTTAAAAAAAGAACATAAAGTCATATCAATTTCATCTCTTAAGTATTGTATATATTGTTTATATTCCATCGAGCTTCGAACTATTCTTTCAATAGTTTTTATAAGCTTAATTTTATCCTTCTCATTCATAATAATAACATTACGAGTTGTTGTCGGTATTTCATTTATTTTTACATATTCAATTTTATTCTTATTTTCATAATTATCAATTTTAGGCATTCTCATTTTTTATCACTCTCCATTTCTTATATTTTCTTTATTTAATTGTTGAAAATAAGAAATAAGAGTGATAAAATATTAATATCGTCTTTCAATAAATTCCATTATCATTTTTTCTCTATCTAAATAAGAAAATTCACTTTCTTCTATTCCGTAATCTTCATCCATTATTATCTTGAGTATATTCATAAATTTTTTAATAGTTTTTTTAACTTTATGTCTTTCATTATCACTAAGATTAAAAAATTTAATAATTTCTTTCAAATCAATAATAGAAATTTCTAAATCTATTAAAAACTGATGAAATGATTCAGCAAATGCGGTTTCTTCATATTCAAAAACAGGAATATTATCATCGAAGCATATAAGTTCATATGATGAAAAATTACTTAATTCTTCAATACATGATCTATGTAATTTATTTTTTTTAACTTTTTTTATCTTATAATGTTTTTTACCCCTTTTCTCTAAAAATAAGTCTACTAATTTTTTTTTATCACTATGACCTAAAAACATTCCTGATTTTTTATTAAGAAAAAAATATATAAACATATTAATCACTTCTTTCCAACCTTTAACTTATTTTTATCTTCTTTTAATATTTTTTTAACTTTTAAATATTTATTTATGTCTTTAATAGATTTACTTTTTTTCATACCTTTAGTATGTTTATTAATTATATCAATTAACTCTTTATCCTGAAATTCATCATTAAAAAATTTAGTGAAATATTTAAATCTTTCACATACACCATCTACTTTATCAACAAATTCATCTATAATAATACTTTTATTATCAATCATAGGCCCTCATCTCCCATACTAAAAATATAATAAAGGTGTAAAGTATTTTTACTTTACACCTTTATTATATTTAACTATTTAAATATTCTTGTAATATACCAATTATACTGGTAAAAACTTTATCATTTTTTATTATAAATCCGGCAGCTTTAGCATGTCCTCCACCACCAAAATGTTTCTCAGCCCATTTACCTAAATGGACATCATTTTCATTACTCCTTAAATCAACCTTACCCGATGTTAAATCAATCATTAGTGCAACATCAATTTCAGGATATTTTTCACATATTTTATTACCTAAAATACTAATAAAATCTGTAAATGAATTAATAAATACAATACCGGCCACATACCCTTTAATTTCAGCTATATGAACTTTTTCTAATTTCTTTTCAATAAATATTTCTTCTTTCTGTTTTATTCTATTTACTAGTATTTGTAATTCTGGATCAATCAAATCTTCCTGGTTTTTAATACTAACCTTCATACTATTTTTAAAGAGTTCTAATCCTAACAAACTACACGCTATACTTAAATCATAGGCTTCAAAATTATTCTTTTTATACCATCTATAAGTATCATATTCAGTTACAAGGTAAATAAATTTATGCAATTTCCAATAAGTTCTACTGAATAATACACTATCAATCATATTTTTTTTATAATATTCCCCTATCAATTCAGTCCCTGATGTTAATATACCAACCCTTTCACTTATTACTTCGGCCCAGGAATAACGATTTAAAAACTTGTTTGTATCGTGGTGATCTCTTAAAACTATTTCAAAGTCAGGTCTATTACTTATGTATAAATCTATAAGTTTAGCTGTTTCTAATGGAACACCCATATCAGTAATAATTAATTTATCGAATTTATCAGCATGATTATTTAAAAAATCCTGAACTATTGTTCCTATTTTGAGTCTATCTACAAATCTAGTATACACTTTATTACCTAGTGCTTCTTCAAATATTTCAATAACTACACCACAACCAGCACCATCTAGATCCCTATCAGTAAAAGATTGAACATTCATTATTCAACATCTCCCTATAATTATATTTTTTATCCTTATTTGAATAATATATAAATGAAGAAGATGAAGATTTTATTCTCCATCTTCTTTATAAAATTATTCACTTGTTGTTTCGTCTGTTTGAGTTTGAAGTATTGTAACTCCTTCGAGTAATACATTATTAAATTTTTCTTTAACAATGAAGTTTTGAATATTAATATATATCCAATCCTCAACATCACCGTATATCATTGATAACTGTTCCTTTGTATTTTCTGATAAAGTATTTAAAACAGTTTCAATTGCACCTGTGGTAATATCATTAATTTCCTCTTCTGTTAATTTTCCATCCGAAGCGGCAACTTTTAATTTACCAACAGTAGTTTGGTTTAAAGAAATTACAACCTTGCGAATTATATCTAAGGCGTTGTCAATATATTTATTAACTTTTTCATTTTTAACACTGTCTTTAACATTATTAATTTTTATATTCATAAATGAAGATAGTTGTGCTCCCAATACTGTAATAAGAATAGATATAATACCTAAAATTAATTGTGTGATTGAGACATTGTTTACTTCCATAATAATAAACCCCCTTTTTATTTTTTAATTAGTTGTTTATTATATATTTTTAAATTTATTTTTTACTTCTTCCATTTTACCACATGTTAAACTACCTTCTTTACATTTACCTTTGACACATGGGGGTTCAGCCTCTTCGAATAATAGCTTTGATATTTTTTTCAATTCAATAACTTTCTTAGTTGAATTTTCTCTTATTTCTGTTGCAGCTGTCATACATAACCTATCTTTTAACATTTCAACATCATCTCTTGCATTATTACTGATAAAATATTTTATCATATCACAATTAAGTAGCATTGATAGAGGTAAATCTTTACCATATTTGATATACATATCAATTCTAAATTTTTGTATGTCGTAAATTAATTGTTTATATGAATCAATAAAAATAGAATTTCTTATTGATTCAGGAATATAAAATTCTCTATTGATATTATCAAGAATGATGTTTAATAAATCTTCCCTTACTATAGTAGGAATTCTATGTCTTATTTGTTGATGATATGATGATAAACTACATGACAATAAGAAAGAACTTCTACAATGTTCAGCTATACCTTTATGACCATATCCAAGAACCCTATCTATAACTTTTACTAATTCATCTTGATTATTTTCATATTTATCTGCAAATGCTTCAGTTGGTGATTGTTGTGTGCTTGTAAGTGCTGCTAATCCAACATTTTCATTAGCATGTAAGGAAAATGATGAATTTAATGATACACAATCACCTGTTGTAGTAATATTATTAAAAAGGTATGTTTTATATCCATCTAATATATTAGAATCATATGTTGTTTCTCTTTTAAAATCTTCAATTGTTAGTCCAAAAAGGTTTAATAAAACTTTTTTTATTATTAAATTAATAAGCTCATCATTAATATGTTTATACTCAGCAAGATAAAATAACATATCAATTAATTTATCTCCAGTTAAAGATATACTAATATTTGTCTTAGTTGCTAAAGGTAAACTATATCGAGCATCTTCAAAAGTAATACCATGTTTAAAATCTTCCACTTTAGGTCTACCTTTACAACCTTCTTTAACTTCACTCATTTTTGAATATAAACTAAAACACTCTTCTATTAAAAAATGCGCCTTATTAGTATCTTCTTCATCAAATCCTTTTAGTTTATTATATGCATCTGAATTCATTTGAACATATCTTTGACTTTGTTGAACATATGAATCTTTACACTCACAAATTAATGTACTTTGTACTCTATTAATCCCTTCTAATATAAAAAAAATATTTGTGAATTTTAATAACTCACGTAATTCACTCATACAAGGTTTAATATTATTATCACTTATTAATTCTTTAATAGTTAATAATCCATCTGTATTTACAACTGTTACTTCCATTTTCTCATTACCCCTTTTATTTTTTATTTTAACTATTTAATTAGTTAGTATTCCTTAAAATTGTAATAATTCTATATGCTTCAATTCTATCACTATTTTTTTCTTCCTCACTTAATTTTTCATAACATGTATCTATTTGTCTAGCCCATCTTTCGACAAATTCTTGAGGGATAGTAAGTGAGCCATTTTCATTTGTAATACATTTAGTAAATAAATATTCCATCCAACCGGACCACATCTGATGACATAAATCAGATAAAGTTTCTTTTATTTTATATGAATTTTCTCTCATTTCATCAAAACTAATTTTATTAATAATTTCCTTGTTATCAATATTTAAAAACCCAATAATTTCACTATAAATTTTACACTTATCAAATTCTTTTAAACTAAAAGAAAATTCTCTTTTTCCTTCCAATAAATTAATAATTCTTTTTCTTTCCTCTTTAACACCTTTTTCTTTGTTAATTTGAGCAAATTCTTTTAATGTATCAATACGTTGTTTTTCACACCAAATAGGTTCTGGTTCATATAATGATAATAAAATCTTACCATTATCTTTTAATTTTTCTATTTCTGAATTAATTAAATCATTAATTTGAATTAATGGAATATTTACATCTTTTAATAAGTTAATAGCCTCAATGTCATTATAAAGTTCATCATATATAACTCTTTTAATACCTTTATGAAAAATTATTTTAGCACATAAAAAACATGGTGAACAGTTAACAAATAAATCACCATCACGTGCATTATCACCAGCTTTATCTAAAGCTTGAAATTCAGCATGTATTGAATTACAAATATCTGCTCTGGCACCAGAAGATATATTTTCTTTTTTTCTTCTACATATATCTTTACAATTAATAGTGTAGTTATGAGCTTCTGCAATAATCTTATCATTTTTTACAATAACACAACCAACTTTTCTACTTAAACATGTAGAATTTTTAGATAGTTTATATGCTCTAGCCATATATTCACTATATTTTAATTTTATTAAAGCACTTTCTTTTCGATGTAAAAAACAATCTAATTTTTTTGATTTATAAATACCACTACAATCCATTTGATGTAATTGGAAACAAGTTTGACATTCTTCATGTAAACTATTATTTTCATTTTTCATACAGTTCACTCCTTTAGATTTTTTTTCTTAAAGATTTCCATATTATTAATATAAAGACATTATATATTCATATGAGTTTATATCTACACCACCGACATTTTTCTATTAAATAATAATTTTCAATATCATTTCCAATAATAAATACCTTTCTTTTTTATTATTTAAGTAATTTTAATATCCTGGATATATCTTATATAATCCTTAACACTAAATAATATTAAATTTACTATTAATAACTTTAATTATTTTTTCAGTTATTTCTTCTCTACTTAACATTTTATACTTATCATTTTCAGACATACAATCAATTCGTTCCCAGCCACATAAATGGATGAGAGTATCTTTTATTCTATTTACAGCATATTGATGTTCTTTCTTTTCATGAATGTCATTTATATCTTTAATGTTTTCCCCACTACGACTTTCTATATTCTGTATAACCTGTCTTATGTTAACATCTAAAAATATAACTAAATCCGGCTTAGGTAATTTAAATACCCCGTACTCAATAGATTGAATCCAATCAACATATGAATATATTTCTCTTGCCATATTATTTAGTTGTAAGTTAGCAGACATATGTAATATATTAGAAGTTGTATATCTATCACAAATTATATTAAGCCCTTCTGTCAATTCCTCAAAATAACTTTTAACACCATTTTTTTTATTGAATATAGTGTATATTCTATCAACAGTATAAAAACTAGATGTTTGTTTAATATATGATAATATATTAAACCCATCATTCCTAATAAACATACCTTCTAAATATTTCCTAACTAAATAAGATGAATCATCTTTATAATTCGGAAATGATAATAATTCAGTTTTAAATGATAAGGAATTTAATAAATTAGTTAATAATTTGGATTGGGTTTCTTTACCTGACCCATCAACACCTTCAATAACAATTAGTTTACCTTTCATTTTTTACCTCCTTTTTTGGAAAAAAATAATTATAATATAGTTATCAAAAAAATTAAAAATTACTATTATAGTAATTTTTATAATGGTTTATTTATATTAGTTCATCTACACTAAAATATTTAATCTATTCATTCTATTTAATTTTCTATTAAATTCAATTATATAATATTTATAATAATCATTTTGGATGTGTGTTTCTTTATTTAATAATGCTTTTCTTATAAATTCTAAAGCTTCTTCTTTAGTTTCAAATAATTTTGGATTATAATTATAAGACAATTTTTTAAAATTCAATTCATTTTTATAGATGTATAACTTAGCTTGTAATACTTTACATATAGAAAAACTAATAACAGGATAACCCTCAGTATAAAATATTTGTTCAATCATATAATAATTATCCATTATTCAACAACTTCTTTCTATTTATACTTAATAAATAAATCTGATATATTAGTTTTAAAAATATAAAATATAAATTGTTTGATATCTAAAAGAATACTAATTCTTTTAGGTTTATTAATTCTTCTTAATAATTTAATTACTTTATCAATATTATTTTTATCTTTATTAGATATAATAGATAAATAATCTTTTATTAATAAAAGATTATTTATACTATCTGTTATTCTACATGTAAATTCATCTATACTATTATTAACAATATTTAGTTCTTCTGATGTGAGTATAAATTCATCAAATTCATTTAGCATTAATTCACTAAATGAATTTGTTAACTTTATTATTTCCTTTTTATTTGATATTTTACTAATATCAAATTCATTTATATTTTTTAAAAGAATATATCTAATAATAAAATCTCTATCTTCTGATATAGCTATTATTTTTTTATTAATATTTTTAAGTACATAAAGTTTCATATCCATACTCCTTAAAAAATATAAATTATTTACTTATAATATTAAATAAAACAGAATCATTCATGATTAAATTTATTTTATTAGACAATTCAAATATTTTTTGAAAATCACTTTCCTTAATCAATTTAATTTTTATAACAAACCTATCATTTTCATCTTCATAATAAAGAAAATCATATGATAATATTATAGCAGATAAATATTCCTTAGTTATTGTATCAATAGAATCATATAAAGTATCAATATTAATTGCGCTTTGTATATAATTTTCTAAAAATATTATTTGAACTTTATCTAAAAATTTTACATTTATCGGATACTCTATTATTATATCTTTAACTATTAATGATATTTCATCTTCCTCATTTTCAAACCTGTATTTATAAAAAGATTCTTCTGTTATGTTATTAATTATAAAGTCTTTCATAAAAATATCAAAATTAAGTATATAAAAATTTTTAAATTCTGATATTTTTCTAATTAATTTCATATCATTTTTATTTTCTTTTACATATTTATGTAGTTCTTTAAAACTAAAACTCTTTCCTGATCGTTTTTCCATTTGTTCTTTTTCTAAAATACATATAGTTTTTTTAGCTAACCAATTTAAAAACTTTCCTTTGATATTTAACATTTTCCATCCTCCATTTTTTTATTTTTTATAATTGACTCTATATTAGAATCATATTCAGATAGTATTCTATAAAATTCACTTATTTGAGTAAATACAAATGGTATTGTTATTTTAATACTATCCACTACTTCTATTTCTATATCTAAAGCTAATAAATCATATTTATTAAATATTGATTCTTGTTTTCCTTCTAATAAATCAATAGATAATATTTTAGATATATGGTCTTTAATATAAGTCAGTATAAAATGTTGTTCTATATTATTATATATTTTAATACTAATGTAATTAAATGATATATTAAAATCTATATTTATACCATAGGTGATTGTATTACCTGATATAATTTTATCTATTCTTATATCATGAATTTTTTCATTAATAATTTTTTTGATTGTATTTATATCAATCTTTGTTTCATAATTAACATTCATTAAATAACTTAAATATGATATAATACATTTAATATCTTTTTCTGTTCTATCTATTTTGGTATTATATTTTAAATTATCGATTAAATTATCTCTTGAAAAAATTTCTAAATTATTTGTATTAACTAATTTTTTTAATTCTTCTTTAATACTCATTATTAATTTACAACTCCTTTTAATGTAATATCACTATTGAACTATAGTCAATAAAGTTTACTTTAATTAAAAATTTAATATAATACTTTTTATTAATAAAACCTACTTCTATTTCTTCTATTATAGAATTACCCCCTTTATCTTTTAATATATTATTGATTATTTCAATAGTTGGATATTCATTATATAATATATAATCTCGTATTAATGTAATTGATCTATTTAATAAAATATTATTTACTATATTAGTTTCTTCACTAATTGGAAATAATATTTCTAAGCCTATTAAATAACCATCTGGTGTTTGTATTATTTTTATATCCTCTTCTTTTGTTTTTCCTAGATTGATAAAGAAATTTTTAATCAAATTACTCTTAATATTATATATAATATTATTATATAAAGAATTTATTAATAAATCATTGTTACTAGTATTTTTTATATTCATATTATCCTCCTCTTATTTTAAGTTATTTATATATTTTTATATAATATATTGTAACTTAATAAATAATATATAAATAAAATTTAGTATAAAGATATTATATCTTCTATTATGAAAATATAAGCTTTATACTAAATTTGAAATTATTTTTTTATATAAAAAAATAGTGTAGGTCCCTCTCCGATGGGATATTCTCAAGGGAGCAATAGGGTGCTTCGTTATATATTAGTATAATTATTCTTCATTTATGAGATTTTGGAGACAAACTAAATTTATAATTGTATTATTGTATGTTTGCATAAGAGTGTTTTTTTCATTTATATCTTTAATGTTATGCTTTATTTATATAACTTATTTATATATAGTATATTTATTAATATTACTATTTAAAATTTATTTAAAATTAATGAACTTTATCTTCGTAATATTCTTACGTTTAATTCTTTGTTGTTAATTTTAAATTAATCTTTTAGATTAATTGTTATTCTTTCCCTATTGCCCTTGAGCGATTTTCAATTATTACTTGTTCACACAAGTAATAATCTCAATCTTGGCCTACAATTCACTCTCGTGAACGCCACCTTGATCCAAAATCGTCAATTTAAATTACGTAATGACATATCATTACAAATATAATTTATAATAACGATTTTGTGCACCCCTATATTAAATCAAACATAAAGATGCATTTAATTATATGTTTATTTAAATTATTTTTTATTTGATAAAAATTTAATAAAAAATAAAACCATTGTCATCAAATAATTTCATCATATTATTAATAAATTTTCTAGTCATTTTATCTTTTATTTCATAATTATTTTTAAAATATACAATGAAAATCATTGATAAATTTTTACTATAATTATCTTGTAGTATTTCTCTAAAAGTTTTTCTCCTATTATTTTGAGATGTTTCATCCCAATTTTTTATTATTGAATATGAATATAAACCTAATTTTCTTTTACTTTTAGAAAAACCAGCTAAATGTCTAGAAAATATATAATTAGTATTAATATCACTATTCATTAATTTAAATTTATCAACTAGATTAATATAACTATTTAAATAATAAGGTTTCTTTTTAATATTAACTATATTGAATGTAAAAAAGATTTCATTTAAATCTGATTGAGAAATAATTTTTTTATTTAAAATAATACTATCTTCTATTATATATTTAGGATAGAAAAAACGTAAAACAGATAAGAAATTATCTAAAGATAAATCAATAATAGGTTCACCTATTTCTTTTGATTGTAAATTTATCTTAAATAATTTTTTATATTCATTGTCTTTAAATAAAGTAAAATAACGATTATTATTTAAATCCACATGACTAATCATATTATCATTTTTATTTATTAAATATTTATCATTCATAAATAAATGAATAAATTCAATATCTCTTAATAAAGAATTAAATATAACATCTAAAGAAGGTAAACTATCTTTTAATGGCATTATAGTTATTTTATTATCTTTAATTGTATATCTCCACCATGTATAAGTTCTTCTAGTTAATCTTTTATAAGTAACAACTCTATCTAATATTGGATGTGTAAAATTCATAATAAAACACTCCTATTAATTTTATAATAATATTTCCTTTGAATCTAATATATACATCATATGAATAAATTGAGATATTATCTCTCCAAGTAATTCACAATACATTTCCTCATCTTTCCAATAATAATTATTATTTACACAATTTAATGTATCTATTTTACTAATTTTTCTTATATATTGAAATATAGCATGACCACATTCATGTGTAATTATATTTATATTACATTTTTCTATAGGAATGAGCACTTCTCCAATTTTATTTAATGGGATATTACCTTTATATATCTCTAAGTCTCTACATATTGCGTTAAAATCACATTTTTCATATCCTCCCGTACTATTATAATAATTATACATTGAATCATGAGAATTAAATATAAATACTTCATAATATTTATCAGTTTTTTTAATATGATGTGGATATATTCCAAATACTTTAATTAATCCATCAATAACCATTTATAAACCACCCTATTATAAAAAAAATAAAGAACTTATTAGAAAGTTCTTTATAAACTAAAAAGTTAATATATATTATTCCATATATTTATAGCTCTCAATCGTAATTCCATTGAAATATTAAAGAAGTAGGAATCACTTAAATTTTCTTTAAATAAATTGAGGTATTTAATTAAACCATTTTTCATATTACACATAAGAACCCATTGGTCTGCTGTAATTTCTCTCTGTATTGAAGAACTAAAATTTTTAGATAATTTAACACTATCATCTAAAGATGGAATTTTCTTATTTATTTCCATCCATTCAACTAACTCAGGAATTGCTAAACCTTCTACATTCATTTCAATATGGCCAATTTCATGGGCTATTATTACATAAGCAACTTCTAAATCACTAAAAAACTTTATTACATCATATACCAATATGATATAATCATAATTTACTTTATTTGCTTCAAATATTGTAGTCAATACCCTACTATCGATAATGTCTGTATCAATATACTTGGTATCTTCGATTAAATGCTCAGCAATTAATCTTTCCTTATTTTCAACCAATAATAACCTTAAGGATGTTTTAAAGAAACTACTATTTAATATCATTCCATTATCAGGATTATTGGGTAAATTAAGTTCTATTGCTAATTGTTGTAATTGATTCATACTATTTCTCCCCCTAATTAATATATCATTATTTGATATATTATAATAAGTATATTTATTCCCCCTATTAGTGGAATAATATTTATTACTATATTAATAATATATACTTAATATTAATAGAAATACTAAAAAAATAAATACCTATATAATTGTAACATATACATTTATTATTTATTCAACTTCATTAAATTTAATATCTACTGCTATATAATCAGTTCCATTTTCAATAACTTTATAAACTGTACCAGAACATATGGTATATAGCTTTTTTACCACTTCTTTAAAGTATTCATCTCTATTTTTATAACTAAAAGCAGAATGATCTGAATACAAAACATCCTTATATGATAATCTTTTTATATTAATATAACCTTTATAAAAAAAAATATAAAGGTTGTTAAATATTTAACAACCTTTATTAATAAATTATCATACACTATTATTTATAGTTTAAATCACCTTCTTCCTGCTCTTCAATTGGAATAGGACAAGGTACAAAATAGCTCTCATTAAGAGTATGGATATTTAAACCCTTACATAAAAATTTACCACGTTGTCTAGCTGAAGGGATATTTACAAATTCAATAATTTTAAAACCGGAACGTAGAAGTTTCAATGCATAATTTATAGGAGCGACAATACCTATAACTTTACATTTTGTAACCTCTTCTATCTGTTCAACAATATTATCATTAAAGATAATAGTGTGCTTTTCATGACTTGTAATACCCACACATTGCAAAGTGGCAATCTGCCCATTAGTTAATTCATGTTGACTAAACCAATGGAGTTTTTTCAAATTCATAGAGTCAATACAATTATTAAATGGTTTACTACAATCTTTTTGAAACTTACTACATATAAACATTTTTTATCCCCCTTATTTTTTATTTAGGTTTAATAGTTAAATAATTTTTATCTATTCTACATTTATTTATTTTGGTTGTTAAATTATATTTATCACTATCACTACAACGATAAATATAATACACAACATTTTCTAAAGAGGCTCTTTTTTCAGCCTCTATTAAAACTTCACATAAATCAGTAGAAGAAACATTTTTCTTTCTTCTATAATTTTTACCTAATAAAGAGAACTTTATTTAAATCACCCCTATATTATTATATTACTTTATAATATATATTTATAAGGGTTAAATAAACTAAAATTAAAGTGATAAAATTTTTAAATAATTTTCAAAAGATTTATGATCTAATAATAAAGCTAAGTTATCAAAATTATTATTAATAATATCCGTTAATTTCCAATCATCTATACGAATATTATAAAAAGTTCTAGAATACAATACAAAATCAGCATAATCACCTTTTTTAAGACTATCTAAAGATATAATTTCTGTACTAAAATTATGAAAAGATAAACCGTTAATATTATCATTAATTTTACTCATAGATAAAGATGTAAATCTACTAAGTAAAATATTTGCAAGTTTACTACTACATTCAGGTATATATTTTATTTCTCGTTTACTGAGTTTCATTTCTCCACTAATACATAATTGATTTTCATTACTAAAAACAACTTTAGTATTTCTAATATACATTGAATTCACTCCTATTCCTCTATTTTATTTTTCATTATAATAATATATATTCTTATTCATTAATATTTTTTTCTTCCTATGTACATTATTAGACCATAATACCCACCTGTCATTCTTTTTGGTTCTTTTATATATAGATCATTTAATGCAATAATTTCAAAATCACTAAAATATTTTTTCATTTCATTTTTAGTAATAGGTATTTGTTTAAAATTTAAATAATTAATATCATTTTTTGATAATTCCTTATTTGATAACATTTTATTTTTTTGATTAATATTAAATATTGGATCATTTTCAGAAAGTGTATTAATAAGAACTATCCCATTATAAATTAAACCATTCTTAATATTATTTATAAGTTTTTCAATATTATTTTTTGATAAATAAGATATTGTCATTGAGCATATAATTAATGAATATGTATTTATAGGTATATTAAAAGATGTTATATCCTCTGTTTTAAATACACATCTAGAATTACGATATTTGTTTTCAAGTTCCTTAATTATAACATTAGATATATCTATACCTTCAATTGAAAATCCATTTTTTAATAGAAAATCTACGTTTCTACCAATACCTATTCCTAATTCAAGTACTTTTCCTATAGGAATATATTTTAAATATTCTTGTAATAATATATCTGGAATAGGCTCAAAATAATGATTCCCAGTAGTATAAATATTGTTATAATGGTTTTTAATATTATTTATTTCATTTCCATCTGATAATGAAAACATTGAAAACAGCTCCTTTTAAATTAAATTTTTTTCTCTAATTAAAAGTTGTTGAACAAATAATTAATGACTAATTTTATTAAATTTTTCAGGAGGTTATTGATGACAAATGGTTGGACATCTGCTCAATAATAACAAACCTTTAACCTTACTTAATTCTAAGTTATTAATTTAGAATGTAAGGATTATTTTTTACCACACTCGTATGAGTAAAATACCTGTTCACCAACATCTTTATAATAAAAAATTATAAGGAAGGGTTGGTGAACAGGTTTTGATTTTTATTTCAGATATACCTCATCTTAAGACTTATAAACAAAAAGTTTTACTACCTAAAGATGAAAAATACCCTAGTATTAATAGTGTTGTTTTTATCAATAATAATACTATAGAATCTTCTATAGAGTTATTAAAACATGAATTTATTAAAAATAGTAGTATGTATCATTTTTATTTTATGGACCAAATTTATAGTGGTAAATTATTTAATAGAACATTTAGGATTTTATACCGTAAAGAAAGAACTGATATTTATACTAATATAGAAAAACAAGTTAGATTTATACAAACAGTTACAGATTTACCATCAGTAAATAAAAAAAATATATATGTTGATTTAATAAAACATAATACTTTATTTTTTGAATTAAGTAAGAAAGTTAATTTTGGAGTTAGAATTAAAAATTATATAAGTTATTTAGATAACTTAATTAATAATAGTCATTTTAATCAATACAAATATAAAACAATTTGTATTGATATTAATAGTTGGATTAACGACGTGGGAACCCAAATAAAAGGTAAATTAAATTTTGATAATCCTATATTTATTATTTATTACTGTATGTATAAATATTTTGATAAATTTATAGAATTAGGAAATATTAATATTATCTTTTATACTAATGATAGTGTATTAAGATTAAATCCATCATTATGTGATAAAAATTCATATTCATTATTTAAGAAAGAGATTATGAAATCATCTCCTAAAAGTTTATTGGATATGGATGAAGAAAATATTGAAAAAATATTAAAAAGAAAAGAAATTGCAGATAAAATGATAGGATATCTTAATGACCAACATAGATTTATTGGTGATAATAAAACTGAACAAGATGATGAATTTGAAAATAGTATTGAAGAAAAAGTTGATGAAATAATTGATGCTAATAAATTAGATGATTCTAATAGTGAAGAAATATATAATAAAGTTTCATCTACTATTATTAATGATAATGAAATTATAAAAAAAATTCATATGTTGAATCAGGAGAAAAAAGTTGGTAGAAGTACAGCTTCTATTAAAAGGGATGAAGAATTAAGAAATAAGCAGAAAGAAATAATAGAAGATAAAATGGGAATATATATAGATAATATATATGAAACTACTAATAAAGAACAACTCGATATTCCTAAATTTGATGTTTCTGATAAAGTTAATACTACTAATAAAAATATAACTACTATAAGATATCCTCATTTTGAAAAGGCATATAATGAAGTTCTTCATGAAAAAGATTTACTTAATAATATAAAGTTTTTAAATGAAAAATCTATTCCAGTTTACATCAGGAACATAGAACACATTGATTCTTCTGATGAATTAAATTTAAAAGAAACATATACCTTTGAATTAGAAGATGAAAATAGAGTTAGACATAAATTAAAATTCGATGTACCTAAATTTATAGATGATAAATTTCTATATTTAGGTGGAAATAAAAAGATTATTATGAAGCAATTATTTATGAAACCTGTTGTTAAAACAGGTCCTGACGAAGTACAAATTTGTACTAATTATAATAAGATGTTTATTAGACGTTATGGTACTAAAATATCATCTAAAATAGAAAAAATGAGAAAATTATTATATGAACAAAAAGAAGGTATTAAAGTTAAATATGGTAATAATTTATCTAGTAATAATAAATATAATACTACTATAGAATATGATGAATTATCTAAAAGCTTTACTTATATTCGTATAGGTAAAACTGAATTTTATTTTAATCAAGATGATGTTATTAATATGATTACAGATAAAAAAATAAAACTTAATGAAAATGAATTATTAATAGGTTTTCATGATAATGGTAAAACACCAATACCTATTATAGTTGATATAAATACTCAAAGAATCGGTACATCTTTTGATATAGTTGGTTATATACTTTCTATGTTGACTCAAGGTTTAGTACAAGATTTTGATGATATTAAAAGTGGTAAAAAATTCGTATATACTAGAGCTTATATAATGCAAAAACATGTCCCTGTAATTTTATTAATTTCATTTCTAGAAGGTTTATCTACAGTAATAAAGAAAGCTAATATAAAACATTACTTTTCAGATAAGAGACCTAAAGACATAACTAGTAATGAGGGAATAATTCAATTTAGTGATGGGTACTTAATTTATGATAAGTATCCATTTGAAAACTCTTTATTAATGAATGCATTTGCCGATATTCCTACTAAAACTTTTGAATATAGTGAATTTGATTCAAAAGATGTTTATTTATCTTTATTTGATACTCTTTATAATAGTAGAATAATTGGTAATGCTTTTCTTAATTCATATGAATTTTTAATTGATCCTATTACAAGAGAAGTGTTACAAGATTTAAATTATCCAACTGATTATGTTTCTTTAGTTCTATATGCAAATTCATTATTGGCAACTAATTCGTATATTAAAGAGAATAATATGAATCTTTATAGAATAAGATCAAATGAATTAGTTAATGCTTTAATATATAAAGAAGTTGCTAACGCTTATATTAAATATAGAACTACTTCTTTAAATAATAATCCGGTTAAAATATCTGTACCTCAAGATATCATTATTAAAAAATTACTGGTTGCACAGACCGTGGAAGACTACAGCACATTAAATCCTATTGTTGAAGTTGAGAAATCAAGAGTTATTACACCAAAAGGTCATTCAGGTATGAACTTGGATGAAGCCTATACACAAGATAAAAGGTCATATGATAAAACAATGTTAGGTATTTTAGCAATGTCAACTTCACCAGATTCTTCATGTGGTGTAACCAGACAATTAACCTTAGAACCCAATATAAAAAATCCAAGAGGGTATATTGATATAAATGATGATAGACTTGATAAATTAAAAGATGTGAATTTATTTTCTCCAGCTGAATTATTGTCTCCTTTAGGAAATACACGGGATGAGTTGCTATTGTCCCACTATATAGAAATATATAGTTAAAAACTCTTCTAATTGTCGGGGACATCCTTATTGCTCTTATTACCAAATTATATTAGTAATAATATAATGGCTTAATCTAATCAATTAAGGTATGGTAACAAGATAAGAGATTGGGTAATCCGCAGCCAAGTCTCATAGTATAAAAAAATAAAAAGAGTTAAAAATTATAACTCTTTTAAATTAATTTTAACAATATTCTTTACCTTTTATTACATGACAAAGATAGTTATGGATATCACGAAGTTCTCTTCTAATATATAATTTATGTATTTCTCCAGTACCATCATATAATTCATCATATAATAAGAAGGTTTCTTCGATATAATATCTAAAAAGTTCTAAATTTTTACGAGTAACAAATTCATCTGTTGCTCTTTCTTCGTTATTGTTATATTGCTTTAAGTCATTGGTGAATCTTTGTTCAAAGAACTTTTTAGTTATTTCTATAGATTCTTTGGAGATACAATCTGGATCTAATTCTTTGATACCATTCATTAAAATATCTTTGTAGGTAACTGACATAAAAATCATTCCTTTCTTTTTTATATTATATAAATAATATATAAATGAAAAATAAAATTATACTATGAGAAAGGTTCAAAGACTATCGAAAGCATGTTTATTATTTAATAAACAGAAGTGAGTAGAGTAGGGGAAACCCCAAACGGAGAGCATCTAAACACGTAATGGTGAAGATGATGATATAGTCTGTCACTTATGGAAATCATAGGTGGTTTCTGGATAGCATAAGAACAGCGATGAGTGTAAAACAATCAAAACATATAGTTCCAGTAATAAAACAATCACCAGTTTTATTATCCAATGGAGTTGAACAAGTTATTCATTATCATTTGTCAGACGACTTTACAGTTGTAGCTAAAGATGATGGTGAAGTCGTTGAAATAAATAAAGAAACTGGTTTAGTTATTATTAAATATAAAAATGGTGAAACGAAAGCAATTGATACAAGTCCAAGAGTAGTAAAAAATGGTAAACTAAATGCCCATTTATATGGTGACATATAAGTGAATCTTCTTTAATTGTCGGGGAAGCTCTTAGAGCCTAAAACTACTAAATTATTAGTAATAATGTTTTAGGATTGGGTGATCCGCAGCTAATAATTAATATACGTTAACTATGATAAAACTATTAAAAGAAAGGAGGAAAAAATATGTTATATGTCTTTTGTGGTAATAAAGAGTTTTGGGTTGATTTAAATTATGATATAATATTATCTATATATCAAATAAGTTTTTATGGTAATATTATTAATAAAGAAAATGGTAAAATATTAAAAGGTCATATTGATAAAAAAGGTTATGTTCAAGTTATGTTAAAAACAGTAGAAAAAAGAATTAAAAAATACAGAATACATGTTTTAGTAGCAAATACTTTTTTAAAATTTCAAAAAAGTGAAATTAATAATACTGTAAATCATAAAAATGTAAAAAGTAAAAAAGATAAAATTAATAATAATGTTAATAATCTAAAGTGGGTTAGTAATGCAGCTAATAATAAACACGCAAAAGAAAATGGTTTAATTCATAAAGGTGAAGAATGTCATAATTCTATTTTCAGTAATAAAGAAATTCATAAAATATGTCAAATGCTTCAACACGAATATTCTTATTCTGAAATAATAAAAGAATTAAAATTAAACGATAATAAAAATATACGAGCTTCTTTATATAGAATAAGAAAAAGGATATCATGGGCACATATTAGTAAAAATTATTTTTGGAATGATTCTTATAGTTCGAATGGTAAAAGAAAATTAAAATCTTATAAAAAAATAAATGAAATGAAAGAATTAATATTAAGAAATTATTCGTTTAATGATATATGTAGAATTTTATTAATTAGAAATAATTCTAATAATAGAGACATATATCGTAATATAAAAGATGGAAATGCGTATATTGATTAAAGTTCAACGACTATCCTTTAGCTTTGAAATAAGCAACAGGAGTAGGGCCTAAGTAGGTGGGTGAAAGTCCCTTAAATCGAAATAGGAAGTATCTTTATGAGATGAAGATATAGTCTAGTATCCTATAGAAATATAGGGAAGTTCATAAGAGAACTGCATAGATTAACGACCTATGTGAATTTTTACGGCCGGAGGTTTCTTTTTATCAAATAAGTTATCATGTGATTTGAAATTAGGGCAAAAAATAAAGAAAAAAGATATATTGGCTTATGATAGTAATTTTTTTAGTAATAATAAATTATATGGTAATAGATTTAATATTGGTTCATTGCAGAAAATAGCCTGTATGTCCTCTTATTCAACATATGAAGATTCTACGTTTGTTAGTAAAAAATTAAGTGAAGATATGGCAACATATATTGTTATGGAAAAACCAGTTACTTTAGGTAAAAATGCTAATGTTGACTATATAGTTGAAATAGGTCAAAATGTTAGTGTTGGGGATGAGCTAATTAGATTTGAAATTTCATTTAAAGATGATTCATTAAATAAATTTCTTTCAAATGTTGGAGACGAGTTAAAAGAAGAGATTAAAGCAATGGGTAAGACACCTATTAAAACTAAACACTCAGGTGTAATTGAAGATATTAAAGTATATTCAACTGTAGATATTGAAGAATTATCTCCTACATTAAAAAAGATTGTTAACGATTATTATGACAGAATTAATAGGAAGAAAAAAGTTCTTAATAAATATGATAAAAGTGACTCTGTTTATAAATGTGGTATAATGGTAAATGAACCTGTTGGTAAGATTGAAAGTAAAGATGGTAAAGTTAAAGGTCATACTGTTAATTCAGGGGTTTTAATAATATTTTATATTAAATATAAAGATACAGTTGGTGTTGGAGATAAAATATGTTTCTTTACTGCATTAAAATCTATTTCCGGTGAAGTTATACCTGAGGGATATGAGCCATATTCTTTATTTAGACCGGATGAAGAAGTATCTTCAGTAGTTGCCCCAGGAGCAGTAATGAATAGAATGACTCCATCTGTTATATTGTCAATGTTTGGTAATAAGGTATTAATAGAATTAAAAAGGAAATTAAAAGACGTCTATGAAGAATAATAAAGGAATGTTAAAAATATGATAAGTGAACATAATTGTGCAAAATGTGTATGTACAATATGTAATAATCTTCGTGGTAAAGAAGGCCATGTGACATGCCAATTAACCACATGTCAGAATTCTATATGTAATGTAAAAAAAGCAGAAGATTGTAGATATTTTACATCATTACCTATAAAACAATTCAACATCTTTTTTAAAGTTAAAAATGTATTAAAAAAGATATGTGAATGGATAAATAAGAATTTATTAGAAAAAATACTAAAAAAATAAATATAATAAAATCAATAGAGAATAATTCTCTATTGATTTTATTTTTACATTATCATTTTTTCTTTATTAAAAAACATTAATTTAAACAATCAATTTTAATGAGAGGAGTTGTAAAATAAGATGGCAATAAAAAATAGAACTAAGATTAAGACTAAATCACCTACAGCTTTAAGTTGGTTTAAAAATGTTGGAAAATCTTTAGGTTATACTACAACTGAATTAATTGAAGAAATGATTCCAGCCCCAATAGATTTTATTAAAAGTAACACAGAAACATTTAAAAACTTTTATAATGATTTAAGACAAAGTAAATCTTTAAGTAAAAAATTATCAGATCAGATAGTAAAGAATGAATATATTAATATAGGTCAAACAGCAATAAAAAATGCTTTAAAAGATATTAAATCGGGTAAAATTTATAATAAAGGTAGACAGGAAGAAATATTTAATGATGATATTGATTTTGAATTTGGTGATGATTTAAATATTGATAATGATGATTATAAAGTATCATCAGAAACAATGTCTGATTCTAGTAGTTCACCTACTGTTAATAGAGTTGTAGTTTCTTCCAATATAAATAAAAATAATCCTATGGTTAAAGCAGTAGAAAGACAAACCGAAGCTTTATATAATACAACTCAAGCTAGTGATAAAATATCTATATCCTTAGCTACTAATCATATGATGATAAATAGAAAACTTGGAGAAGATTTAAATAGAGGTTTAAGTGCTATAAATGATAATCTAAGTCTACTTGTTAACTTCCAAAGTGAATCAATGACTAGATATATAAGCACTACTTTTAAATACTATGAAGAAAGTTTAAATCTATTTAATAATATTCATAGTGAAATGAAAAAAGGGGTTTCAGAAGAAAAGATTGTTAAAGAAAAAGTCGATCCCATGGATTCAGTCTTTTTATCTAAAGGTGGACTAAATATATCCGGTTATGCTAATTTAATTAAAAGACAATTTGGTGCAGCTGTAGATCAAGATATGATATTGTCTCAACTAAAATATATGTTATCAGATAAAGATCAATTAAAATTTTTAGCTGCTTCACCTATAAGTTTTCTATCCACTAAAATAGTATCTGCATTTATTCCTTCTATGTTAAAACAAACTTTAACTAGTATGAATAAAAGTTTTGAGAATTTCTTTCCAGCTTTATTAATGAAAGCTAATAGAATGATTGGTTCTCAAAACCCTATACTTAATTTTTTAGGTCAGGTTTTTGGTATAAATGTAAAACAAAAATCATCTGTTGATTTATCTCAATATGAAAAGGGTGCAGTTCCTTTTGATGGATATACAAAGAAATCTATTACAGAAGTTATACCAGGATATTTAAGAAAAATATTAGCTGCATTAAATGGTAAAGAAGAAGTTGCTTTTGATTATGATAATGGTGTTTTTAAATCTATGGATTCTATGCAAAAAGATTTTCAAAGCACTATGAATAGAAGTATTCTAAGTAGTTTTTCAGATGTTATAAGTGAAATAAAAGATAAAGCTAATGCTTTTAATATTCAAAATGATGAGGAAAGAAAAAAATTTAATAAAGACCTAGAGACTTTTTTCTTAAAGTTACCAGGTTTAAATAAATTAATAAATCCAGTAAGAACTAAAGATAGAAATGGTGTTAATATAAATGAATTAAAAGATGTTCATGATTTTGGTAGTGAAGAAATGAATAATTTCTTCAGACAGTTAGTATTATCACTTGATAAAGGTGATATACAAAAAATGTTTGGTACTGATGTATTAAACGCTAGAAAAAATAAAGAAAAAATATTTAATGAAGCTGAAACAAATCCACTAAGATATAATGCTGCTTTAGTTAATAATCAATTAAATTTTGATGACCATATTAAAAGAAATAAATATAATCGAGGTCAATTTGAAGTAAAGAAAGGTTTTGGTGTTTTATCCAAAACAGATCAATTCAATAAAATTGATTTAGATTATTTACGTGATATTAAAGAAATTCTATTAAAGGGTATTAAAGTCTTTCCAATAACTCAATTAATTAATCCGGATGGAACAATAACCCAACCTAATTTTAACTATCATGAGAGACAATTAAGGAGGATGGAAACTGAAAGAAGAGAAAGAGATAGAAAATTTAAAGTAAAAAAACAACAAGATACTGAAATTACACCTGAGTTGGAAAGAATAAATAGACAACAAGGAAGAAGAATTTTAAATAGATTATCAGATTCAGATATTTCTCCTGAAGAAATGAGAGACCAAATTAGAATATTTGATGAACAAAGAAGAAGTGATTCTGAACGAGATAGACGACAACAAAGTGGTTGGTTAAGTAGTTTTATATCTGGTGATATGCAAACTAAATATAATTTATTAAGAGAAAAAGTAAGAGATATTTTTAATACTCCAGCTAAATTACTTAATACTGTATTTAAAAAAATAGATGATAGTATGTTTAAAATAATTTTTGGTGATGAAGAAGGTGGTGGTACCACATCTTTTCTTAGTAGAACATGGGCATTGATGCAAAGTAAGTTTCAAACAATGTCTGAATGGTTTAAAGATAAAATATTTACACCTATTAGAGAATCTTTATTTGGTCCTAATGGGTTTATAACTAAATTAAAAGATTCTGATTTTTTTAAAGGGATTAAATCTAATTTTGGTAAATTAACAGATTTTTTATTTGGGTTAAAGGATTCTACTGGTAAAAGAAAAGGTGGGATATTTTCAGACACAGCAAATAATCTTTTAGATATTTTTGATGGTGCTAAATATTATTTTACTGGTAGAGCTTATATAAATAGATCTGGTGTTTCTTTTCCTAGTAATAATAAAAGTGTATTTGGTGAATTAAAGTCAATGTTTGGTGGTTTTAAAGATACTATAAAATCTTATTTATTTGGTAGAAGATCACAAGATGGTAATATACAAGAAACAGGAGTTCTTTCATCAGCTGTTAATAGTATAAAAGATGGTTTTCAAAATTTTTCAGATGCTATTTTTGGTCCACGAAAAATTGGTGGAAAAGATAATAAAAACTATTTGATAGTTGGAGACTTATTTAAAAAGTTTAAAGAAAGATTACCTAAAGCATTGTCTTTTGGCATTCTCGGAGCCGGTAGTGGGTTGTTAATGGGTGGTAAGTTAGGTTTATTAGGTTCATTATTTTTACCCGGTGGTCCTATTGGTGGAGCTATTGTTGGTACCACAGTTGGTTTTCTATCACAATCGGATAGATTTAAAGATTGGTTATTTGGTCCTAAAGATATTAATAATAATCATATTGGTGGTTTTATTAACAAGAAAACTCAAGAGTTCTTTAAAAAGAATAAGGTAGGTATTATTGGTGGTGCAAGTTTAGGAGCTCTTAAATCTATATTAGGATTTGGATTTTTACCATCATTCTTTTTACCCGGTGGTCCTATTGGTGGTGCATTATTTGGTGCGAGTATATCAATGTTAGCTAGTTCAGAAAAATTTAAGAAATTTATGTTTGGTGATTTACAAGCAGACGGAAATAGACTTGGAGGTATAGCTCAAAAAATATTTGGTAAAGTTGATAAAACTAAAGCTAAAAAAATGTTTGGTAATGTTAGTGCTGGTATATTAGGTGGAGCTAGTATAGGGTTAATTACAAGCAAATTTGGTTTATTAGGTGCCGCTTTATTACCTGGTGGACCATTAGGTGGAGCTTTATTAGGAGCTGCTGCCGGTATAGCTTTATCATCTGAGAAATGGAAGAAAATGTTGTTTGGTGAATTTGATGATGAAACTCAATTGAGAAAAGGTGGTTTATTAGGTAAAGTTATTAATTGGACTAATTTAGAAGTAGTTCAACCTATTAAAATAAAATTACAAGAAATAAATCTAAATGTTAAAGAATGGTTTACAAGAAGTATAGCTAATCCATTTCTTAATGCAATTGATCCAATTAAACATGAAATAAAATTAATGATAAGAAGTTTAAAAGATAATTTTGTAGAAGGTTGGACTAGTTTTAAAATTTTTATCGGTGATGTATTTGAAAAACATGTAGGTATGCCTTTTGGTAAATTTATGGAAGATAAGGTTATGAAACCATTAAGAGGTTTCATGTCAAAAATATTAGGTGGTATTGGTAGAATAGTTGGTAGTATTGTATCCGCTCCATTTAAAGGAATGGAGGGGCTATCAAGAGGTTTGACAAAAAAACATATGCAAGCTGGTTTAGATGCTTATGTTGAAGAAGGTTGGAACGATCTACTTGATTTTAAAGGTAGAAGACAACGTGGGGAAAAAATAGGTTTCTTTGGTGGATTAAAGAAATTTAAAGACATTTATTTTAATAGACAAGCTAGAGATAACGCTAGAAATAGTAGTCAAGGTGCTCCATATGCTAGACAATTGGAAATTGATAGACAAAGAAGAGAAGATGAAGCTAATGTTGAATTTGGTGCTAAAAGAGAAGATATAAGAAAAATGTGGAGTGCGTGGAAAGATAGAAAAAGAGCCGGTATTAATAATAATTATGATAATTTTAGTCCTGATGGAAAAGTTGTTAGAGAACAATATTTATCTCCAGAAGAACGAAGAGTTGAACAAATGACCTCAAATCCAATTAATGATACTACTTATAATATAAATAGTAGAACTGGCAGAAGGAGAAGAGGTAGACCTAATCCTAAACCTGTAAATGACCAAAGTGTAATAATATTACCTGGTTCAGTTCAACAAGGTGATACAACAATTGTTGATGATGTTACTAATGTTATAAATAACAGAAATGGTAGTAGAAGAAGGGGTAAAAAATCAACAACAACTTCATCTATAAATCAACCCATTATTAATCAACAACAAACTCAAGACACATCTATAATACAACCAACTATTAGTCAAAGTCAACAACCTACTAAAAAAACATCTACACGTAGAATTAAATCAAAAGATGAATTAATAATACAAATAGCAGGTGATGTAAGAACTATTGCTAAAGAAGTTAATGGTCAATTAGATGGTGTCGGTGGTAATGTTTATAAAATAAGAAAATTAATTCAGTCTCAACAGGGTATAAGTGACGAAGATTTAAGTGGAAGTTCAAATAGAGATAGAGTTGGATTCTTTGGTAAAGTAAGAAGAATGCTATATAAACCTATAGACACTATTAAAGAGAAAGTTATGGGATCTATTCAATTTGTAACTGATAAAATTACTTCTGTTGGTAAAAAAATATTTGATTTTAGTAAAACAATATTAGTTACTATACCTAAACAAATATTTTCAACTATGTATAATATAGGTTCTGAAATATTATCAATTGGTAAAGAAACGTTTCTTACTATAGTTAAATTACCAGGACAATTATTAAATTTATTTGCTCAAACTACAAAAATATTTGCTGAATCATTAAAAATGGTAGTACCTGCTATTGGAGAAACTCTTAAAGGTGTAGCTAAATTATTCTCAGGTGCAATGGGAATGGTTAGCGAAGCAATGATAGGTGTTGGTAAAGGAATAGGTCAAGTTGCTTTTAGTATTGGTGAGGTTATTGGCTCAACTTTATCTGCTTTTACTAAAAGTATAATGAATATAGTTCCAGTTGTAGGAGACTTCTTATTAACTTCCAGTAAAATGATTATGGATTTTGGATTTGGTATAATTAAAAATGTTGGTAGTTTATTAACAAGTGTTACTAAATCTTTATTTAGTATAGCAACTTCACCACTTAGATTTGCAGCGGATATGCTTGGTAGAGCTGTAGGTGTTAATAGATCGGAAATGTATATTACAGGTGGTATTATTGATGTGGTTAAGAAAATTGGAGATACCAGCTCTGATTTTACACAAAGTCCAAAAAGTAATAGAAATAATTTATTTAATAATTCAGATAATATAGTTATACCAGTTAGAGTAGATGGAATTACTTCAGTTAGAATTGTTGGTTTAGATAAACCTGTTCCAGTTTATTTTAATATGAATACAAATCAAAATCAACGTAGAATTAGTTCATCAAATATTCCAGGTTTAAATAATATAGGGAATAATGGTAATTATTTAACATCATCTTTAATAAATGCACTTGATATATTTGATACACAAAATGATGAAGAAGAAAATAATAAACAAGCTGAAAAAGATAGACAAAAAGAATTATATCAAAATCAATTACAAGTTTCTAGGAAAACATCAGGGTTTTTAATAGCTCAAAATACTTTAAGAAATGAGAAAGAATTTACTAGAAATAATGAAATAAGACAAACCTCATTACTACAAAACATTGCTGATACATCTAAAGGTCATTATGACAGCTGGTTATCAATATTTGGGGTTAAAGGTGCTTTAACAACAGCATTATTATTAGCATTACCTTTTTTGAAAGATATTATTCAATGGGTTAAAAATAATTTTCCTTTTGGTGGTTCCAATTCTGGAATTGTTGATAAGGCTTTAGGTTTAATAGAAAAAAATGATACTAGTCGAAATGATGTGGATGAAAATGGAGTAGCAACTAAAAAAATTATAAATGCTCAAGGTAGAGAAAGTTATATTAAAGGTTCTGGTATTTTAATTAGAAGAAATGGACCAAAAATTTTAGAGTCTTTAAGTAAAGGTAAAGATAAGTTTGTAAATTCTAGTATCGTAAAAAATATTAGTAAGTATAGCTCAGATTTAAAAAATAAATTCTTTTCATCAGGTAGAACTGGAGTAATTGATGCTTCTTTTAGAGTTATTGATGATACTGGTAGAATTGTTAGAGAAGTTACTGTCAATGATTCTAATAAAATTATTCAAGCTATTAAAAATACTTTTGAGAAATTCTTTAATAATGCATTTGTTAGAGAAAAATTGGGTTCATCTGCATCAAAAATAGCTAGTAAAATAATAGGGGTTGTTACTAAAGTATTTAATTATAAAACTATAATTAATCATATGGGTAAATTATCAAAAGCTTTTTTAAGAACAGGTGCCATTGTATTTGCAGCTCCAGTAATAATAACATGGGATTTAGCTACAGGTGCATATGAAGCATCTAGAATATTTAGAGTTAGAAATGAATCAGTTGATGAAAAAATGAGAATAGCCTCATCTATAACTAAATCATTAATAGGATTCTTTCCTGTAATAGATATAATATCAGAAATATTTAATGAACAAACCGGTATGAGTTTAAAACAATATGTTGCTACAACAATTTATTCAACATTAGCTTCATCTGAAGAATTAAATAAATTAGAATTAAATAAAAAGGTATTTGAAGATGATAAGAATAAATATAATGAAGAGAATGGTACTGAGTTATCTTTAAATGCTTATAACGATAGGCAAAATAAAACTTTCTTCCAGAAATTTATCAGTAATCCTTTGTCTAAAACTAAAGATTTTTTATCTAAAAATTGGGATGATAGTAAAAAACAATGGAATGTAGGTAAAAATTTTGCTTTAAGAACAGGACATAACATTGGCACTAGTTTATCTAAGAATTGGGATAGTTTTAAAGGAGGTTTTAGTAGAGGTTTTAATATGATGGGTAATGATATTTCTGGAGCATTTTTTAATACAAATGAACGGTTGAAAACAATTAAGAATAGTTTATCTAAAAATTGGGAAGATTTACAAGAAAATAGTAATAAGCAGTGGGTTAATATGAAAGGTTTTGTTTCTAAATCTTTAACTGATACTAATAATACTTTAGGTAAATTATTTGGATATAAAGATGAAGAAGGAAATGACGTTAGTTTTACAGAAGGATTTAATATAGGTTTTAAGGGAATTATAAAAGGTATTAGAGATAGTTGGAAAGAAATTGCTGATGGTGCTAAATTTTATTGGGATAACACAAAAGCATTTACTGAAAAGAAATGGAAAGAATTAACTGAGAAACTCCCAAAAGCATTTGAAAGTTTAGATAATTGGTTAGGTGAATTACTAGGATTTAAAGATAAAGATGGTAATAATTTATCTCTATCTGACTATGCAAATAATAAAATTAGTGGTATTAAAAAATATTTTTCTAAAGATGGATACAATGGTTCATCATCATTCTTTAGTGGAAGAGGTGGGAATGGAAATGGTGGTTTTGGTGAAGAGCCAAATAAGCTTAATAATTTCAAATATTACTCACAGTATGATGACAGATGGGGTAATTCAACTTATGATTTAAGTTCAGGTCATTCAGTTCACCCAACAATATCTGCTAGAGGTTGTGGACCAACTTCTATGGCAATGGTTGTTAGTCAATTAACAGGTAAACAATACGAACCACCCCAAATGGCTAAATTAGCTCAAGAGGGTGGGTATAGTACAAATGACGGCACAACATGGGGTTATTTTGATAGGGTTGCTAGGGACTTTAGTTTAAATAAAGAAACAATCAACCCTTCAAATATGCTTAATTATATTAATAAAGGTATGCCAGTAATCCTATCAGGTAAAAGAGATACCTATTCATTAAATGAATCCCCATTTACACCTGGTGGGCACTTTGTTGTTGCCGTTGGAAGAGATGATAAAGGTAATGTTTTAATAAATGATCCTAGAGGTTCTAAATTTTCTAAACCATATGATTTTAATAAAATTACTAAAGAAGCTAGACAGGGGTGGGCTTTTAGTTATAATGGTGGAGTTTTACCCCCTAATATAGTTTCATCAACAAATAGTAATATTATTTCTGAACAAAAACAATTATCTGTAATGGATCTATTCACCAAAATGTCAGAGGCTTTTACAATATATAACGAAAATGTAATGCTTGGAACAAATAAAAAATTATCATGGGATGACATTGAAGGAACTAGTAATGATTTCAATGTTTCAATATCAACATCTGAATCAAGTAGTTTATCTAATTTTATTCCTAAGAATTTACAAGAAGTCATTTTAAAGAAAACCTTAGAATTATCTATAGGTTCAGAATCATCAGGTGATTATACTAGTTCTAATAATGATACTAATGCATCTACAGGACGAAGAATTTCTCCATCTGTAGGTATTTTACAGTGGAGAGGTAATAATGCCAAATCATTAATGCAAAGAATGTATGAACAATTGCCTGGTAATAGTGAAGCTAATTATTTTGCTAATCAAGTTGATTGGGGTAATCAAAATCCCTGGAATGATAGCCAAAGAGCAAGATTGAAAAAATTTCTTGGTGATAATATGAGTATAAGTCAAAAAGTTCAAAATGAAATGGCTCTATCTCATATTAGAGATACGAACTTGGCTCCAGTATATAAATATGGTGTTGATACTAATAAGATAAAAGATCCAAGAACAATTGCATTTCTTGCTGATTTCGCTAATACCGGACCAGCTCTTATTAAACCATTCTTAGAAAAATACAATCCAAATAACGGTGGAATGTCTGAATTTGAACATTTTTTAAATGAATTTAAAAATAAGAGTTATTGGGGTAATAAAGGAATATATGCTAATAGAATAAACAATACTTATTCTAAATTATCTGGATGGAAACCTGAATTTGGTGGTAATGGTGATTTTTGTTTATCATGTAATTCAAAATCATTACCTGGGGGTTTTGGTGAAGATAATAGTATTATACTTAATAATAAAGTTAATTTAGAAAGATTTACTGGCGGACTAGGAGATTTAACAACATCTATCTCAAATAAATATAAAGGTGAAGCAATTAAGTATAACCGTAATATATTTGAAAGTGTAAATAGTGGAATGGGTGATTATATTAGTACTAGTAGTAATACACAAAGTTCAAATATATCAATGGATGAAATTGTTAATGTATTAAAGGAAATTGCAATAAATACCAATACAACGTCAAAAGGTATTTCTGAAATAGCTGCTAAAGAAATGACAGTTACTGTAAATAATAATCCCACTACAAGTGATACTGATCGAGTTAATAATATCAATGTAAATTCACAACAACATAAAAATACATTTGTTAGTCCATTCTTTCAATCTTTAAATGAAGGAAATGGTGTTGGTAATAATAAAGAACAACGTGATTATACTACAGCTAAAAAAATAGCTAGAGGTAGATGATTTAACAGTTAATTAAAATCAAAACCAAAAAAACATAATGGTAAGATATAAAATTTATATCTTCCATTATGTTTTTTATTTATAAATATAGAGGGGGTTAATACTATGAAGCAGGAAGTTAGAGTAGTTACTAAATCAAATTTAAATATACGTTCCGCAGCAGGAACAACAAATCCAGTAGTTGGTTCATTATCTCCGGGTTCAATAGTTATTGTGATAGGTATAGTTGATATTGGTAATCAAACATGGTATAAATTAGAAGATGGTAGGGGTTGGGTTTGTGGATATAACCCAGGTGGTGGAGGTAGTGGTATATATCTTGAATTAATTAGAGACTTAGAGGCACCAGTTCCTCAACCATCTCCAACTCCTACTGATTCATCTACTACAACTGATAGTACCAATGATACTGAAGATAGTTTGGGTTTAGATGAAACAATAATCACAATGTTATATAATCAGCAAGCAAATATCAGTAAAAAAATTTCAGCATCAACTAGATTATTTGGTTGTCCTTTTCAATTTATTAAACAAACCGACTTTAGAATTAATGATAATGGTTTAGATTTAGGTAGAAAGTATTTAGAAAATATAATTGCTGAATCCCCAATTGTTTTTTTTACACCAGGGAGACCTAATTATTTACCAAATGTTTCACAAACACAAAAAGATGCTTTAAATAGCTTTTTTACTAAGATGCAAACTGATGAAAGTTCTAAAAGTTTGTTAAATGATATAACTAATAGTACTGATGTTCGTTATTTTGATTTTATTAATGATTTTGCTGAGTATATGAGATATGTTAATTTGTTATGTAGAATGTGTGCTATTTATTTAGGTATTGAAAATAAAAAAGCTTTTGGTACAAATACAACTTATAAATATTATGATTGGACCGATTATAAATATAAAACAGGATATGTTTCTAAAAATAAAGAAGGTTCTAATAAATCTGTATTTTCTTTAGAAGTAACGGATGATGTCAAAGAGTTATTTTTCGGTAACTTTAACTATATACAATTCTATGTGGAACCAAATACTTCATTCAGTGAATCCATGGGGGCTAATACAACTAGTTCTAAATTACAATCAATGTTTGAAACAGGGGAGGGTTTAATGAAAGAACTCTCATTTTTAACTAATACGGCAGCTTTATCAGGTGTTGATGAAGCAACTAAATCTTTTGGTGTTAATATGGAGGAAATAAGTAAAAAAATGATTAATAATAATGGTGAGGGTTTTTTTTCTAGATTATTAGGAATGTCTTCAGCTGTTCTTAAAGGTTCAAATATTTTATTTCCAGAACTTTGGCAGGACTCCCATTATAATAAATCGTATAATGTAACAATTAATTTAGTTTCACCATATGGTGATAAAGAAAGTTTATATTTAAATATTTTAGTACCATTAATGCATATTTTAACTTTAGGTTTACCACGTCAATCCACAGCTAATAGTTTTGCTCATCCATTTTTAGTTAAAGCTTTTAGTAAAGGTTGGTTTTCATGTGAAATGGGGATAATTGATTCTATTCAAATTGATAAAGGTGGTAGTGGAGATGCATGGACTGTTGATGGTTTACCATCTGAAATGAAAATTACTATTGGGGTAAAAGACCTTTACTCTAATTTAATGATAACACCTACAACTAAACCAGCTTTATTTTTTGAAAACCAAGGAATGATAGATTTTTTAGCTGTAATGTGCGGTATAGATTTAACTAAGCCAAACTTTTTAATTAAATTAGAATCTATGTTTTCAGTATTTTTTGGTAAAGTTGTAAATTTACCTAAAGAAGCTTTTAATGATGTTATTCAAAGTCTTAGAGAAAAGATTTTACCACTATTCCGTATTTAATAATTTTAATTAGGAGATAATTAATAATGAAAAAAAAGATAAAAGAATATTTAACTAAATATGGTTCAATACCAAAAGATTTTAATGAAAGATTTTTATATCTTATTAAAGAATTAAGAATATCAATAAATGATATAGAAACTATAAAGAAGAAAATAGTTAAAATTATTAATGCTAAATGGAATTCAATAGATTTAATATTTTATTTTTACCCAAAAGCAACACCGAGAGCCAGATACACAAATTTTACTAAAACTTTTTATGTTAAAGATGCCTTTAATTATAGTAATTTATTTAAAGAATTTATAGAACAAACAGAAGAATTAAAGGACTTAATATCAACACCTTGTAGATTTTATTGTGATTTATTTTTACCTACACCATCTCAAATGACAAAAATAGAAAAGGTGTTATCTGAATTAAAATTATTATATGCAGTACCTAAACCCGATTGGGATAATGCGGGTAAAACCTATTCAGATATGGTGCAGACACATCTAATAATAGAAGATTGTCTTATAGTTGATGGGCGAGTTAGAAAATTTTATTCATGTAAACCAAGAATAGAAATACATATAGAATATATGGATAAATATGACTGTTTATTTAATAAGAAAAAAATAGAAAAATGGAAAGTATATACTGATAACAAAGAGAAAATAATAAAAAAAGATATTATTTAATAAACCCTAAATAAAAATTAATTTTTTTATAAACAACCAATTAGATGAATAAATTAAGAAAAGGGGATGACAAAAAATGAATATAACATCATTGGCCTTTATAGACGATGATAATGTAACAGGCCATATAAAATCAGAATTAAGAAAAATAAAACAAAATAAAAAAATTATTAACACAAATAATATTTTAGACAATTTATTTACTGTGTTAAATCAAAAGTATCAACAAAATATACAGAGAACTGAATATGGTATTTTAATAAAATTGAATAATATTATTAAAACTAATGATATTATTCAAGAAATAAGATACAATATTATATCTATTATTAAAATAGATATAAATATAGACCTTTTATTTAAATTTATAATTGAAAATAAAGTCATTAGAATTAAAATAAAACGAAATGTATAATAGATAGTATTAATACTATCTATTATACATTCTTTTTTGTTAATGAATTAATTTTTCAGAAATTTTACGAACTGTGTCATGTGAATATTGCTCAAGCTGGATTGTATATAATAATTCCATTAATGTATATTTAGTAATAGCTTCGGCTAAAACTAAATCCATATTAATATCATATTCTTCATCTTTTATAAATCCCTCATCGGGCTTAGTTTGATTAACCTCCTCATCAAGATTATACTCTCCATTAGAGACATCTTTAGAAGTAGTTCTAACTTTAAAATCATTATATCGCCGCTTATCTTCTCTCTCCTGTTCAGTGAATCCAGGTATTAAACTAGCAATTGACTCTAAGACCTCTTTATATGAATGTCGTAATAGAGCATTGAATAAAGTTGTTTCTTCAATGGGACTCTTATTTATTATAATTTTATTTAATGTTTCTTTAACATTATTATCATCTGGATTATCATTATCTCCAAGTTTATCACTAATATCATCTTCAATATCTTTAATTAAATTTTCCTCTTTTTCCTGTCGTGCTTTTTCATCTTGTACAACAGTTAATACCTTGTTTTTAACTAAATCAGATAATTCATCAATACCTAATTTAGTTTTATTTAAATCAAATGTTTCTTTTTCATCATCATTTAATTCAAAGTTTAAAATATTCAAATCGTTTTCTTTATCAACACTATTACCACATTCTTTAATCTTTCTTTTACATGTTCTTTTAGTTGTAGTTTCACATAGAACCTGTATTGATTTTAATATAGGTGAATTAGTTCTATTAATTGAACTCTCAAGTAATTTATATCCACCATTATCATTAATATATTTATCAGTTACATATTTAAGATTTTCGTAATTTTCCATAATAAAACTTTCATCTATATAAAGTGATTTTCTAAACATCTCAAATATGATATCTTTAAAAATTATATCTTTACCAGTATGACTAATTGAATCAATTCTGTTTAGAATTTGTGACTCAAGAAGTTGTCTTTTAACAATAGGTTCATAGGATTTTTTTTTATTATACAATTCTTCTGATTTTTTAGCACTGTCATCAATAATATCACAATGCTCACGGATAATTCGATTTTCTAAAAAATTAAAAATACTTATACTATTAGCTTTTTTAGAAGCATCAGAAATTTCCTTAATGCCAGTGGAAAAAGGTTCTATTTGTCTTTCAGTTTTATTAAAAATACTCATAATTTCATTCTCCCTTCAAAAATACCCGTTGGTTTTTTATTATATTGTTTTTAGTATCTATATTATTTCTATAATTATATCATCAATATTAATGGTTAAATATTCAGGTATATAATTTTTTTGTTCTTCTTTAGTTAAAGTTGTTATATCAACTGCCCTATTCTCTATGACTTGTATTGATGAATCATAGTCATTTATTTTAACAAATTTAAGGTAATTAACTTCACTTATATTTGTTTTAATTGCTGTAATTAAATTAGATACATAGAATGAATTATTTCCTTTAATATTTATATTTTCAATATAACTCTTAATATATAATTTTAATTTTTGTATTAAAGTTTCCTCATCATTATTAATAATTGGTTTTACTTTAAACCAAATTTTACAATTAACCTTATCTAATAATTCTTGTTCCTCTCCCACTATAAAGTTTTTAGAATATCCATATGTGTTATAAAATTTAATATCAATTGAATAATTATTGGTAACTAGATTAACCACATCTTCCATATTTTTATAATTCAAAAATAATTTATTTATAAAATCATTATATTTGTCATTATTTTTCATTGTTTCTGCTTTTACAAAAGGAAAAAAATTTAAAAGTATATAATAATTTAATTCATCAATTTGAACATATTTTATTTTACTTGTAATTAAATTTAATGGTTTTATAAAATCAATTTTTTCATCTATTGTAGAATACATATTTGTTAAGGTAAAGTTTTGTAAATCAGTAATATAATTAAATTTATGAGTGATATTACTATCAGAATATTTATAAAATACATAAATATTTATAATTGATTTACTCATAGGAATCAATTTTATTCCCTGTTCACTAGTTAATATATCCTTAACATTAATAACTCTTATTTTTTCATCTAATGTTATATAATCATCTGTTTGTAATAACGAATCAAATGTAAATAGATTTAATTCTTCGTCATAATTACTTAAATTAAAATCAATATAGCATGTTTCACTTCCATCCATAAAAACCCCTATTACTTTAATAACTAGAGAGGCTGCTGTAATAATATCAGTAAATTCATCGGTAACTATATTTAAATCAAAAGTTGGTGTTATATTAATAGATAATTTATAATAATCTTCTCCGATTAAAGCGTTTCTACTGATATTTAAATTACTACAAATAAATTGAACAATCGAATTACTATTAACATAACTAAAATCTAATTGTAACGTTTTTAATATAGAATTTAAAAAAAATCCTACTATAGCTGGGCTTTTTGTCATTGTTATTAAGAACGGATTAGTATAAATAAAATCATATTGTAAAAGTGTTAAATCACTATTAACCGTTAATGATGGGATTATTTCTCCTGTATCTATACTATCATTAACATATTTAAATAAGTGACCGGGTTTTAATATAAACCTTCCGGATTGCTCATATTCTAAATCAAAATCAGATGGGTTTAATTTTAAATGTATAGAATTTGTACTGTATATATTTCCATCAGTTTCTTTACATAATATAAATGACCCAAATAATCTTTCTAACATATCATTTCTTTTTTTAATAAATAACATTTGTGAATCATATTTATATTTTAAATTATCAAAATATATTTGTAGATCATTTTCATTACTATATGATTCTACAGTAGAAAATTTTTCAACTGTCTTTGCCTGTAAATCATCTTTTGACAATGTATCTAAACCTAATTTACTTTCAGTTTGTGCAATAGCAAATAGGATTATATTTTTATTATATTCATATATGTTAGAACTAGGTGTTATTAAAATATTATTACCTTCATATAAAGGAAAATTACCTTTACTCCCAATAGTATTATATACATAAATTAATAATTCTGAATTAAATTTTGGTTGAAAATAATAATCTAATGGTGTGAATGATATATTAATTTGCCCATCATCTTTAAAAGAATAATAACAAAAAGGGTCTTTTAAAGGAGATGTATTAATTAATTTTTTTTGCATTTGAATATATTCACTAGAATCTGGAGCTTTATAAAATATTTCAAAATTTGCTAAATAATCATTAAATTCTATTGGAATTGTTGGATAGTTTATTTTATCATTAGTTATAATATGCTCATTTTTAATAAATTTATTTATCTGTCTAACTTTAACTAATAAACCTAAATACTTACTATTATTATAATTAATTCTTTTTATTTTAATATAAGGATTATTAATATCACTGATTGTATTATTGAAATTTAAATTATAAGATGCTACATAAATATATTCACCAAGCTGTTTTGTAGCAGTAATTTTAATATCATAGTCTAACATAAATTGAATACCTTCAACATCTATAATCATATTTGAATCTAAGATAAATTCAATAAATGAACCCTTATTAGTTCCCAATCTAATAATATCATCTTCATTTACAAATATTATCAATCCCATTTGTGATGGTGTTGCAAAAATATTATCTATTTGGAACATAGATGCGTAATTATATATTGATTCTGGTAGATTTGCTCTATTTGGGAATATTTCTGGTATAAGTGTAGTTATAGTATTAAAACTATCTTCACCAATTGTACTTATCATTTCAGTAGTATAACCTAGTAACCCTATATTAAGTTGATTAACATCATCGGTATCAAAATATTTTTTAATTAGACTAAGGGAAAAATCTTTTATTGAATAACTACTACTATAATCTCTGGTATTTTGAACCACTTTTATCACTTCCTAAATCTTAATTTAAAAACATATTCTTGGTCAGAATCCGTAATAGACTCTATAAAAGGAGAACCTGAAAGTGTTTTTCCTGTAGACAATAAACTAGATTCATAAGTTTTTTTATAAACAAAATTACCAGAACTATTCATATTAAATTCAGCTAATGTTAATGGACTAAAATCTTCTTTAAATGCATATGCAAAATTAATAGAATATTCAGGTATTTTAAGTAAATTGTTTTTAGACCAACTAGATGTACTAGCCGGAATATTAGTTGGGAATATACCAAAATATTTAGACCAAAATAACAGTGTTTCATCATCAGGGCCACATAAAAAAAAATAAATACTACAAGCATAATCTAATATTTTTTTATAAATATACTCATCTTTTGTTACCAATTCCCCTCTATATACTTTTGAAATATAATCAACCCATGCTTTAAGGGTTTTATATATAGAAAAATTATTATCATCTGTAAATGATATTGAAATATTACCAGCAGTTTTTGATTCAATATTACTTCGTCCATATTGAACTTTATATCCTGTAAAGGTTTCCCCATGTTCCATAGTTTTAATATACTCATCTGATAATTCAAATGATTGTGCTGTATTTGATAAAAATGGATGAAAATCATGATCTGCCGAAAAACTGGAAGTTAAAGATATTAATATATCAGGATTATTTTTAAAAAGATAATAAAATAATGCTTCATTTTGTAATTGTGAATGTAAAGAATAATTTCTATTACCATTATAATTAATTATATTAAGATCAGGCCTTGTGAAAAATATATGTGCAAATGTTTTTGATAAATGATAATCAGGAAAAGCAACTTTAAATCTATTAAAATTATGAAATAATTGATAATTTAATTCTTGAACCCCCTTATATCCTATAAGATTTAAATTATTTCTTATTTTTTTTAAATTTTCTTCTACAAATGAATAATCTGTTAAATATGTGTATGTTTCAACATCATCATCTGTTGATGTTTTAGTTATTTTTTCCGCATCTGAAGTAGAAGTTGTATTATTATTAAATTGTGATGAAAAAGACGATGAACTTGTATTATCATCACTATTAGTAGAGTCATTAGATGTTGTGGTATTATTATTGGTTGGTACTATTGGTGAATTTTCATCAACTTCTGGGGATTTTTGAGGTGGATCTGATTCTTCTAAATCTTGAACCATTTCAAGATATATACCACTACCTCCACCACCTGGGTTATATCCACAAACCCAACCTCTACCATCTTCTAATTTATACCATGTTTGATTACCAATATCAACTATACCATTAACTATTATTATTTCACCTGTAGATAATGAACCAACTATTCGATTAGATGTTCCTGCTGCGGAACGTATATTTAAATTAGGTTTAGCAGATACTCTAAGTTTTTGTCTCATTATATCACCAACTTCCATATTATTAATTATTGTTAAATAAATGTTCAAGATAGAAAAAATAATGGTTTTTTTATTTATATATTATTTATTTAGAAAAATAAATAATCACTGACTAAATTAACATATACTATTATAAAAATAACCTCCCGCAAAATTATATTACTTATATAAAAATATAGAGATATAAGTTATTTAAAAAAAATAAGGGAGAGTGTTATTTTTATGCTAGAAGTGTTATTTACTATAGCATCTGCGATTAATACTATTAGTAAATTTGGTAATATTGAAGAAATAAGAGAAAAAAGAAAAAAGATAGAAAAAAAATATAATCAATTATCTGACAAGGAACAACACAAAGTTATTATGAGAAAATTTAATCTAAGCATGTAGATAAAAACATATACTAGTCAGATGATTATTTTTTTTGTTTATAAAACATATAAATAAAATAAGTAGTTATAGGAAGGAAGTGTAAATTTAATGGGTGTTTTAAAAGATATATTAGATACGTTTAGAGATATAGACATACATGGTAGTTTAGATGAGTATTTTAAAAAGAAAAAATACTCATCTATAGCTAAACATTCTCAGGAAGGGACTCTTCAATTTCCTGTTATAGTTTCTAGATCACTTGATATAGAAACTCTTCAAACTGTTACAAGAGCATTAGAAAGACAGTACAGTTCTTTTACCCAAATAGTTTTAACTATGAATCCAGTTCTTAATGTTGAAACAGAAAAGAATTTAGCAACATATTTAAAAAAATTTCATCAAAATTCAGATAGTAAGATAGATACGAATGATGTTTTTAATTTTTTTATAGATGTTGATACAAAAAATTTAGAAGAAAATTATGTACTATTAACTGATGAACATGAAAATATTGCTGTATTAACTGGTACATTTGAAAGTTGTTGTTCAACAAAAAAAATTATTGATGCTAATAAAGAACAACTTAAAATTATTTTAGATTATCTACAGTTAGATTTATTAAATGATAAATTTATTCCAAATAATCAAGCTCTATATAAATTTACTAATGAAAATTTATCATCATTTTATAATAAAAATATTTTATTAGAAGCTTCTAATAACTCACCTCCAGGTGGTAACAAGAATAATAATCAACGACCTTATAAACCATCTGCGCAAGTAATTAATAGTATTGGCACTTTAAATAATAATACAGTTATCAGTAGTACTAAAAGTAACGATAAAATTTATAATGGTGAGAGTGGTAGTTCAAAACGTTCAAGTGAATTTAATCTACCCAATAAAGTATTACTTGATAATGATGTTAAAAAATCAAATGAATTAGTACCAACCATGCTACATCTTCGTTTAAAATTAATAGATAAAAAAGGTAATAACCATGGAACACATGATTATTTAATTGGTATTAAAGCAGTTGTCCATCCAGTAAATTCAGATGAAATGGTAAACAATGTTGTTAATGCATGTAAAAATAACAATAAACTTTTTGATTTTATTAGATGGACTTCTGGTGAAATTAATTTCCTTCAAGATTTTATATTGAATATTAAAGAAATTAAAGGTGATGTTAATAGTAGGGGGAGTGGATCTTCCCCTTGGTGGATTACTTTAAAGAGAAGAAAAGCTTTATCTAAAGTAAAAAATACATTACTTTTAGGTAATCAGTTATTACCAAATACAACATTGGTTTTATCTATGCAAGAAGTAGATCTTATTAAGGCAACATATGGGTATGATTTAATGAATATAACTTTCGTTAATAAAATTATGGCAACGTATTTCTTATTAGGGTTTGTAGTTGTTGACACATCATCTCAATTAGCTCATTTTTTATTTGATGGGCAAAATTCTTATCAAACTACTACATTTATTGGTTTAGAACGAGAAACTGGCTCAGATGAGAAGAAATTTAAAGAAATGCTTAAATTAATCAATAGGGTCTAATTTTTTATATAAAGGGGTTGAAAAAATATTATGTTTAAAATGAATGACGCCTATAAAATATTAATTGAAAATGCCAGTACATTTAAAGAAAAAAATAATATTTATTCTCTTAAAGAATCAGACCAAAATATTGTTAATAATACGATGATATCTAATTTATATAAATCGGCTATTGAAAAAGCTCATGTTGATTTTGATGATATCCCTAATAGTAAAGGTGATTTAAGTAAATTTTCAGGTATTAAATCCATGCTAGATACTATTGATTTATTATTTCAACTATCTAATAAAACTAATACTAAAATTCCAGAATTGGATATTTTAGATAAAGCTATAAGTAATATTATTAACTTTAAAGAATCTTTTGAAAAAGGATTTAAGTTAGAAAAAGAATTTATTATTTTACAATACAATATTTTGGTTTGTGCATGTATAGAAGGCTTGAGTTCAATTATTTCATCTTATGTTGATTTTATAAAAAGACCAGATAAAATAGAGTTTACTTTAATTAACTACCCTCAATTGTCTGGTCGAATCTGTATTATGAATCTTGAAAAATTTAATTCGTGTGTGCGTAGTGGTGAATTTAGTAAAGTTATTAAATCTGTTATTGAAAGTGGTAAAGAAGGATTTGTTGGAACTGAAACACTAATGATCGGAACTTTAATAGTTGGTGGGGTTTTAATTTTAGTTCCTTTGATGAGAGAATTAATTTTTTATTTTTATTACTCAAGACTAAAAATTTCAGATTATTTAAAAACTCAAGCTCTATTTTTAGAAATTAATAAAAATAATGTTAATATGAATGCATCACTACAACCTAAAAATAAAAAACAAATCTTAGAAAGACAACAAACTGTTATTAAAAATCTACAGTCATTATCTGAAAAAATTCGTGTTAATGATACAACTTCAAATTCTCATGTCTATAGAGAAATGAATAATGAGAATAAAGGTTGGACACTTGATAGTGTTAAAACTCAATCTGCATCTATTGATGGAAATGGGTTTAAGTTACTATAAAAAAATAACTTTATTAAATTGACAATATAAACATATTTATAAAAAATCCTAATACTGAAAGGTGGTAAATAAGAATATGGCTATTTTTAATAGAAGTGGAAACGGATTTAATATACCCTCATATAGTGGGTACGACTGTTTGGTAAATGGTGACTTGGTTGCAGCTCAGGAGGGTTTTGAGGATCAACTGGCCATTATCGAATCTATTCATACAATGGACATGGAAGAAATTAATATGGAAAATGATATTAAAGTTTTACGTGAATCTGGTGGAGATGAAATTAAAATTGAAACTCGTATGCAAGAGTTTGTAACCGTAACTGAAGGTGCTATGAGTAGTGTTTGGGAAAAAATTAAAGCTTTTTTCAGTAAAATGTGGGGTAAATTGAAGCAATTCTTTGCTTCTGTCATTCGTTTTTTTGATGGGTTGTTTAAAAGTGGTAAAGAATTTGCTACTAAATATGAAAAAGAACTTAGAAGATTAAGTCTTTCTGGATACAAACATAAAATGTTTAATTATACCGAATTAGATAGTAACAACCACGTATCTAATGGTATTGAAGTTGCAATGAATGTTGTTGACCAAACCGGAGCTTTGAAGAGTTTTTCTTCTGAAGCTGACGCTAAAAAATGTTTGGAAGATATGGAAGAAAACAAAGAAGAAATTATAAATAAGGTCCGTGGAACTTTTATAGGTGGTGGTTCCAAAGACAATGAAGATTATAAAAAAGGATTATTTTCACACTTTAGAAGTGGTGCTAAAGATAGTGAAGATATTGAAGAGCAATCTGTTAATATTGGGAATATTATCACCGCTTTGATGAGTGACAAGTTTTCTAAAATGGCGGCTGATTCTGAAAAATCTGCTGAAAAATCATTCACTACGGTTTTAAAAGAAATTACCGGGTATGAAAAGGAATTTGGAAAATCTGTTGATGACAAAAATAAATCAGAAGATAAGAGAAAGCTTGCTTCTGTTCAAATTTCTATTATGCAAAAATATTCAACATTGTTTAGTGAAGCTAAAAATATCGCTCTTGAATATTTTGGGGCATGGAAACACGCTATTACTGAAAGAGAGTCAGTATATAAGCAAGTATGTGTAAGTGCATTTAGATACAAAGAAGATAAGAAATAATCAATAATGAATTATCAATTGATAAACTAAACTTGAGTTTAAAAAATCAAAGGAGGACACAGTAAAATGGCTATTTTTGGAAATAAGAGAAGCTCTTTAAATGACGATTTTGATATTTCAAAATATGACCACATTCAACCTACCACAGAAGCACTGGAACAAATTATAACCGAATCTGCTAAAGATTCTTATAAACTTCGTGCCGGTATGTATGTATCAGATGTCATGATGGAACAAGCTGTATTGTTTGAATCAGCTGACCCAGAAGTTCTTTTGGAAGCCTTTGGCAAAGGTTTTTTTGCCAAAGTAAAAGATATGTTCGTAAAAATGTGGAATGCTGTTAAAGCTTGGTTTGAAAAAATGAAAAAATCTCTTGTTATGTTTTTCTCTTCGGGTAAAACTTTTGTAGATAAGTTTGAAAATGATCTACGGAAAAAGAATGTCAAAGGTTATAAATATAAGTCATTTAAATATACCGCAAGTAAAGGTGATGCCTTTGCCAGCAAAATACTAAGTACAATTGATAGTACTGAGAATGAATACGAGAATAAACTTGGTGGTTTGGATGTAAGAAGTTCGTCCAAACATAAAGATGCAATGGATTCCAAAAAAGATAATATGAAAGAAGAATATGACACTAACGATGATAAAGAATCTTTATTTAAGAGTATGGGTGTTGATTCTATTTCTGAATTACAAGAAGAATCATACCAAGAATATAGAAATGGTTCTAAAGAAAAAGAAGAATTTGAAGATTTTGAAAATAATAGCAAAGATGATATGATGAAATTCATTAAGGATAGTAGTAAAAATTTAGCCGATCTTGAAAGATATCAGAAAGATATGGATTCACATTTTAGTAAAATTGTTAAGGCTATTGAAACGGCTGGTAATAAATATAAGAATGAAGAATTTTCTAAAGTTTCACCATATGTCTCTCATAGTGTTGAAATGTTGAGATTTTGTATGTCAATTCGTTCAGCATTAAGTAAAATGCATGTTGAATATGTAAAAGAAGCTGCCAGTGAATTTGAATCTATTTTAAAAGGTTATTTAAGATTTAAACCGCTTAAAGAAAGTCTTGATGTTAGTCATGACGACAAAACTGATACTACAAATATTTTTGAAGCGGCAATGCGTTTGGTTTAATATATTACATTAGATGAATAGTGAATAAACTATTCATCTAATGTATTTTATATTTTCTATGAAAACAAATAAATAAGAAAAAAAAAGGAGCTGAATATTATCTATGAATTTAAAGAATATTTTTAATAAAAATATTATATGTAATAAACCAACATCACTTTTATTAACCACTGATAATATTGATTTTGATACAAGTCAATCTTGTTTAGAATATTTTATATTATTAGAAGAAAAATATTTTAATATTAATAAAAATCATTTACAATCAGCCCATATTGGTATTAAAGATAATAATATAGAAATATTACAAGAGGGGTTTGGTGATTTTATTAATTCGGTTATTTCATTCTTTAAAAATCTTTTAGATAAATTTAAAGAATTTATGAAAAGAATCTTTATGGTTATTTATGCATATCTTGGTGATTTTGAAAAGTTTTTAGATAAATATAAAGAAGAATTAAGAGGTTTAGACCCTAAGTTTAGTATTAAGGGATTCAAATATACTTTTAAATCAAATATACCAAATTTAGAAATTATTGATAACATAATTAATTCTTATAATAGTGAATTGAATGATATTGATAATATGACAAGAGATAAAATTATAGAACAAAGAGAAAAATTTATGTCAACTACTAATTTGAATAAAATTAGAGCTAATATTATTGGTGTAACAGGTGAAGTATCATCAGAAGATTACTTAAAAGATGTTAAAAAGATATTTAGGGATAATAATGATGAAAAAATAGATATTGATGTAAATAAATCATTCTTAACAACAATTATAGCAGATTACCCATTTTTAAAAAAAGAATATAGTGATTCTATTAAAGAAAGAGATAATATAATTGTAATTATAGAAAAAATTAAATCTTTTTTTGAAAAAAGTGCATCAGTTTATTATAAGGGTACTGATAAAACCATTGGGGTTAAATTATTAAATAGAAATGGTAATAAGATTCAAATTAATGACACTGTTGAAAAGAATCATAGTGAAAGTAAAATTAATTTAATTAACACCTTTTTTAGTTTCAAATTTACACAATCAAAAGAAATTGGTAGTATCTGTACAATAGCTTGTATTGAAAAAGCTAATGCACTAAAAGAATGCCTATCTTTTTATAGAGAAACTATTAAAAGATGTGCATTTAAAGGACCTAAGAAATCAACAGAAGATGATTAAAAAAGATTATGAGGTGAATATAATGGACTATTGTTTAGAAACAAGTATATTTCATTTAGAATATGATAAAGATTTCTTTTCTACATTATTGGAAAGAATGGAAGAAGAATCCGAATTTATCAATAAATCACTAAATAATAATTATATTGTGTTGGAATCTGATACAACTAATAATCAAGGAATATGGGAAAAGATTAAAACTTTCTTTAAACGTATATTTGGTGTATTTTCAGAAAAAACTAAAACAATTTTTGATTCAAATAAAAAATGGATGGATGAGAATTTTAATAAATTAGATAAAATTAATTATGACAAATTGAAGATAACAATGTGGCCATTCTGGTTAATGACTATTAATGATATCAAAGGTGTTCTCAGTACAATTCAAGGAATAGCTGATAATGAATTAAATAATCCTAAAAAGTTAGAAAAATATAAGAATGTAGATGATATGAAAAATACCTTATTTAAAGAATATTTCAATGAAGACAATGATTTAACCTTAGGATTAAAGAATAAATTTAGAAGTAATAATCCTAAAGGACCTATTAAAACACAAGAGCTATCTGGAGGAGAGTTAAAGACTAAAGTTGGTGAATTCAGAGAGTATTGTTATAATTATGGTAAAGATATAACACCCATGGTCCAAGCTTGGATTAATAAGGCCGAACAATCATTAACTCGTATTGAAAAAGTTTTAAAAGAAAGTATTGGAATGGATTTTTGTTTAATTGAAAATATTATTTATTCTAATACTGATTTGATTTATTGTAGTAATTTTGAAGCTATATTTGAAGCGGATAATACTACACAAACTAATGATAAAAGAAAGGATGAAAAAAAACCTGGAGAATCAACTAAACCAACTGAAGTCTCAGTTGTTAATACAGATGATAAAAATAAAGTTGATGAACAAAATGAAAATAAAAAATATTCTGATGTAAGCAATTCTCAACTCACTATGTATAAGAATATAGCTCAAATTATTCAATTAGCTATAACTTCAGCAATGACGGTTTTAGAAGAAAGATTTAGTGCGTATCTAAATGCTTTAAAGAAGATTGTTGCTGAAGGTGGAAATAATATAAATAATAATCCTGATGAAAAAAAATAAAAAAAATATAGGTAGAGAAATAATCTCTACCTATATTTTTTTAAATTCACATATCCCACTCATAATAAATTCATTTCCTTCTGATTTAAATTGTATAATTCGTTTAGTTAATCTATACGAACCACTATATGTTGAATTAATTTTAGTATTATCAAATATAAAAATAAATTCTTTATTTGGAGTTATAGCATCTATATTAAAATCCGATATATTTACATTTATAACAGTATTATTTTCAATTTTTCTAGTCTTCGCATCATTATTACTATATTCATTTCCATAATTATTAACTAGTACTTGGTATGTTCCAACGCCTCGTTGAACAGTTTCGGGTTTGATATTTTCAACTGTTCCTTGTTTTGGATCTATTATAATAAAATTGTTACCAATTATTTGATCAGCTACAACAGAATTACTATATATATTTATACTATCTGGGGTTATATTTATATGATTTTCCTTTTCTTTTTCTATTATAAAACTACCAGGAGTGAAACTATTTGGGTTTGTCACTTCCTTAATATTAAATACAGTACGTGTATATTCTTCTTTTATAAATGCAGTACATTTTGAATTAGACTCAATAATATACATACATAATAAATCAAAGAATATTAAAGCTCCCTTAGTATAAAATCCATATTGTTGATTTAAATAAAGTAAATTATTTAATAATGTTAATGGTGGTAATAATATTTCTTTAAAAATACTTTTATTTTGTAATGGGCTCATTAATACATTTTTCATACCACAAGTTGACAATAAATATGTTATAGTATCAGTTAAGTTACTATTAGTTATAACATTATTTACTATTTTTTTAGAATTGTCTAAATCACTTTCTTTAAATAAATAAAAAGAATATACATTTGCTAAATCTCTAGGAGTTGTTCCAGTTCTTTCAACTAATTTACTTTCTTTATAACTTGTTTCATCAAAATATGGTGTATTTTCATCCATGAATACACAAAAAACTGTATTAACAATATCTTTCTTGAATTGAAAATCTTTATTCCCATCATAAGCATATTTTTGCATTCTAAGTCTAAATCTTACTTTTAACTTATTTGATAATATTTTAAAATATATTTTTGGTTCTATAGAAACAGATAATTTAAATACAGGAAAATAATCATTATCAAAATCATGTTCTAATAAAATTCCTGTAATAAAATTAGTATTTATTTTAGTTGGCTCAACCTCTTCTGGGAATAAAATATCCATTGAATCTACCGTGTATTTATATGTTCGTGTATTATTCGGTATATTATTAGCCAAAAAAATCCCCCCTATAATAAATATTCTTTAATAATCTGTATTAAAAGAAAAAAATAAACTAGAGAAGTTAATCCCTAGTTTATTTATTATGAGAAAATAGTTCTAGTTTTATTATTTTTAATTCTTTCTCGCCAAAATTTACGGTCAAAACATTCTTCCATTAATAAATTTGCTATATTATTAGCAAATATTTCTTCAGGATCTGTCTCATGTACATCATCGGATGTTTTTAATTCAATATTTTCATAAAATTCTTGAAGAGTTAACTTAAATTTTTCTTTAACCCAGTTTTGTCTAGATAAATTAAAATACCAACAAAGTATTCTATTATTTAAGACAGCATGGTGGGCTAATTCATGTAATAATAACCACATTATACTGTTAGTATGTTCATGTTTATCAATGAATATAAATATTTCATTAGTAATTGGTTGATAAAAAGCTCGAAATGCATTATCACCAGGATATTTTCTATTTTTATAGTAGGGATCTCTTTCAAAAAAGAATTTCTTATATTTTGAATTTATAATAAAAACATTGACATCTATTTCTTCTCCCCAAAATTTATCTGAGTTAAGTTGATCAAATTCTTTTTTAATACCATTGACATCTATACCAATGACATCAAAATCAACAAAGTTTATCATATTATTTTACCCCCCCATTATTTATAATTAAAAAGGTACCTTATTAAGTTAAATATTTTATTAGTGTATATTTCATCATAAATTTCTTAATATTCTCAATATAATAATTTATAAATTTTTTTATAATACCTTTTTTCTTATTCCATTCCATCTCATAATTAAGATATTCTTTCATTAATAAATCGGCCACATCATTAGCAAATTTTTCTTCAGGGTTGTCTTCATGTATACCTTTAGCTGAACACATCTCATTATTTTTATAATAATCAAAAAAATCTATATTAAACCTTTCTTTAATCCATTTAATTTGAAACAAAGTAAAATACATATGTAGTATTTTACTATTATCTATAGCAAGATGTGTTAATTCATGAAATATTGTCCAAAGTATAATTTCTTTATTAAAATTTTCATTTATAAATAATACTATTTCCTCATGTGTTGGTACACAAAAACCATTAACATGATCAACAACAGTATAGTTTCCTGTACTATAACATAAATGGTTATGAAATATCGTTTTATATTTTATATTTATTAAACAAATACGAGCATCTATTTCCTTACCAAATACTAAATCAGAATTTATATTATTAATTATTTCAATAATATATTCTAAATCATCATGGTTAACATCAAAATTAAAAAATTCTATCATTTTATTTTTTCTCCTTTTTTTAAATCTCATCTTGCAAATGTATATTCATTTGTTTTACAATCTCCATATTAGGATGCAACACTTCATCCAATCTTTAATACTGATTTTTCTTAACTATCTTTTCTATTTATTATAATAAAGTTTAAAAGAAAATAAATAATAAATCAGAGATAATATTATCTCTGATTTATTATATTCTTAATGTAATTCTTCAAACTTTTCGTCATAATATAAATTAAAATTTTTATCTCCACATTGTAAAGAATAACAAAAAGTTTCATCTATTATACCTTCAAACTTACAACTGTATAACTCGTTTTCATATATCATAGTAGCTTCTACAATAATATTATTATCAATTATAAGAGGTTCAAAATACCTTTTTGGTAATAAAATAGTAATATATTCCCTAGGTAAATCAACAAACTCAATTTCATAATCAACATCACTATGTGTATCAGATGAAGGATATTTACCTACTACGTTCTCAACTGAAATAACTCTTAACTGTTTCATAATTCATCCCACTTTTATTTTTTTATTAAAATGATGAGCAGCCTTTATAATATTTTTTAAATAAAAAGGTCTTATCAGGAAATAATTTATTAAGTTTTTCTAATAAAAGAGCGTTCTTGCATCTAAATCTATTTTTATATAAAGATGATAAATCATTATCAATAAAGTCATTCATTGATAGAAATATTATATTACAATTAGTTTTCTTAAGTTTTTCTTTAATTAACCATTCAATAGCTTCCTTTATGTTATTATCATCTTTCCAGTAATTTCTAGAAACAGATTTAAATTGCCACATTTTAAATCTCTCCGGATAAGCTTTATTTATAGCTTTAAATGGAGAACCACCAAATAAATCTAAAACTGTTGATACCTTATTATTGTCAAACATATCTGAACTTATATTTACAATACAACCATCATTACTACATTTCAATTTTGTCTCAACCAACCATCTAATAGCCTTAATTATATTGTCATCATTGTCCCAATAATTATGTGGGACTGACTTAACTGAATCTATTTCCCATGGTTTAAATTTATCAGGATACGCACTATTAATAGTATTAAACACAGATTGATTGTGAATAATTTTAAGAACTTGGTTAAGACCATACTCAATAAGTACATTTCTATTTATTTTCTTACACAATTCCTTATCATTCCATCCTAATAAATCATCAATTAAAAATTTTACCAGAGTATTACCAATGATTATATTTTCCTCATCACTATTTACCCAAAAGCCTTTTGGGAATATTTTTCTATTTTTACCGGCTAAAACTTGCTTATAAATTTTAATTACTTCTGATTCATTCACTCCCATCTTTCCAACCCCTTTTATTATTATTCATTCTATATAATAATATATAAATAAATTTTATTATTCTTTTTTCTTAGATAAATTGCCACCACTCGTTAATTCTAATAATTGGATTGGATATTGTGTAAAATATTTATCATTTAAATTTCTTAAAGATAGATTATCGAATTTGTCAATTATTTGTTCAGTTACACTATATATATCTTTCAATGTTAATGCTTTAAATTGACTACCTAAATTAGTTGTATAATAATTATTTAATAAATGATTTTTAAATTCTTTTTTAATAATATTAGAAAGAATATTTATACTATTAGTGTTATTATTAATAACCCCTTGTTTAATAGCTTTATCTAAAGTTTTTATAATAGTTAATAAACCTAAATTTTTAATTTTTTCTATGTTTCGATATTTATCACCTAATATAGATTTAATAAATGGATATAAACTTGAATCTATTTCTATATTATTTATTATTTTATCTTCATATTTTATTATTTCAATAAGATTATCTTTACCTATTATATAACTGTCTTGTTTCTTGGGATGTATTATATAAAAATTATTATTAACATATTGGTATTCATACTTATCATTGGACAGAATAAGATTTATTGAACTATCCTTAAAGTTTTTTGTTATTATATATGGTATTAATGAACTTTCAATATTATTACTTTTAATAAAATAAACCCCTTCTATATAATCAGTAATAACTGATAATAAAGGAATTATAGTTGATAAAGTTTGAGATAAAACAAATGTTTTAGGATTATTACCATATTTATCCTCATAATATTTTCTATAGTTTTCATTCATTGCTCTGTTTTTATATGTATTTTTTATTATTGGATATGAAATGTATATATAAATCTTAGAGTATAATTTATTCTTTGAAAAAAATGATCTATAATGAGATGCTAAATTTAAGATATTACTCATCAATTCAATTGAACGCTCATCTTTTTTTACTTTTAAATAATCCTCTATATTAGCAGTTACTAATTTTTTTAAGATAGGTTCAAAGTTTATAAATAAATTTATTGTAGAATTTGGTGTTATTTCTTTACAATTATTTGTAAGTAGCTCATCTAATAATTTAAATCTTATTTTAAATAAGTTAAATATAATTTCCATTAATTTATCACACCTTTATATTAATTATTAATCTGCCTTTAAATTTTGAATTATCTGATATAGTAAATCTTTTTCTTTTTTTATCAATTGCTTTTTCTAATGCTTCCAATGTTCCATAGTCACATTCTAATAAAATATCAATTAAACTATTAGCTTCATCATCAGATAAACTTATACCTTTACCAATACGATTATTACTCATATTTATATTACGAACGTCTAATGTTGTAGGGTTACTATCCCATGTTATTTTAGCAATAGCTTTACACCAATCATGTTTACTACTTTCTTTAATAACCCCTAAAACTTCTTCTATCGTGAATTTAAAATCTTCATTTGGTTTTTTTCTTTTTTTACTTTTAGTCATTTATTTTATATCCCCTTTTTTAAATATTAATAAAAAAATAAAATATTGGAATACACTTTTTAGGTGTATTCCAATATGATTAATTGTCAATGTTATTTACGATACTGGAATATTTGTCATTCGCATCATCGTCTTTACTGAAAAATTTGTTGGTTTTAATAACTGTGAGAATTGATTTATTTTTCTTTAACTTAACTACCTCGGGAATGCTAATTGCATGTATCCTATTGTCAACTGCAAACATTAGTCCCAGCACTTTAAAAATATTACACTCCGAATAAACAATTCTTTCACGAACATCTGAACCAATTTTAAATTCTTTGGTAACAGAGTATAAAGCATTTTTTAATTTATCACTAACTCTATAATTACCAGAATCCATTTTTCTTCTTAACTGTTCAGGAACATTCTTTAATTCGGAGTCAACATCAGCAGAATTCATATGGAACATAGCATAAACTTTCATTTCCGGTTTAGCTGAACCATCCCTTGTAGCAACTGCTCTAATTGCTGCAACACCATCAATCTTTCTTAGATCTCTAAAATAATTAAATAAAAAGTTTTCAATATCTTCTGACATAACATTATAAATCACACCGATAGGTTCAACTTCCACCGACCTATCCAATAAACCAATTTTTTTTTGTTCTCCATTACTCATGTAATCTCTACCTCCTAAATTTATTTATTTTTTTGTTTAATTAGATATAAAAATCTATTTAGATATTTTAATAATATATAATTAAAATATCAATTTAATTTCTTCACTGTTTGATAATCATTTAACATGATTCTATAAATTTTATTAGACCATTTAACACTAGAAGAATATTTTGTATTTATTTGTTCAACGGTCTTTAAGTTTTTTCCTATATAATATTTTTTAATTAATTTTGCAAAACTATATACACTTTCAGATTTACTTTTAAAAGTAAATGCCTTATTATAAGGGTCGTTGTCTACAGCATTTAAACCAAATAAATTATTTTTATTTCTTGCAATTTGTGAATTACCATCACCACTTTCTAATCTAGCTACAGCTAATATAAAAAAGGCGTTTATTTCATATTGTTGCTCAGCCTTTAAAATAGCTTCTTCAATTCCTACTAATTTTGTTTTAGATAAAAGCTTTTTTAAATCTTCTATATGTAAATTAGATTTTGAATTTACTATACTTATAGGTCTTCTTATAAATAAACTACGAGAAACATTTTTTTGTTTTCTAATAAAATTATCTTCATTAACAATTTTTAAATAATTTTTATTAACGAATTCATTATCTTTCGTTTTATACCAATCATCAATTTTATCTATTATTTCTATAAAGTCATTTTTATATAACATACCAATACATTCAGAATTTACATTATTTGATTTCCTTATATTTAATGTATTACTAGTAATAATATAATATTCCGATTCCTTTCGATTATTCCCTTCTGGTTTTTTAATATTATTTTCTTTATTTCGTTTGTACTGCTCTTCTTGAATTTGAATAGGTTTACTTGAGTTTCCTTTATTCTTTTTTTTAATTTCTTCTGTAGTTTGGTTAATAAGATGATTAAAAAATATTGTAGTTACTAATGCTGAAATAATAAATAAAAATAAATAAATAGTAATTTTGTTTTTTGACATATTTTTTAATTTCTTCTGTAGTTTGGTTAATAAGATGATTAAAAAATATTGTAGTTACTAATGCTGAAATAATAAATAAAAATAAATAAATAGTAATTTTGTTTTTTGACATATTTTTTACCCCCTTAAATTATAATAATGTTTTATATATGATAAAAAGCTATTAATTATGAGATAATCCTCTATAATAGAGGATTATCTCATAATATTTTATGAAAACATAATTATTTTAAATAGTTTCTTTACACCTAATATAGACTTTGTATCTATATTATAAACAAATTTATCATATCCACCATTTTCAAAGTATTTAGTAAAATCAAAACTTTTTTCATTCTTTTGTACTTCTTTTAAATAAGTCTTAAAATCATTAATTGCAAACGCTCTAGCTTTTTGAGCATCTTTTAGTTTTTCATTATCAATATTTTTTTTCTTATATATCACATCTCTTTCTATAGAATTTATTAAAGCAAATAAATAAGCTAAATTATGTTTCATTGCTTCATAATTTTTAGATTTAAAGTTTTCAATTAATAACTTATGATTTTCTGAATAATCATCCATATAAGATTTCCTTGGTTTAAAATAAAATTTGATACCATCTTCATCTACAGAAATACCTTCAGTTAATATTTTATTTTTATATGAATTATCAAGACCTTGTTTATTCATATACACAATCGTCATATCCATAGGTTTTAAATCTTTAACAATACATGTTACTAGGGAATATATATTAATATCTACAGATGAATCATGTAATTTTATTAAAATAATCTCATTATTATCAATTTTATTTTTAGCTAATAAATATAAACGGTTTTCACCTATACCATAATATATTATATCACCATTTATATCTATGGAATTATATATCCCTGTAAATATATCTTTTAATTTATTTATAAATAATAAATCCATACTATCTAACTTTAGTGTATAATTTTTATCATAGTATTTAATAAATTTTGGATTTAAGGAACCTTCTAGATAACCTATTATAGATAAAATTTCTTTATTATGTCTTGGTATTTCTTGTAAGAAGAATTCTCTCATATCATTAAAAAAGTTAATACCTAATGAAAGATTAAATTTAGTTGCAGCAGACCGAGATAAATCTTTTAATTCAACCGATTTTTTCCTAAGAAATTCTTCAGTATTTTTCATATTTAAATTTAAAAATTGCTCATAATCTATATCTCTATTATCACTAGAAACATAAAGATTTTTATAAGCACATCTTAAATTTTTATCATCAATAAAATCTTTTAATAAAGAATTTAAAATTTCAATTTGATTTATTGAATTTTTTGACACATTATTAACACCAATTTCAATAATTACTTTTAATCCATCAATGTATAATAAATAAATACGTCTTATAACTAAAAAGAAATTATCTGAATTTTGTATTAACATATCTTTTAATAATGATAAATATTTCTCATTTTCTTCAATATTGTTTTCATTATCAATCATATAACAAAAATCATCAATCATACTTTTTTGTAATCTGATTGATTCAATATGATTAAACCCTTTTCCTCCTATAAATAATATATATTCAAATCCTCTTTCATATAATATTTTTTCAATAAAATTATTTAAACTTTGTATAATATATATCGCATCATCTTTTAATGAACTAACTATAATATCATTTATAAAAGGTTTATATAAATTTTCATAGAATTTTTTTTCAAAATCATAAAATTCATCTAATGATGATGGTATAAATGTATTTAGTTCTTTTATCATTTGTTTAAAATAATTATTTGTTGAAGTATAATTTAAAAATTCCTCAGGTAACTCAATATCAGTTAATGAACATTCATCAGATGAGTAATTAACATATTCTTTTATTATACTTTTATCAGCTAATTTATAAAAAGGGTTCTTTTCACTAATATTTATTTTTAAACCGTAAGTTTTAGCTTTTTTATTTATATTATTAGCTAATAATAGTTTTTTAGATGCAGGACAATATCTAAAGAATCTAATAGCTTGAAGTATATGTTCCTCATCAATTAATGGGAATTTTCTATCTTCAGGTAATCCAAAATCTTCCGAATATAGGTTTTTTCGGTCCTTAGATTTTAATTTAGTTTCTAACAATATATTAAAGTCCAATATATTTCACTCCTTTATATTTGTCACTTTAAATAATTGTTTTTATTTAATTAAAATTTCAAATATATATTATTAGAGTGAAAATAAATATTAATAAAATAGATGGGGGTAATTTAAAATGAAAACTAGTAAACTTTGGACTAATGAAATAGGAGAAAAAATTAATAATGTGTTATCTTTAAAATTTAGAAGATATATAAAAAGAATTAGGGAAGATAACGGATATGTTATCGACCAATCTTTAAACTGTGTAGTGAGAATTTTTGGTATTGTTTTATGTAAGGATGGGAATTTTTATCCAGTAATGAAGGATAATAAAATTTCTTTTAATAAATTATCTCGTAAAAATACTGTTATGTATATACTAAGTTTGAAGTGTGAACCATCTGAAGTTTTAGCAACTTATGAACTTTAGTTTTAATGATTAAAGAGTTAGTTTTTAACTAACTCTTTAATTTTTTATAAAATAAATTATTTTAAGGAGGTTTTAAATATGAAAATTTTATTGGTTGACACTAGTAGTAAGTTTATTGAAATAAATGCTTATTTAGCTACAAAGACTAAATATGAGCAGTTAATATTTCATCAGATTGGTAATTTAGGTTCTTTAAAAAGTATAAAGAACTTTAACACTAAAAACTTCTTTGTTGCTGTAACAGATAATGATTATAATGACGGTTCTGGAATACAAAATCAAAAATTCTTTCACGATGGTTTAATGAAAACTGAATGTGTTGCTTTATTTAAGGAAAATTATTTTCCTAAAGAACCATGTCTTATTCATATTTTTCCAAATAATATGTTTTTTAGAAGTCCTGGGCAAGCATGTGGAATTTCAAAACATATTGCTGATGCAACAAAGGAATTTGCTGAATTAAAAGCACAACAAAATAAACTTATTGTTGGAGGTGGTTTCGTAGATGAAAGTTATGTATATAGAGAATTTATACCTCAACATAGAGTAAGTCAACAATTTAGTATGAAATTTGTTTCAAAGGAATGTGACAGTAGATTATTTAATACCGAAAATGTTTTATGGTATGCAAGTAGTTGTTGTGACCGATTAAAATATGGTTATACAAAGAAGGATATTGTTGAATTTGATTTAAAATGGGTGAATCAAATGATAGACAAATTAATTACAATGAAAAATACTGATACTAGTATAGTTCCAACATTAGAAGGTGAGTGGGTCCCTGCTATTATATATCTTGGTAATGATGGTCATTATACAATAACTAATGTTGATGGTAAATTTCTTCCAATAAAAACATTCCATCATTTATTACGAAAATGGTTTGAAAAAGGTGGGGACTTACCAAATAAACATTTTTGGGAACAAGCATTACCTCAAATAATAAATAGTAAGCCAGTACGAGCTATATTTAATAAACATTTACAAGGAACTGTTATTTAAAAAAATATAAAATAAATAGAGATTTTTAGTCTCTATTTATTTTTTTATGTTCCTTTTATTTTTTAGTATAGTTAATACTACTAAATATATATTATATTAGTAAGATAATCAGTAATTTTACCCACCGATTTAGGGTTATAATATAATCGGGATACATATAAAATTATGTATATAAGGAGGTGATAAAGAATGAAACCACAGCGAGGATTTACAGAATTAGTTAAATGGGATTGTTATGAAGGGACTTTGGGATGTAGATACCTAATCGGATACCGACCCTTGATTGTAGAAACCGTTACCAATTACACATTTATTATTGGTCATAGCGAATTGACTTTCTTAATAAGTCGGTTTCGACCACATCAAATCCAACAGGGCGGTGAACACTTTTTGAACCAGTTATTCGAACCAGCTATTGAAAAAAGTCTCAATACAAGGAAAGGAGGCTTTCTAGGTCTGTTTTTCATAACATTCCTAAAAACTTTAATGAAACCTCAAGTGGTTTCATTTATAAAATAAAAAAAATATTATTATGGGTTTTTTAAAAAATGGAGATGGGTTAACCCCCATTTCTATTTTTTTATAAATAAAAAAATATAATGTAATGGTATTTAATCCATTACATTATATTTTATAGATTATTCATTTACTTTATGTTTTTTTCCTTTTGGACATCTGCTCTTTGCTTTTAATAGTTTATGAGCTTCTTTGCGAATACTGATTTTTTGCCCATCTTGAATGTTCGTATATTGACCAACAAATTCAGAAACATCCTTCAGAACAATTGAACCGTTGAAATCTTCTTTAGGAATAAAGTCAAACTTCCTACCGGCATCGACATATTTATAAATGAGTTCAGAGCATACTTCATACAAACCATCAGTATTTCTGAATTCATACGACTCAACAATACGCTGAGCTTCCTGTTTATCAACACCGAAGTCAAGTAAAATTGTTTTAATCATATTACGGAACAGTTGTACTGGAAATACTTCTTTAGTTACAAGTTCATTACCTTTGGTTGAAACACTTTCAACCTTATAGTCGATTTCATTCAAAAATGCTTTGGTTAATTTGTCGAAGTCACCACGACTAAATGAAACAATAGGTTTACCCTTTTTAGATAAGGTAATACCATTTTTAATTTCTTCAAATACCTCTGTAAAACTTTTAGTCACTTTTGCCATTTGATTCTACCTCCATTAATAGTTTTATTTACTTTATTAGTTCTTTGTATTAATTTTTAATACACTTAAATAATATATACTTAAAATGTATTTCAAAGAAATGTTTAATTTATATTAATAAATAATTATCTTATTTCTTTAGAAGATCTGTTTCCATCTTCATAACCTAATTTGTATCCAATACAAAAAGTAATAAAACCAATTAATATTGACGCACTTATAACTGACAAATTATTTACAATTAAATTATTTTCCATTAATTTCACCACCTTTCAACTATAAAATAAATATATAGTAAAAATATATACTGATAATATACATAAACCAATCACAAGTAAAGATAATAAACTATTCTTATTAATTTTTTTTTGAATACTATATATTATAAAACCCATAAAAATAAATATCTGTAATATCAACCCAATAAGAATAGATATCTTAGTTATAGTACTCACTTATTTCACAACCTTCTATTCTGCTTTCAGTTTATTTAATAAACTGAAAGCATCCTTTAATAACATAATTTGTTTCTTTACAAAATCGTCAACATTTTCTTTATCGAATTTATTAATAATATCATTCATATTCTCTTTAGTTATTTTTAAATCATTTTCTAATACAAATAGATTATTTGTATTAATAAATAAATCCAATGCAGCTAATAAATTATGATAAATTAAACTATATGCAAACTCATCTTTAATTTGTTCATCATTTTCATTGAATGTTTCAACCTCATCGATAATACTTTGAAACATTGAGAAAAATATATTATCTCTAGCACCAGCAAAATCACCATACACTTCACATAAATCACTATGATTCACACTAAACGCCTTTATTTTATTAAAATCCTTTTTTAATTTTTTTTCTTTTAGTTTTTTATTTAAATCGATAATATTAATTATAAACACATCCCATTCTTTTTATAAATTTAGTTAATAAAATGTAGAATTTAATATAATTTATTAAAAATACCATAATGAAATATCTATCATTTTAAACAACTCCAAAATAGTTCTTTACTTTTCTAAATAATACTCTAGCTGTTTGATATACAAAAACTGACACATAAAATAAAAATATTATTAAACATATATATTGTATACATTTTAGTACATAAAATATTATTTTTGCTATAACTAATACATACAAAGCTTCAAACATTTATTTTTTCACCACCAATTTCATATTTTTTATTTTTATAAATAAGACTTTAATTGCTGGATATAAGATATCTAAAGTACAATATATTATTACTAATATTAATATATAATTTAAATACTCTAATATATATGATAAAACTATTATTATAGTTAATAAAAATATTGATCCAAACATTTATGTTCTCCTTCTTATTGTTGCACATATTGTTTCAATAAACATTTTTTATATATCCTAACTAATATATTTTACCATATTATCATAAACTATCATAATATTTTTTAAATGTTTTACTTGCTCTAATAGAACTTTATTCTCTTCAATTTTTTCATCACTGATATTTTTTTCCAATATTTGTATATATTCATCTATATTATCTTTATTTAATTCAGAGTTTCTTAGAATACCATCGACACTCATATCAATAAAAAGTTTTATTGAACCTAATAAATTTCTATAAATTAATGCATAAATAAAGGCATCAGTAAGTAAAAGCTTATTCTCTTTATCTGAGAATTCCTCACACTCTTTTATAATATCAGGAAGAAACCCATAGAATGAGAAATCTCTAATATCGTTAATCATATTAAAACCTGGTAATAAAAATTCATTATTAATGAAAAATTCTTTTACTTTGTCACCTTTAGCTTCTAGTTCTTTTTCTTTTAATTTATTATTTAAATCTAATAATTTGCCAAATCTTTTATTCATCTTAAACATCCTCCTAAAATTTATTATAACTTTCTATTTAATAATATATATTTATAAAAATATTAAAGAATGGATAGATTTAATCCATTCTTTAATATTATATTTATTTTTTAATATTTAGACAAAATAAAATATATGATTTTAAATCTACTTCATATCTAATTTCATTGGGTATAGTATTTGATATTAATATAGGATAATTTTTATTAGACTCCATTTTAGAATGTATATCCTCAATATATTGTTTTAGATGTATTAAAGAATTAAATGGTCCGTGAATTCCTAGTTGTTCCCCCCAAACAGTTTCAATCCAATAAACCTTTTCATTTTTAATATAATAACATAAAGTATGATTAAATCCACCAGTATTTTCTTTTTCATTGTATTCAATAAAAAATAAACAATTAGCTTTATATATTTTATTGTTATTAAATAAATTACGAATAAATATTGCTTGTTCATGAGATGAACCATTTTGAGTTTCAAGAAGTTCATCATCATTTTTTAATAAATTAAATTCAGAGCTCTTAATATTATTTCTCATAAAATTATATACATCTTCATCACCATTAAAATTAGGTAAATCAGTTATATATAGTTCTGTAACAATATTATTTTCTTGTTTATTCATTATTTTTAATACATTTTTATCAACTGTATCTTTATTATAGTTTTCTAACTTACCTCTGGTTACAAAATAAGTTTCTTTTTGTTTAGTAAAATCATATGGTTTATATAAACTAGGATGTTTATCAATCATACCATTATTAGAAGCTTTTAATATTTCAGCTACAAATTGACTACAAAAATATTCATTTTCCCTATCAGTTTCTTTACCAATACTTATATTAAATAAACCAATAAAACTAAAACTTAATTTATCTTTTTTCTTTTTAAATTCATTTAGTTTATTTTTCATTAAGTCTCTTTGTTCTTTAGTAACAAATATTACATAAAGGGAATAACTAGTATCTTTAATAACATCTTTAAGCAAACCATCTTTAATATCTTCATTAATAAATGTCATATCAGAATCTTTAAATTTTCTACCAAAACTATACATATCATTTAAACTACTATCAAATGAAATACTTACATGACTATATGGATCGCCAGTAACAAACTTAATAACTTTAGCCATATTAGTATTAGTGTAAGTTAATAAAATAAATACTGGGTAAAGATTATTATTTGATTTATAAGATTCTTTAACAAAATCTCTTTCACCCTCAAAATCAAATTGCCTATAATCTATAGTTAATTCCTCACCTTTTTTAATTTTATTTTTAGATTTATAAAAGTAAACTTTTTTCCCATTTCTATTAGCTTGAACTAATACTAAATTAGGATTATTTGAATGATTAACAAATTGACCAGCTTTAGTTCGTTCATAATCTTTATCTGGATTACCAGTTTCATTAACTTTCTTTATAGCTAATAATTTAGTATTATAATCAATACCTTTATTTGCAAATATACCTTTACCAGATATTTTTGAATCCTTAACATTATAGTATGTTTCAGAAATATATGAATCATCTATCTTCTTTAAAGTTATAACTTCTAATTTTCTAGCACCACCAATATCATTTTTCATTTTATCATTTAAATATTCTTTAAATTGATAATCATTAATACTCTTTATTTCAATAACACTGATAATTTGTACAGGAGCCCCCCATTCAGTTTGATAAATATTATTCTCTAAATATTTATGTCTTTCGGCATATACACGTATAGTATAAACAATTTTACCAGAATTAAGTCTTTTTTTTATACTAACCCATTCGTTCTTTGGAAAAGTTATAACTGGTATTTTAATTTTAGTATTTTTTAATTCATTGGCATTAAAAAAACCTTCGTTACAAGGTATATCCCATTTCTTTTTAGCTTCTTCCTCCATTTTAACTAATCTAGTATAATAATCGGGTATTTCATCTAAATGATCTTTAGCTATCATTCTAGCTTTATCTAAATTTTTAGTGTGTTCCTGTTCAATTTTTATCCCTATTTTTAATTGTTCAGAATCATAATTAGAATCTGGTCGTATATCATAACTAAGGTCAATAGCTTTTTCATCTTTATTCTCTTCTATAAAAGATTCTTTAATAAATTCATCAAGAGATCTAATAAACCTTATATGTGTTTTATTAACCATGTCGCTTTTTTGTTCTTTAAACCCATATTTTTTAGCTAATTTGATAGATATATTATTAGTTTTTTTTATATTTAAAACAATTGATGTTATATCTCTTTTAGAACGATGACAGAATTGAATACCCTCATTCATTAAAACATGAGAAATACCTTTTCCACGAAACTCTTCTTTAATAAATATATTAAAGAAAGCATATTCTCTTTTAACCTTTACTTCAATAAATCCAGCATTTCTATTACCAACTTTATAAATGTATCTAAAAGATACTTTATTATAAAACTCCCTTGGTCCTAATTTTTCTTTATCTTTATTATCTCCTAATATTCTTAATGCACGTTGATATTCAGCTTCCATTATAATATCAGTATTAATAATTTCATTATAAGATTCCATTAAAACAAATATAGGTCTGTTATCTTCACCATTAGATTCAATATATCTATCTTTAGCTTGTTTTAAAAATTCAAATATAGAATCATATTTTTTATCAATAACTTTGATATAACTAAAAGTTGTTTGACTCATTAATACTCTGTCTTTTAATTTTTCTTTTACTTTATCAACTGCTATGATTTTATGATGGTTATTAGGATTTTCCCCACCTTGTTTGACTTCTATCTCTAATGCTAAAGAAACTATAAATACATCAGGAATATAAAACTTTTCTTCACCTTCATATACATAATAATAAACATGAGGTGATGGTGTCATTACATCATCTGAATCAAATTGTAAAAATATATCTAAAAATTTTAATAAATCTAATTCATATGAACCAGTATATGTTTTTTTATTACCATCAGACCATTCATACTCACCTGATATTTTTCTATTAGCTAACATTTTCTTTTGTTGTTCAGGACTACTTAATAAATGTATCTTACCATATTTACCAATCATCCTTTGTTTAAATATTTCTCTATATCTATCTTTACATTCAGGTCTTTCACAAAATCTTAAATATTTATTAGTAGTTTCATTCCATTTAGTGGGTCTTTTACATATAATACATCTTCCTTTATCTTTACCCGTTTTTACAAAATAAAAATATTGTGCTGGAGTAAAAGTTTTAGGAATCATACCCTCATGTTCTTGTTCAAGGTGTTCGTATAAATCTTCAATATGATTAAATTTATCTTCACATATATTACACTTAATCAAATTAAAACACATCCTTTCTTTTAAGCTATTATGTAAATGTTTTTTATATGTGCAAAATATAAATAAATAAAAAAAATCAGGTAGATATTTTATCTACCTGATTTTTAATTTTTTTTCCTTTATGAATTCCATTAACATCATCTCAATTGTTTTAGTTATATAACCTATTATATATGTTTCAGTATAATAGTATTCTAAACTTTTCATGAAGGGCTTATTAAATGACATTACAACCTTATGAACTAATTCACTTAAATCTTTTTCAAAATCATAGATCATTCTTATATCTTTTAATTCATATTCCAATTTGTATTTTTCTAAAAATACTCTTTTTATAGTATCTTCTATAATACCCATTAAAATATCTAAGTCTTGAATATTATTTGTAGTAGGAGTATTTTTCTTATTTTTTATATGATTAATTATACTAATTAAAAAACAGAAAATAGTAAAATAAGTAATAGATATTACACCTAATAATTTTATTAAATCAATATTCATATTAATTTAACCCCCTTAAATATATTCTAAATTATTGTTTTATGTATATTATTAATTTACTTATAATACATTTTAGTAATATTTGTTTATTATTTTAAGGTGGTGTTGTATAATATATTATGGAAAACTTTAAAAAAGAAATCGATTTTGGAGTTGATAATTTTCAAAAACAAAAAGTTCTTAATAGTAATCAATCTATTGCTCAAATTATAGTTAATTTATTTTTTATGAGACCTGGTAATATACCTAGTTTACCACATATAGGAATCAATATACACCAATATTTATATAGTATTGATGATCAAGTTAATATTGATGGTCTTAAAGAAAATATATATAGACAATGCCCAGCTTTAATACCATATCTGAATATGGGTGAAGTAAAAGTATTTGTCGCTGAATATAAAGGACAAGGAATTTTAATGGTTGCTATCCCAGTATTAACAGATAACACTACAATTTTACTTGGTTTTACTAAAAACAATTCTGGGGATATACTCTTCAATTATTCTATTGAAGAAAGTATAACTAATATTTAAAAGGATGGTGTTCTAGTAATGAGTGATATTAAATTTGATCAAGGCATTGATTTACAGGCAATTATTAAAGAAAGTGAGTTAAATACTTTAAAAGAAGAAATTAATGATAATGAATTAACTCCAGTTATTGGAAACAATTGGATGAATAAGATATGCTCTGAAGAATTGGGACCTACTTTACCCAAAGATTCTATTAATTTATCTGATGTTCAAACAGAAAGTAAATATGAGGGTTTAGGTATTATAATAGAAAAATCAGAACAAGAGAAACCAACCACAATGAGAGAACAACCTGGTTTATCAAAAGAAACTATGAATAGTTTAGATGAATATATGAAAGATTTTGATGAAACTATTAGTGTTGTTAAAGAAAAAGTTGAAGAAATTAAATCTAAACAAGATGATGATGATGATGAAAAAGATGCAGCTGATGAAAAAATGACTAAAGATGAATTTGATAGAGTTTATTCTGAAGCTGTTGTTGTTATTGATAAAACTGGTATGGGTACTATTATTAATTTTACCAATGAAGAAAGAGAAAAATTAGAAAAAGTGAAAAAAATTAAATTAGAGGAAGTAGAAACTATCAATCTGCAAGTCCTTAAAACTAAAAAGAAAAAAGGTAAAGTTGACACTATTCTTAAAAAGTTTGTTAATATTCATACGACACCTATTGTTGCAGTAAATTCTGGTTATACTGCTATGATGAAAGGGTGTTCTGCATATGAATTAATGTCTATAATGGCAGATACTAAGAATCCACTTATAGATGCCCAAACAAAATGGTCATTAATTCATAGTAAAATTGAGTCAACCAGTATTGGTATATTAACATATGAGGATTTTCTAATTAAATCAGCTGCACTAGATTACAATATGTATATTTATGGTATTCTTTGTGCAACATATCCTAATGATGATACAATTCCATTAAAATGTGAAAAATGTGGTAAAGATTTTGAACATAAATATTCAATTAAATCTCTAATTAGAGCTGAAAAGATGAGTGATAAACTTAAGCAAGAAGTTGGTTCTATTATAGATGCTTCGGTTAGTTTAGAAACAGCTAAATTTAAGCATAAAAATAGTTCTTTTTCTCAAGTCAAAGCTATTAGATTACCGGATAGTGGATTTATTGTTGAAATGTATATTCAATCAGTATACGATTATATTAATAAATCTATTAAAGAATTATCTGATAATAAAGATAGCAAGTACAATCAAGCATCTGTATTATCATCAGTTGTTAATAAAGTTTATATTCCTGATGAAAAAGAACTAGATGAATACTTTGAATTCGATTCTGTTACGGATATAACTAAAATAATTTATTCTTTAAGTGATACAGATATTTTAATATTAAGTAAACAAGCCGATATACTTATGGATGGATTTGAATTCGGTTTAATGAATATTACTTGTCCAAATTGTAAACATCATAACAATACAGTTAATATGGAATTGGAGGAAATCCTTTTTCTCAAGTATCAGCAGGCAATGACTACCAAAATCGAATAGAACAATTCTATGTGTTTCTTGATGAGATGTTAGAATTATTTAAAGGGCAACTTGATATTGATTATATTAAATATGGTATGTCATATAAAGAGGCTCTTTTATTAAGAGACACAAGAGTTGAAAGATTAAAAAAAGAAAGAGAAGAAATTGAGAAGGATAGAGAAATAGAATCGGCTAAAATAAAACAACAACAATTTCAAAAATCTTTCTTAAAAAAATAACCCCATCCTGTTGATACAGTTTGTGTGAAAGGGGTTTAACAAACCTATGCTAAATGATATTATTTCTGTATTCAATCAGCTTACTCGTAGTGAGTTGGCTGATTGTTCATTATTTGAAAATATTATTAATAGACACTATGAAAAATTTAAATATTTTTATTCTATTATAGATAATATCAATTTAAAGAGTATAATAGATATTGACTGTCAAGAAGAATCAACAAAGTTAAATATTTATATTTCATTTAAAACAAAAAAAGAAAGAGATACATTTTTTAATATATTTATTAATAAAATTAATAATAGATGTAGTTTTAAATATAAAGATTATTTTATTTTCAATGTTATGAGAGATACTAAATGTATTAATATAACAATAGAAAATAATGATATTATAATGGAAGAGGTGATTTATGGATGCAAATAGAATTATATGACACTAAGAAATTTATTGAGGTTAATAATTTAAGAGAAATAACAAACTTAATTTTATTTGAGAAAGGGAATATTCCAACTGTTGATGGTTTATTATCAACAGATATTTTTGGAGTTTCGGCTAGAGAAAGAAAAGAAACATATGCTTATATCGATTTACACGGGCATTTCTTACACCCATTTATATTTAAAACATTAAAACGAATGAATAAGAAATTTGAATCTGCTATATATGGTAATGTAAATTTTATAATTAAAGATGGTGAATTAATTGAAGATGAAAATGGAGAAAGTGGGATAGAATTTTTATATAAAAACTGGGAGAAATTTGATTTTAAAAGAAATAATAGTATGATGAGAAATGAAAGAATTTCTGTTTTAGAATCATATAAAAAAGATGTTCTATTTACTAAATATTGGATTGTTATGCCAGCTTTCTTTAGAGATGTAAATTTACAATTTGCAGCTGAAGGAAGAGTGTCACATCATGAGATCAATGATAAATATTCTAAATTAATTAGGTTCGCTTCTATAATTAATAATAATAATTTTGACTTTGTTTTAAATACAACTAAAGCAAAAATTCAAGAAATGCTTGTTGAAATATATGATTTACTTAAAGGTAAAATAGAGAAAAAACAAGGGCTGATCCGTAAGTCTCTATTAGGTAAATCTATTGATTTTGGCGTTAGGAGTGTAAATTTACAATGCACGTGATTCTTTAATTGTCGGGGAAGCCTTTTAAATATCTTACTACCAAACTATATTAGTAATAATATAGTGGCGAAGGGTAATGCCTTAGGTATGGTAACAAGGTAAGAAATTAGGTAATCCGCAGCTAAGTCTCTTTATTTGTTGTGTTAAAATAAGTTTTTAATAATAAATAAACTTTTTATTAAAGGAGGTGATAAGATTGTTTTTTATAAATATAATAACAGAAAAGGAACAATGGAAAAAAATTTATATTAAAAATAAAATAACAAAATATAGTATTAGTTCATATGGTAATATTAAAAATGAAGAAACTAATTATATATTACATCCTGCTAAGGATTCAGATGGGTATTTGATAGTTTCACTATATCTTAATTCAAAGCGGTATATTAGGAAAATGCATAGATTAGTGGGAATAGCTTTTATACCTAATCCTGAAAATAAACCTACAGTTAATCATAAAGATGGTGTTAAATCTAATAATTATGTTTATAATTTAGAATGGGCTACTTATTCTGAACAAATGGTTCATGCATTTGAATTAGGTTTAGTTGAAGGTGGAAAAGGTGAAAAAAATTCCATGTGTAAATATTCAGAAAAAATAATTCATAATATATGTGAATTATTAGAAAATGGATATAATCGTTCAAAAATATCTAAAAAATTAGAAGTACCAAAAGATTTAATACAAAGAATTGTATTAGGAAGAAGTTGGACATATATATCATCATTATATAATATAGATCCTAAAAAAAGTAAAACTCCATATTCAAAAGGACAAGAACACTATCATGCATCTTGTAATGAAGAGATGATACATTCAGTTTGTAAATTATTAGAAGAAGGAAAATTATCAATTAAGGAAATATCTAAAAAATTAAATATTTCTAAATATATAATAAAACATATTTTATACAATAATACTTGGAAACAAATATCATCTCAATATAACGTGGATAATTTTAAAAAATATAGACATAATACAACAACAAATAAAGAGAAAAGTTCAACGACTATCGAAAACAATATGTTTATCATTAATATAAAAATTGGTAAACATAGGGTAAGTAGGTAAACTCACAAGTCAATTAATGGTGGGTTGAAATGGGAAACCATCAAAAAGATGAAGATATAGTCTAGTATCCTAGTGAAAACTAGGGACGTTCATTAGAGAACTGCATAGTCTGACGAACTATGTGAATACAACGAATTTCTGCACCTGTATTTAAAGCAAATAGACCAGAAGAAATGAAGGTTGACTTTTATAATTGTGGTATTCCATTGTCACAATGCTGTTCATTATGTACACCGTTTATGATAACATGGGTAAAAAGATTTTTTCAAAGAGAATTAGAAAGATTATATAATAAATATCCAGTTAGATTAAAAACAGAAGAAATTATTTATGTTAAATTAAAATCTCCGGAATTATATTTTAATGATGAATATATTGAAAAGCAAATTAATAAATTTATTTCTAGTTATGGTGATAGATTTGAAAAAATTAAATTACCTGTAGATGATCCAAAATATGATAAAAATATTTATTTAAGTTTCATCGGCAGAGAATATATTAAAGGAGTTCCAGAAACAGAATCACCCTTAATACAAAGGCCTGCTACATGGTGTGATATTTTATATCAAGCAGCAGTTGAAATTACCTCTGACAAACATGTATATGTAACACGGTATCCTGTTTTAGATTATTTTGGTACTTTTCCTAATAAAATTCATGTGTTATCAACACATGAAACTATTCCAATGTTTGTTGGTTTTAGGGTATATGAGCACTACCCTAAAATAGATATTAAAATGCCTAAAGATAAAGTTTCTGTTGCCTTTGCTGATACAGTAACAATGTCAAACCTGTATTTAACAGGTCTCGGTGGGGATTACGACGGCGATTTTACGTTCGAAGAACTTTGGTCGCTCAGCAGTAGTAATATTGCTGATAGCATTCTGTGAACGCTTAACGAGCGGTGTGTGGGTTATTAAGAATAAAGTTGGAAAGATAACCTATGCTAACGGTAGAAGCGGAAATAAGTGGTATTTGACAGCCGACGAATATGCTTCGTAAGAGAACCTAAGGACCTGAAATATGGTTAGCTTGGTAATACCGTGTTTTTATGAATTAACTTTTCCCAAAAAATAAAAAAGTATTAAATGCTCAACAATTCAATGAGGTGAGTAATTTGTTTAAAATTTCAGAAGAGGAATCTAAAGAATGTAAGAAATATTTTGGTGTTATTTATATGATTATTGATAAAACAAATAATAAAATATATGTTGGACAAACAAGAGACATTTTAAACCGTCTACGCCAATATAGATATGAAAGTAAAAAATTAACTAAACGTAATATTAATAGGGATATTGGTATTGCTCTTTATGAAAAAGGAGAAAAGAATTTTGAATGTGTTATATTGGAGAAATGTAATTCATTGGTTGATTTAAATATGAAAGAGATTAAATGGATAGAAAAACTTGACTCAAAAAATGTAGAAAAAGGATATAATATGGGTATTGGTGGAGAAGCGTATGAAAATAAAAGAGGGATTAAATTAACATGGGAAGAAAGATTAAAAAAATCAATACCAATAGTTGTATATGAAGATGGGCAATTTAAATATTATGAGGGTTCTAAACTCTTTGCTTCAATTATAGGAGTTGACAGAACACATATAACAAGAGCAATAAAAAAGGAATTAAAGTTAAAAAGTATCTTATTTTTTATTATGAGAAAGATCTCTGTTACAACACTATTACTGAAATTGAAAGAAATTTATATAATAGAAAAAAGATTTTAAAAGAAAAAGTTAAATACATTGAATTGGGGAAAGATTTAATTCATAGGAATGTAGAGATCATTCGAAATTTTAATATTTATATTAAATATTAAAATAGTAGAAGTACTAGCCAGTTTGAGGGCTGGTTGGGAAGCGCAGAACTCCTTTATATTTCTTATTCTTTATAAAGGATGAAGAGATGATCCGTGCCATATGAAAATATGGATTATCATGCAAGTATCATTAAAGGTATTATTTTCACAAGAAGCTAATCTTGAGGCAGAAAGAATTATGAAATCAAAGGGTCATATTCTTAATATCTATGGACAAAATATGAGAAAGACAACAAATGAAGGTGCTCATACTTTATTTATGTTAACAAAGTTTAATAAATAAATATAAGATATAGATAGAAACTAATATTCTATCTATATCTTATTTATATATTATACCTATGGGGTAGATAATAAGAGTAAAAAATAACTAAAGAAAAAATTGAACACATAATTAATAAAAAAAATAAAGAATATTGATGAAGATTGGATGAAATAACTGTTTTAAATGATTTTATTATTAAATTTAATAATAAACCATATATACCAGCATATATGAAAATAATAAATCACTGTATTTACACCGGCAAACATTTCTCATATAGACGTAATGGAAGAGTTAAAATGTTTTAGATAAATATTAAAATTTATGTGATTTATTCACATATTTTTTTTCGTATAATTAACAATAATAGATATATATTATTTTAGTAATAATAAATAAAAAAAATATATTTTTAAGGGGGATTTATAATGATATATTGTTATGGTATTGGGTAAAATTAATAAGACTACCGAAGTATTATCTAGTGAAGATAAAATCTAAGAATCTTTTACTAACTGTTATATTAATAAAGTTTATTAAAAAAATAAAGGTGTAATAATTCGCCTTTATTTTTTGTATGAACCTTAATCGCTATTATACCTTTTAAAGACCCGTTTCCTAATAATAAAAAGAAATGGGGTGATCAGAAAATTGATATTATAAGATTTACAAACATAAATCATATTTATCAACGATACCGATAATATTTTTTAAACCAAATAATTTATATCTTCTATCAGTAAAATAACATATAGAAGGGAGGGATGCCTATATACACATAAAGATGTATATGGGATAACCTCTAATTATTTGCGAGTTTAAAAAATATTATTTTTATATAGCTTTATTTAAAATTCGCCCATAAATTCCCCATAGACACATGTGTATGTAGGCAATCTATGATGGATGGGGACACTATCGGTTTAGAATACGATGAAGACTAGTTGCTGCCTATTTGTTACAATATATTTAGATAGTGTGAAAATATCTACTATTTTATAATTAAATATGTTACTGTTTAAATAGTGATAAAATGGTGAATTTACTTTCATAAAATAAAAATAAAGCTCTGTGTAATAATCCACAGAGCTTTATTTTTTTATTTTTTTTCAATAACATCCGGTATGATTTTCTTCTTTACAGACATAGTTGTAAATTCTTCAACCACACTGTCAACTACAATTGGTTCTTGTTTAGGAATTTCAACAGGAATAGGTTCGGGTATAGTATTTACGGGTTCTTGATAAAGAATAATCTCTTCTTTATTATTTTCTTTATCAAAATTAATAGCCGTTAACTTTAATTCAGTACCATCTTTAAGTACCTCAACAACTTTAAGCCCCTGTGTAATCATAGAAAAAATAATATTAGTCTTTTCGGTATATGGTGTTAAAATTGGACCATACACACCACCTTTTGCTGCAATAGGTGTTATACTGAGAATTTTAATAATTTTAGTTTGCACCATTTTAATAACCCCCCTTAATAATTAGTTTCCGGAATAAAACTTTCTTTAATATGTTTTAATTTCTCTTCCATGTCTTTTTCTTCATCAAACTCTGGAATATCCTCGGCAAGTTTCTTAATTTCAATATCCTCGTCATCAATTAATATACCAGTATCATCTAAAATTGCATCACGAATATCATCGTTATCCCCATTTGTACTCATGGCTTCAAATACAAATGTTTCTTGTTCACTTTTACGAATAGTCTTTTTTAGACCAGATAACATAATATATCAAACCTCCAATCTTTTTATTAAATTGTTTAGATGAAAATTAGTTATTAGAAACAAATTTATTATAATAATATCGAAGAATAAATAATAATATAGGAATTTTAATATATGAATTAAATGTATATTCTATAAATTCATATTCTTCTAATTGTTCTAAATTTATATTATATACAGAATTAATATGTTTATTAAAATAATCCACCATTAAATTTTCAATAATAAATTCATCATTTAATTTAATATCTGTTAATATAGCAGATAACACAATATCCTCTATATATTCGATACCCTCATTACTAAATGCTATAGAATTAACATTATCTAAATAATAAAAAAATATAGAATCATAATTTTGAATAATTGTATTACTATATTTAATACTTGTAGGTAAATTCTTTTTATTTTTCTCTAAAAATCTATAAACCGATTTCTCATATTCTACTATAAAAGTTGGACTATCATCCTCATTAACTAAACAAATTGTATTATAATTATATTTTTCATTAAATAAAATATTGTTATTAATAAAATAATTTAAATACTTATCATAAAATTTACTACCAAGTTCATTATTATACATAAAACAATTATATTTTTTATTAAAAAAAAATATTTTATATTTATCAGCTATATATCTATAGATTTCATTTAATTTAAGTATCTTATAGTAATCATCTTCTCGAATTAAACATTTTTCTTGTGTACCAATATTTCTTAATATACAATTATATATTTCATTTATCTGATTTTCTAAATCATTAATCAATTCACCATATGCGGCTTTTAATGTAAAAGAAATTTTATAATAATTATTACTTTTTATTGTATCATATTTAACATCTGTTACCATGAATAAATAGTTCTTATCTAGATATGATATAGTAAAGAAATCATTCGGTAAAGGTTTAAGTGTATTAGGTAAGATAATAAGTTCACTATCAAAATTAGTTGTTAAACCCTCTTCTTCTTCACTTAATTCTAACATTATAGATTCTAAACCATATACAGGAAAATCATTTATCTTTTTAAACTTTAACGGAGAATTTTCTCCTAATAAATCTTCAATATTTTCAAATCCACTATCTGTAATACTATTAATATTATCAATATTATAATATGTAACAAATGTTGGATTTTTATCTAAAAATCTAGAATATTGTGAATTCATTCTTTCTTCGTATTTAAAAATATTCTCATTAATAAAAGTTTTATCATCTATTAAATAACCCAAAATTAAATCATCTCCATTCATTCTAATTATTATAATGTTAAAATGTCTTGGAACATAGAAAAAAAATAAACCCATATAAAGATTTATGGGTTTATTTTTATTTTTTACATATTCATAGCTTTTAGCCAACAATGGGCTGACACAAAGGCATCATCAACAGGGTGATGAACTCGCATATTTTTAAGACCAGAAAATTTAATTCTATTAGTATCTGGTTTAATACCTTTACTCATAAGAAGTGTTTCAACTTCATGTAAAGGATATGGTCCAAGGAATTTACGTGATCCTACCTCATCTTCAATGCATTTCCTAAAGAATCCTGATTCAACAGGACTACCATAGTCTGAAATACAAATACCTGAGTCATAAATAAATCACTCCAAATTATTTTTTATAGGATTTTTGAATTCTTATTTTAAATGTTTCAAGCTGATTTTCAATATTCCTTTTCCTGCACTCTAACAACTTAACTTCGTCCATAGGGTCCCTCAGTATCCAATTAGGTGGACCCCAAATAAATCTTTCTTCTATATGACACTTTCTTAATTCATCAGGAGTGAACCATGAACCCTCACGTTCCAAATAAAACCATAACCTTTTTTCATCAGCCTCTTTAAACATAGGCTCTAATGATTCTAAAATAGCATTAGTATTTGTTGAATTAAACATTTTATCACCCCTAAAATTTATTATCCATTACTTTAATAATATATATTTAATTTTTTACATAATTTTCAATTTCATTTATCTTTAATTGTATTATTTCTTTTTTTTCATATAAAGAGTTAAGAATATCGTTATGACCACGTAACTCCCATTTTGTTTTACACATAATATATTCAATATTGTTATAATAATCTATTATTCCATTGGGTGTGAACCAAATTTTAAAAAATTCATCATAAAGTAATAACTTTTCATTCCTAGCTTTATTAATTAAAGATTCCAATGTTTTAAGATAATTAATTATTTCATTTTTACTAGAAATAGAAAAAGTTCCATTCCTAGATAAATATTTGTATAATCAAACACCCCCTCATTAACTAGTTTATTCAAATAATTCAACTGAATAAGTTCTATATCTAAAGGTTTAAAATTTAAAAAATTAACATCTACGCTACCGTATTTATAAATACGGTAGTTATATTCCATTTTACAAGCAGCTCTATAAATTCTAATTAGTTTAGTTATATCAATATTCTTTTGACATAATTCAAAATACCAGTCCATTAATAATATTGCCTTATCATTATAAAAAGAATTAAAAAGCATGTATAAAAGACCCCCCATTATTTTTTTATAGATTATATTTCTTAATTTTATTCCAAATAAATACAAAATGTTCTAAAGCGAATTTATCAGCATATAATTCACTAACATCGAAATTATGTGCTATACGTATAGGTTCATATTTATCAAGTTCTGATAATTTAAACATAATACATACAGTATTCTTAATTATATTATCAAAATAAAAACTAGTTAATATCTTGATTATATTTATATAATTCATTTAATTGAGCAATATGCCTATATTCATGTAATAGCAACATGAGAAAATTCGTTTCTGAATTTAATTCTAATCCAGCAGTATATTTTAAAAAATTACCAAATCTTTCATTAGTTGATTTATAGAATTCAGGATATTCTTTATAAAAGCTTTCACATTCTTCATGTCTAATATTTATTTCAGCAATAAATCTTTTTTTGTTTTTGTCTGAATAATTTTCGTTTAATTCAACAAAAGCAAATTGGTCTAAAAGGTCTTCTGGTACGGAATTATATTCAGATTTAATTAATTGAATCTTAACTCTACCGTATTTGAATTTAAATTCTTTTTTACAAACTTGAATACAATTTTTATAGAACGACATATACTATTCAACCACCTTTGTAGTATCTTTTAGTATAAAAAATAGCACCCGTCCTGTGGAATATTCAGCATAATATATTTCATTTACTTGTTCTGTAGAGTTGTTATTAATTGTATATTTAACACCATGATTACTACAACTTAGTATATTTACAGATATATACTCATCTTTTTTACTAAAATTTTCATTATAAAATATTTCTTTACGACACAATACGGCTTCAACTAAATCCATAAATCCAATTAATGGAATATATTTTTTTGTTGTATTTATCTTAAACTCCCCCTTTTATATACTTTAAAACATCCTTAGTCCTTTTAATCAAATTAATTTCATTCTTTTTAACACCATAATCCTTTCCCAAACTATTATAATATAGCTTTATCTTATTAACAAAAGGATTTAATTCTTCAAATAGATTTTTATAAAACCATGGTTTTTTATCTTTATCTGAAAATATATTAATATCAACATTCCCTATTATACCCGATTGAATATAGAATTTTAATACATTAGTAAATCCACACCCGCATACTGCTGTATAAATTGTATTTTCTTTTTCTTTATCAAATATATTATAGTACAGACCTAAAATATCAAATACCCCTTCCGCTATATTGATAGTAATAGTTTTAGGTAATAATAAATCAATACTATTAGGAATTGAATAAAATTTTCTAGTATTATCTAAATTTTTATATATACTATACTTAAAATATCTTTTATACTTTCCACTTATATCTCTAAATACAATATGTTCGTTTTTAGCTGATAAAAATCCTACATAATTATTATGTAGAATACTAGCTTGTTCCTTATTAGTTGTTAAAGTTTTTATATTATTATGTCTAAGAAACTCTCCAAAATTAAATACTACTTTTAATTCAATTAATTCTTCTTCAGTTATATTAATACCAAGTCTATTTTCAATATAGTATTTCTTTTCTTTTATTAATTCTTTTAGTAATGACATTGGTATTTTAAAATCAAAGATATTATTTTTTATACCCAATTTTTTATTAATTTTTCCTATGGTTTCTTTATTATAAGATAATAACTTACTATTAATTTGTAAATCATTAATTCTAAATGTTCTTAGTATGGATGGAGTCATAACTCCTGATATATCACATAAAAAACAATGAAAAATAATTGGTGTATTTAATTTCAATTCAATTTTTATAAAGAAGTGAGCACTTGTGCTATTCTTTACACTATCACCACAAAAAGGACAACGAATCACTATCTGTGATTCGTTGACACTTTTAGATGAATGCACACTAAGTAATTTATTTCTTATTCTTAGTTTAAAAGAATAGTTATCCATAATATCAAAACCTCTTATAATTGATTTAAGAAACTTAAGAATTCATCAGATACAATATCTTGATTGATTTCAAGTTTTTCTCCAAGTTTATCAAGATGATCATAATCGACAATTGTAAATGTTGAATTTAAAATAGTTGATAATAAATTTAGAATTAAATTTGATCTCTTAACTTCTTGAAGTGTGGAATATTTATCTTGTATTAATGATTGGTATAATGGGGTTTCTTCTAATTTATTTAAAAATTTTGTGTTTTGAATAGTACGAGTATTTAGTCGTCCCTCAATATTTCCACTTATAATCTGAGGAAGATACAAACCACCCTGAATTTGTAACCTTCTTTTTAATAATATAACAAGAGTTATATATTGCTTTCTTGTTAATAAATTTAAATCTCTGTAACCACCAAAATGTTTGGCATAAAAATAATGAACTAATTGTACTTGAAACTTATTTACTTTATGAAATTTTTTATAAAAAGTAATTTCATCTTTAGTTACATCAACACCAATATTTTTCTTGATGTTTTTAATTGTACGTTTAATATTTACCTCAGATAATATTATCAATGATTCATCTATTTTATTAGAATTCATTTCAAACTTATCTAAACCACTTAATCCATCCTCACCACTTTTATCTGCACTTAATTCAACTAAATTAACCTTATAATTTTTTTTAATAACAAAATATAATTGTTTTTCTAGTATAAAAGAATTGAAATTAACAATATTTTTATTAAAGACATATTTAAACATAGTTTCGGTTATAATATTCTTCTTCAATAAACTATTGAGATATATTAATGGATCAACACCAAATATTTCTTGTTGTTCCCACATTGGTTTATTACTAGATAAATTTTTGTTTATTTTAGCGGATACAGTTACCATTAGCTTATTATAAATATTAATACCTTTACCATATAAATCAAATAAACCTTTATAAAAGTTATAAATATAGTCAACTTCTTTCTTAACATTATTTACATTAATATATTGAAATACTACTGGAATCATTATCTTAATAGACATTGAAATCATCATCATTATTTTAGCATGTTCATTCGTTATCTCTAATGATTCACTATATTTCTTCTTATCACTACTTGTTAAATCTATATAGTAATTATCTTCAACCATTTTAGTAATTTTTTCTTTCATTGTTTCTGTGAATAATACACCATATAAAAACTTAATAAAGGTTTTAGGTTTCTTAATAGGGCTACTTTTATTATCAATGAAATACTTAAGTTTAAAATATGACATTAATAATTCATTATTAATGTCATAAAATTTAATAAAATAATTCAGATAATGAATTATACCTTTTTCATTTATAATTATACCATTTTCATTTTTTTTATTGGTATTATTAAGTTGATTCACATATGACTCTTTTTTAATAATAAAAACATTTAATGTACTTGTACTTTCCTTTTTAAAAATTTTATCAAATGGGATTATTATTAATTTCCCATCACATTTAATAATTTTATCTTCTTCTTCGGGCTCCCATTCATCCACTCTTATGAAATTTGTATCGGTAACACAATCCACCATTATTAATATCCCACCCCCTATGACAATCTACTCCACCATGGTATGTAAAATTTTTATCTATATAGTTATAATATATACTTCATTTTATTTCTAACTTAGTTGGATGAGATACTATATTTTCGGTTTTTGAATATTTGACTTTTTAGCTTTAATTTTAGATTTAGGTTGTACTTTATTAATAATAGATTTTTTTACACCTGAAATTTTTTCAACTACTTTATTCTTAATTCTACTTTCATTTTTCTTCTTTTCTAATATATTCTTCTTACGTCTAATTTCATTATTAGAATTTTTGATATCAATTTTTATTTGTTCCATACTTCTAACAGATTTAAAAAAATCAGTTTTATTTATTTTCTTAGAATGAGAATTAAGAAATGATTTTGATAAATATTTACTTCTATTTAATAATATATGAAAACCAATAAAATATATTGATTTTTCGAAACTTATAATCTCTCCCGGATTTCTAACTATAGGATTCCCTTCAATAATTTCATCACTGAATTTCTTATTAAGAAAATCTATTAATAAACCATATTGATTAAAAGCATATGCATAGGTAAAAGTAAAATTAGGAGAATTTGAAAAGAATTTAACATAGTAATGTTCTAAAGTAACATCTCTACTAAAATCTTCTTCATCCATAGTAAATAATATAACAACATCATATGTATTATCTCTTTCTGTTTCACTTGGTAAAATAAAGTGAAGAATATAGTCATCACCATCTCTATAAATATTAGGTTCAGATATTTTCTTCTTTTTTATTAAAGTATAGTAACGTTTATTAAGATCATCTCTAATAAGTTGTCTATTTGTAATTGCTGTACTACCTTTACCCATAGGATTATCAATAAAATCTTTTAATGTTTGAAGTATAAACAAAGGCGATACCCCCTTATTAGTAATAATTTCTAAAAATCATATCTAGGAATGGTTGTTAATAACAACCATTCCATAATAATTATAAATTTTATTGTTGTTCTCTGTTATTTATCATAATAGAAATATATTGATTACTAGATAATAATAAAGATATTATTGATGTTACAGCTTTTAATATTTCAATATCTGTTTGACAAGAATTAATAATGTCTTTAGAAAAATCATCATAAACTAAATTCCAACATTCTTTTCTTTTAATACATTCTTCAATTAATAAATCAATTGAAGGATTAGTTCCTTTAGATTTATTATCTAATACTTTAGAAAACACTTCAATGAAAGTTTTTCTTAATAATTTAAAGAATTTCTTCTCGACATCATTAAATTTAATTCCATCATTTAACAATTCATCTATAACAATTGGAATAATTAAATTTCCACCAATATTATATCCATATTTAAATGCTGATTCACAGGCTTTAACAGCATCCTCAACTAAGTCATAATTAGTGGTTTTCACTAAAGACGAATTACCACCAATATTTATTATACCCATTTTACAAGTCAATTTGGATACTCTCTGTTTTAAATCATAAATTTGAGTATTAACAATGTTTAAATTCTGATTTGTTTCTTCAACCTCTTTAAATTTAGCAACAGCATCATTCATATATACATCATAAGTATTTTGTTTAATAGAGTTAAAACCTTTAATAATAGTTGTCTTACTTCCAATTAAAATTTTATCAACTTGGCCGATATAATAGTTAATATACCCGTCATCTTCTTTTTCCAAATCATACATAGTATTTTCACTAACAAGCATTGCACCAGTTAACATACAGAAATCATTATAGAATAAGTTTTGTAGATTATTAAATAATGAAACTCTTGTATAAACAGTTTTACTTGTTCCAGTTGATCTAAATTCTATATTTGATGTTTGTTTTATATAATTTAATAATAAACTATCATAATGGGGGGCTACAACAACAACACGTCTATTAGTTGAAATACCTAATTGAATTACTTTAGATATAACTTTATCAAAATGAATTTTTTCAATTTTATGATCAAACATGATGATTAAAGGATTTTCAATCTCACATATACCATTATCATTTTCTGCATATATACTGTCAAGATAAGTGATATTAGCCTTATACCCCTCAATTATTTCACATGATGTGATATCGGTTTTTGAAGGAGAAAATTCAATACTCGGATTATCAGTTTCTTTATATATTTTATGAATCATATCAGATAGGATGTTATCCCCATTAGTTGAAATCATTGCCAATTGATAAATCTCTTGATAATTATTTTCTTTAGTTATTTTGATAGAATTTTGTAATATTTTATCAGTAATCATTCTAACACAAATTGATAAAATATCAGTAAAATCCCTCGGTCTTATCTTTTTTAATTCTTCGTCAGAATCTAAAAGTTTTAGTAGTGAGTTTGCTGCAACTAATGAAGAAGAACTACCATCTCCAACTTTAATTACAACCTGTGCCGCTATATTAATTAATAATTGCTTGATATTATTATCAATACTATTATTGGAATTGATATTTTTTAATATCTGCCAACCATCTTTGGTAATATGCATTTCTCCAAATTTTTCAATAATAGTATTTGAACCATACGGGCCTAGACTTTTTTGTATAGCAGAAGAAACCTTCTCAAAAATCATACGAATTCGTTGTTTAAATTCATCTTCCCCAATAATATTCCAGTCATTTTTGTTTTCAAAAGTAAGCATTTTTTTTACCTCCAATTATTTTTTCTTTTAGTCTTTAGAAATATGTTATTATCATAATTATTTTTTAATATTTAGGGTTACGTTATCTAAAATTATAAGGTGAGAATGTTGCAAATTTAAATATTCTTTCTACTAATAAATCTTCTACACTAAATCTTGGTACAAGTATATTTTCTTTATTTAAAGTAAAATTATAAGCATAATTAGCTACAATTATATTAGTATATTCAGTTTTATTTAGTTCCATAATAATACCAATATCTATAATATTTCTAAGAATATATGTTGTAACACCTGATAATTTCTTAATAGCATTAAATAAATTACCAGTAATATAGTTAACTTTAGTCATATCTTTAAATTGAGTTTGTATATCTATATGGACTCTCTTATCATACTTATCAGTATGGATATAAATTTTTTCAGTAAATTTTTGTTTTAACATTACTTGTATACTAGAACTTATTATAAGAGGAGTTGACATAATATACATATCACTGAATTTATAAAATATATCATTCAATGCTTTATTATAATCAAATTCTTTTTTAGCTAAGTATTCAACTATATTAATAGTCCTACGTTGAATACAGAATTTAAGTAATTCAATCATATTTAATTTATCTATTAAAGAAAAATTAATAAATTCATCATATACATTCCTATATGTAGTTCTCATCTGATGTAAAATAAAAGGATACGGGTTCTTAATAATTTCATCATAACAAATAAAAAATATTTCAGGTCTTTTAACAAATTCAGTACTCATTTAAATCATCCTTTATTTTTAAATTATTAAAAGACTATAATGAAAAAATCATTATAGTCTTTTAATATTCTTACATAAATTCGTCGATACTGTTTATATTATCTATATTACTAATTTCGGTTGTTTCACTATTTGAAGGCGTATTGGTATTACTACCATTAGAGAAAACATTATTTTGTCTTCCATAGGTACGACCTTCAATTCCATTTTTCTTTGCAATACCTTCAAGATATTTTATAGAAGCATCCCTATATCCTTTATCAGCATATCTGACGGAATGTGCAACCCCATTTGATAAACAATCCCTACCACTTTTTAATAATTTCATAAAAGTAAGTAGCTCAGAATGAAGATTAGAAGTAATTTCAAATGTACCTTCTTCTTCATTATAATCATCAATCCTGTAAGACCTGTTAAATTCATAGCATATACTCATTTCAGGTTTTTTAGTTTCTTCATTTAGATTTTTATATATAGCAGCATAAGGTCTGTTACTACCAATAATTTTATTACCAGTTGCAATAACAAATAAAGAGTTTGCACCAACAGGAACTCCGATAGATTTAATTTTATTTTCTTTAAGAGCTGGAAGAAGTATTTCTACAAAATCATTAATAAGAATTGTTAGTTTTTCGACTGTGAGTGCTGTTGATACAGTTGTCTCATAATCAAATACTTTAGACTCAGTTTGTTTATTTTTATCTAAAGCTGGATTCATTTTAATAGAAACAAAATCATTCCAGAACCCAAATGTTAAAGAAGATGGGTCAAATCCATCCTTATTTCTAAATTGAGTACCCTTAGTATTAACATTAACAACATTTTTTGAATTATTTTGTGAGTTATTAATAAACATATTTTAACTACCTCCAATATTTTTTATTTATAATAAAGTTTATTGTATTTTTAAATACAACCTAAAATAAAATATTTAAGTTTATAATTCTTAGGATTTCTAAATATATTAATAATAAATGAACATATAGAATATTTCCTTCCCTTTCTATTTATTCTTTTAAAAGTAAAGATATCTTTATTAGAAAAATCAGGATTTTCTCCAAAAATCAGATGTACCTCTTTTAAAAATCTTTTTGACCTTTTCTTTAATAATAAGAATTCTTTACGTGAACAACTAGAACCTAGCACACTCTTTTTTCTATTGTTCTGTGAAACAATACACTTAGCTATTTTATAAATAAAGTAAAAAGTTCTTTCTTTTAATTTATTAAATACTTCTACTAAACCATTTGAAAATTTTATTAATACATCTTTAAGATTACTTGTAATTTTATTTAATAGTTCTAAATCAATACCTAATTTCATAAATTAACCCCCTTTATAATTTTAATATATAAATTATATACGTAGTATATTACTATGATATTCATCTTCAGTTGTCTTAATAGTAGCAATACCCAAACTATCTAATACTCCATGGAATGTAGATAGATTATTATTTATAATAGTATTATAATCAATAAAAGGAATAATCCAATCTGGTATCTTAGGTATATTTCTAGGTAAACCTATAACTTTAACTCCTTTCTCTCTTATTTTCTTATCACTAGCATGATATATATTTTCAATAATTCTCTCATATATTTCGGGTTCGGATTGCTTTATTTTTTCAATAGATTCTTCATCCATATTAACCTTAATAATATCAATATGTTCAGGTAATTCTATTGTATTATCTGGATAAGCAAAATTCCATGCTAAAACAGCACGAACACCCATTTCTCTTAATGGATCTTTATACGCTTCTAATTCCTTTACTGATTTAGGAATTAAGAATTCCTTCTCTCCAGATTGTAATGATAATCTAATCATATTTTCTAATTTTTCTAATTCTTTTAAAATATTAGATATATTGATTTCTTCAGTTGATAATAAATGCTCTTTAATAAGATTTTTAAAGAATTTTTCTGTTGCCTCTCTTGTCGATGATTTAACAAAGTCTAAGCCCTTTATATCAATTTTCTCAGGATATAACTCTTCACCCTCCCTTAGTCTAATACTAGCAATATATCTTTTCTTTTTTTGTGTTAATATTAGTCTTGTAAATAAAAATTCATTTTTCATATTTATTTTTGGTCTATATCTTTTAGGTATATTTACATTTTTAGTATATTTTTTTAATGTATCTGTAACCATATTAGTTATTATATATGCTAATATATTAATAGAAATAAATTTTAATTCAGTTTTATCTTTATTTATTAATTTATCATTAACATTAATAATATCAAATCTAATAAACTTAACCCAATCATCAACTGTTAATATAGTAGAATCAGTATCTGAACCGACTACAATTTTTCTTTTGTCATATTTAAGTCTACGAATTCTATTATATGGTGAAAAGTTAAAGAAAACAAACTCTTTATAGTATTCCCATAAGAGTTCTAAATCTTCTTTTATATTTTTGGGTATATTGCTAGGATTTTTAAAAGTATCAGTATTTTCTATAATATATGATAACATATTTCTTATTTTTCTTAATTTTGAAAACTCAAGTATATTATTTTTATAATAAATTCTATTAATATCTTTTTGACTTAAGGTCATTAAATAATTTAAAATAACAGAATTATATTCTTCTTTATATTTAAAAAATCTTTTCTTTAAATATTTCATTAATTGTTTTAGACTAATATTTTCTAAAAAATTATCATTAAAAATTCTTTTTTCTTTAATTACATTGGATATAAAAAATATACACTCCTCCAAATTATTAAAAGGTGCATTATTTCCTAAGAAGGTTTCAAAAGACATTTCAGCAGTACTAATCAATGACTGTCCAACATTTGTCACAGCTGATGCTATATATATATTAAAAAAATTAGATGTTGGTGCTCCACTTGCTCCGTAAAAGCTATTTGCGTTTACTTTTTCAGAACCTTGTAATCTATCAAATGTACCATATTCATAATCATCTTTAGAATATTTTTTTAATTGACCCTTATACTCTTTTCTTAATGACATAAAATTTTCTAACATAACTGCGGCGGGGTTTAATGATTCATCTTGATTTTTAAAAAATACTCCAAATCCAGCAATTATAGGTTTAGTTTTTTTTATCCAATCATATACTGATATTAAATCTACATTAATAGATTTATGAATATAATTATTATGAATAATAGCTTTAGGATTAATTATATTTTTATCTATTATATCATCTAAAACATTTGATATCTGTGTATCTGTTAATTCTGGATACATTCTTTTAAATATTTCTATATTATTTTCTTTCCAATCTTTTATAAATAAACTCTTATTTATTTTAGAAATTATTATCATCTCCTTTAATATAAGTTTTTGATAAAGAATTAATATTTTGTTATTGAGTTTCTTATTTTTTATTTTAATTGAAAAATGCCTATAGAACAATTAATTAAAAAAATGCATTGAAAGGTTGTGTTATTGTGATATTTAATAAAAGTGGAAAAACAGATACTTCTACTGAAGATTTAAGTCCAGAATCATTATCTTTAATTATTGAGTCTATGATGAAAGATGAGTTAAGTAAAGAAGAATTGGAAGCTTTCTTAGAAAACTCATCTGAAGTTAATTCGGCTATGGGTGATGACATATTACTTGAAAGAACTATTGTCAGAATGGATAAATATGCAAAATTGAATAGGGCTCAAAAAATAGCAGTATTTACTATTGCTAAAGAAAAGAAAAACCCTAAATTTAAAAAATTATTAACTATTTGGAGAATTGAAAGATTCCTAGAAAATGAACTTATGAAACAATACGGTAATGAAGGTATGCGTCGTGCTAAAGCTAGTTACAATAAAGCACGAACCTCAACTTCTAAGATCGTTAAAACTGTTGCTAATAAGGTTCATAGTCAGTTTAACAGTGGAATTAAATAATTTAAATAATACTAGATGTATATACATCTAGTATTATTTTTCTATGTTCCATCGGTTAAAATATATATTATTAATAAGTAAAAAACAAATGAATAACTTATAATAAAGGAGAGGAATGATGTTAATTGGAGAATAACATAAAAGAAATTATCGATCTATTAAGTAATAAGGTTTTTGTTATTTCTGATATAATGGAAAGTAAAGAAACCTTTAATGACATATTAGAAACTGTTTATGACTATTTAAAACAAGGTTTCGAAATCAAAGAATTGAGAACATGTCCAACCTATTTTAAGTTTAAAGAAGAGGGTGAAATCCATGTATTACAATTAAGACATTTTCTTACCAATTTAATGTTTTGGGAACCATTAATGAGATTTGATTATTCTGATAAGATAGATGAGACATATATTGTTGATTGTACTAAAATGTCAAGTAAACTAATTAAGAATTATATTGATAATAAGATAGTTATACCTTATAAAAGAATAATTCCTAATAAGAAAATGAACAAAGTTATTCATGATATGATTTATAATCTATCTAGAATTTCAAGAGATTTTAATATCATATTAGGTTTATCCATGAATCTTGAAACATTTATTGATGTTGCCAAAAGGAACCCAAGATTTAATGAAATTATTAGAACCCAATTGGATGAAGATATGCAACCAACTGAAATTGAAGCATATTTAGATAAATTAATGTATGAACAAATGGATATTTTAAAAAATGACGAGGAGGGAAATTTATTAAAACCAATACTTAAATCAGGTGCTGGTATAAAAAGTAAACAATTGGCGGAGTTTTCAATTTCTTCAGGGTTAAATATTAGCCCCGTATATAGGCGACTATGTGCGTAAACCTCTTTAATTGCTGGAAAATCTCTCAAACTCTACTATTCTACCAAAAAAATATTAATAAAAGATGGTGTTAATATTGAAATTAGTTAGTGTTGATTACTATAAAAAAGAAAGGCAATATACTATTACCTTTTTTAAGAATAAAAATGGATATAAAACAAGAACTAAAAGATTCACTTATTCTGAAAATACCCATGGTCCTTTTACTAAATTTCTTGCTATGTATACAGCAAAAACAGGTAAGAGATTATACCACTGGTTTGTTACCGATGGTATATATACCTCAGTTTTTATATATAATAAAACTTATGGTATTAAACGTATGCTAATAGACAATGAATTTATAGATATTGTAAGAAATCATAAAATTAATATAGTAAAAAATAAAACGGGTCAAGATATTTTTTATGCAATAATAAAAATGAATGGTAGAAATATTCATGTACATCGTCTTATTATGGGTTTAGGAAAATATAATAATGATCCAGTAGATCATATTTTTCATGATTCTTTAGACAATAGGAGATTAAATCTACGTATTTGTACACCTAGTATTAATAATAGAAATTCAAGATTACGTGTTGATAATAAAAGTGGTATACAAGGAGTTTATTTTAGTAAGCATAGAAAAACATATATTGCAGAAGTAAGGGATTTAAATGGTAAAAAAATTAGAAAACACTTTAAAATAAAGCATAATGGTAGAGAGAAAGCCATTGAATTAGCAAAACAATGGCGTGATGAAATGGTAGAAGAATATTATGAGAGAAAATCAGCAGCGAAGCCTGAATTTCAGGAACGTTCAACGACTATCAAAAGCATGTTTATTATTAATATAAAAATATAATAAACATAAGCGAGTAGAGTAGGGCTAGAAGCTAATGCTAGTTCGAAACGGGAGGCATCTCTATGAGATGATGATATAGTCTATTATCCTAGAGTAATTTAGGGAAGTTCATAAGAGAACTGTATAGGCGTTGCGTCCTATATGAATTAAAAGTAAAACCGACTCTTAGTGGTAACACTATACCTATACCAATTAATACAAATTATATAGTTGGTGGACTGAGAAATATATCTAATTATTATATTGATTCCCTAAACTATATTGGGGCTTCATACAGTGATGTATGTTGAATAACTTCTTTAATTGTCGGGGAAGCTCTTAGAGCTTTTTATTATATAATAAAAAGATTGAGTAATCCGCAGCTAAGATTCCTATTAGTTATAGGAATAAAGTTCAACGACTATCCCCCATTGGCTTTGAAATAAGCAATAGGAGTAGGGCTCAAGTGAGTGGGTGAGAATCCCTTAAATCGAAATAGGAAGCATCTCTATGAGATGAAGATATAGTCTGGTATCCTAATGAAAGTTAGGGAAGTTCATAAGAGAACTGCATAGATTAACGACCTATGTGAACTTACGAGGTGGAAGAAAGTCTTTAATTATGAGCAAACTTGAAATGGGTAAATTGAGTTGCCCATGCTTCTTTAATTGTCGGGAAATCTCTTAGAGCCTAAAACTACCAAATCATAGTAGTGATATTATGGTGGCTTAGTCTAATCAACTAAGGTATGGTAACAAGGTTTTAGGATTGAGTAATCCGCAGCTAAGTTATTTTGTTATGTGTGATATTTTTATATAATTAAAAAAATCTAAAAAAGGAGGTGATATAATATGGGAAAAGAAATATGGAATAAAATTATTATTGATGATGAAAATACTAAATATAGTATTAGTTCTTATGGAAATATAAGAAATGATATTACAGGATTAATTTTAAAACCATTTAAAAATCATGATGACTATCTTGTTATTACATTATACCATAAAGGTAAAAAATATCTTAGAAGAATTAATATTTTAGTGGCTAAAGCTTTTATACCTAATCCTTTAAATAAACCTACAGTTAATCATAAAGATGGTATTAAAACTAATAATTATGTTTATAATTTAGAATGGGCTACTTATTCTGAACAAAACATTCATGCATTTAAAATGGGTTTAATGAAACCAAAAGTTGGAGAACAATCTCATTATAATAAATATCCAGAGACTACAATTCATAAAATATGCAAATTATTAGAAGATGGATATGACCGTAAGCAAGTATCTGAAAAATTAAATGTACCAAAATCTCTAATAAAACATATTATAGGTGGTGGATCATGGAAACATGTTTCTTCACTATATATAATAGATCGTGAAAAGACTAAAACCAAAATATTAACTGGTTCTAAATCATATTATAGTAAATATTCTGAAGAAACTATTCGTGAAATTTGTTATCTATTACAGAAAGGTAAAAGTAGGAAATATATTAAAAATAAGCTTAATTTACTTAATACGAGGATAATAATAAATATCCAAGAAGGTACAACATGGAAACACATTTCTTCCCAATATGTAATAATTTATGTCCCACATCATATCATACACAACAAAATAAAAAGTTCAACGACTATCAAAAACTTATTCACCATTAAAATAAATATTGGTGAATAAAGTGAGTAGAGTAGGGCCTAAGTAGGTGGGTGAAATTCCCTTAAATCGAAATAGGAAGCCACCCAAGAGGGTGAAGATATAGTCTGGTACCCTAGTGAAAACTAGGGAAGTTCATAAAAAGAACTGCGTAGAGTAACGATTTACGTGAACACCAGGAACTCGGGTCATTTTTCGCGTATGGTCATGCTGCTAGTTTCAAGTATTAATTTATCAAAAACTGTTGAATCATGTAATAGTGTACATCCAATAAAAATTGAATTATCTTCTAAAGAACATTTGATAAGAATGAGAGGTCGATATTATAGAACTATGTATTCTAGAAATTATCAATTGTTAAAAGGAGATGAATATAATTTAATAAATAAAACTATTTTTATTAAATCACCTGCTACATGTGCATGTAAAGATGGTATATGTAAAATGTGTTATGGTGACTTATCATATATAAATAAAGATATTACAATAGGTGCATTTGCTGGTACAAAAATTACAGAACCAGTATCGCAAAATATTTTATCATCTAAACACTTATTAACAACTAAATCACAAAAAATAGAATTCAATGAAGAATTTTATAAGTTTTTTAATATAAGTGGTAATGAAATAATTATCAATGCAAGTGAAGAAAATGATGATTTAGATGATTTTAGTTTACTTATAATTAAATCTAATATTAAAACAATTGCTGATTATGATGATAATGATATGGAATTTAATGAATATATAAATCTATTTCATGTATATAATAAGAAAACTGGTGAAATGATTGAAATAAAAGAAACTGGGGAAAAAGATTTATATATATCACCTGAATTAAGAAAATTATTTAAGAAGAAAAGTAAGAAAGAAGTTTATGAAATTGATTTTAAAACACTTGATGATGACAATAGAATATTTGTTATTGAAGTAATTAATAATGAGTTAACTAGACCATTATATGATATTATTCGTTTAATCGATAGAGTTGATTATAGAATTATACATTGGGACTGTGTAACAATTGACCAAATGTGTCAAAAGATGTTGGATCTATTAATAGAATCAGAGATTAATTCTGATTCTGTTCATGGTGAATTAATTTTAACACCATTGTTAAGGGATAAAGAAAATATATTAGAAAGACCTAAATTTAATAGATATTTTAATGATGATAGATACCAAATTCTAACAGTTAAAGCTGCTTTAGAAAAACATCCTTCAGTATTAGTCGGTTTATCATTCCAAGCACTTGATAGACAATTAACAAATCCATTAACATTTAGAAAGAAAGAAAGCTCATTTATTGATCCTTTCTTTAAAGAAAGACCATAGAATTATTATATTAAAAATGTGGTGATAATATGAATAAAAAAGAATTAATACAAACTGAACAAATATCAGAGCTTTTTAATGTATAACCTTCATCTAAAACCCAAATATTATTATTTCATACAGGGGAACCTTTGAGAATGTATATAATAAAATAAAATTTTATTTATGAGAAGGAGTTGTTTTTTAATGAAAGGGGATTTTATAAAAGTAAAAGTTGATGAGTACTTAGATATTGAGTATAAAAATACCGATTTAAATGGTAATGAAATTATACCTGATTGTTTCAATGTCTTATCTTCAGACACAGTTATTACTACTATTAATTTCCAGGATATAATTGATACGGGGGAAGTTAGAGCTAATATCAATGAATTAGCTTTATTGAAAATAGTTGAAATACGTTTAAAAGAAATTCAAAAAAAATCAATTAATTATAATATTGAAGATAAAATTATTACTATATGTATTGAAACAGCAATAAATATTATACATGATGTAAAAAAAGTTACAGAATATCCCCCTAAAAACTCAATGAAACAGCGTTTAATAGAATGCTATGAGGATGCTGTTAGAAATAAAATAAAATATATTGGGTATGTTATTACTTTAACTACTAATAATATGGATATAGAGTGTAAGATTTCTACAGTAGAAAAGTTTCAGACTAATATACAATATTTAAATAGTTTTAATAAGGATTTAGTTAAAATGGGTAATAAACATCTTAAAATAACAACATTTTGTTCCGGAAATTCATTTAGTGAAATAGAAGAAAAAATAAATAAATTTAAATAAGGATGAATATATTAATGAATGGTTCTATTAAAAAAGAAACTTTTACTTTAAAATTAGCAAGAGAAATTGGAAAACCTGATAAAAATAATGTACTTATTAGTGAAGAAATTTGGATTAATTCTTTAAACGGATATATTAAAGAATTAATAGAAAAAAATAGTTTTTTCATTACTTTAGGTAAAGAAGAACCATTTCATGTTGATTTGTTAAAAGCTGTTGCTAGAATAAAAGAAATAAATGATAAATATGCTGTTATTGAATTAATTAAAAATTCTAATAGTATTAAGAATTTAATTGAAACTATTGGAATTGATAATTTGAGGTTAAATTTTAACACTTATTTTAAATATGAAGAAAAAAGTAATTTAAAAGTTGTAACTGAACTTAAATTAGGAACTTTTTATATAGATTATATGAATGGTGGTCCAAGCCAAAAAATAAGAGGAGATGTATAATATGAAAAAACCACATCTTTCTGTACAATATAAAAAAGATTTAGGTTGTGTTTTACCAAATAAATTTGATATTATATCAAAAGTTGGTAATTATGATGATGTAAAAGTTATTAATACTATTAAATTTCAGGAAGGTTCTGTTGAGGAATTTGGAATTAATGGTGTTACTGAAGAGAGTTTATTATCTGTATTAATGATAAGATTTGAAGAACTTCAAAAAAGTCCTCTTTCTTGTGAAAAATATCAATTATCATTAGAATTAGTAAATACATTATTACAATTATTAACAAAAACAGATGAAAATTATCTAGTTCAAAATAATATAAGTAAAACAATTCTAAATCTTTTACTTGAAAAAAGAAAAGAAATTAAAGAAGAAATATTAACTAGAAAAATAACTCCAAAACAGAGACTACTTAATCTTATTGATGATGCTATTAAATTAAATAAAAAACTTATTTCTATTTGTTATAGTTATAAGGAAGATAGTTCTTCTATTAAATCTAATAATAATACTAAATATATAGTAAATCATACTACTAGAGTTTATGATATGATAGAATTTATATTAACTTCTTTTAATGATGAATTAAAGAATAAAATAAATTTTAACGAAAAAATAATTAGTTTTTGTTACAGTGAACCTCAGTATTCAAAACATATTGAAGAATTACTGTTATCTAATCTATATAAAGTTGATAAAATACCTAAAAATTGTTTACTTAGTTGTATGAATGAAGTATTCAATAATGGATTTAAAAATAAATGTTTTGATTATTTAAAAAGAGATGAAAAAGGTTTGATACATCATATTAGAATTATGGGTGAAAAAGTTTATCTAAGAGAATTAGAATATATTACCCTTTGCTATGATGATGAATTGAATAATATCTTTTTTAAAGATATTATGATTTTTGGTTTTTATTCAAATCAATACAGTAATTTTAATGACGTTATAGAAATAATGAAAAAAAGTAGATTTTATTAAAATAATTATGTATTAATAAGTCATAGTTTATAGTATGTAAGTTATAATATAAACTATGACTTATTTTTTTATAAAGAATTTAAATATATATTATAATAGTAGATTTAATTTTATAATAAATTATTTAAATTCTGAGGGGGAATATAAAATGGCAGGTAGAGGAACAGTAAGGGCTTTAATGAATTTAGTAAGTGATTTTTGTGAAGTTCATGAAGAAAAGTATAGGGTTGTTAAATTAAAAGAAAGAATTAAATTTACTCGAAATATTAGAGGCGGTTCTTTGGATGATTTAAAAAATGGGGTATTATATTTATTTGAAAAAAGTCATTCTGGTGATTGTCTTTGTCTATTAAATGATAGCCATTTAGTAATCGTTGATAGAAGAGATATTTTAGATATAATTTGTTAAATTTTATTGGGGGAGATGGGATAATGTATAAATTTAAAGAATTAAATTTACCGATTCATAATTATAAAGATGAAATTTTATCAGCAATTAAAGAAAACCCTGTTGTAATTATTACTGCTGAAACAGGTGCAGGTAAATCAACTCAAGTTCCTAAGTTCCTTATGGAAGAGGGATATAGAGTAGTTATAACTCAGCCTCGAAAAATTAGTTGTACAACCTTAGCGTTAAGGGTGAGTGAAGAAATTGGTTGTCAAATTGGTACAAGAGTTGGGTATCGTACAGCATACGAGAGAAAATGTAATAATGATACTGAAATATTATTTTGTACAGACGGACTTCAACTTGTTCGTGAAATAAACAACAGTGTTAAAACAGACGTACTTATAATAGATGAAGTTCATGAATGGAATATAAATATTGAAACTCTAGTTGCATGGACTCATAAACAAATAGAAGAGGGTTGGTCGATAAAAGTTGTACTAATGAGTGCAACTCTTGAATCAGATGAACTAGCAACATTTTATGGTAATAATACTCCTATTATAAAAGTACCAGGAAGACTTTTTAATGTTGTAACTCGGGAAGATTCACACTACAGATTAATTTATAATATTGAAAATCTTATTAAAGAAGGTCGTAATGTTCTTGTGTTTTTACCAGGTAAAAAAGAAATTGATGAAACTTGTGATGAATTAAAACATTTCGATGCTGTTATTTTACCTCTTCATGCTGAACTTGATTTAATTGAACAAGAAAAATGTTTTTTATCTTATGAACAACCTAAGGTTGTGGTTGCTACAAATGTTGCTCAAACTTCTATAACCATTCCAGATATTGATGCAGTTGTTGATTCTGGTATAGAAAGAAGAGTTGAGTTAGTTGACAATATAGAGGGGTTATATTTAAAAGATATTAGTCAGGCTGATTGTTTACAACGTAAAGGTAGAGCTGGGAGAGTTAAAGAAGGTATTTATATACTTTGCTCAGATACATCATTTGAAGAACGCCCAGTTTTTTCAACATCTGAAATAAATAGAACAAGATTAGATCAATTAGTATTACGTCTTGCTGTTGTTGGTATTGATGTAACAAAATTAGAATTCTTTCATCAGCCAGATATAGAAGTTCTTCTTGAAGCTAAAAGAAGTCTTCATGTTTTAGGTGCTATGTCATCGGATGATAAAGTAACTGATATTGGTAAACTTATGGCAAAACTACCAGTATCAGTTTATACTGCAAGAATGATTGTTGAAGCAAATAAACTTGGGGTTGTTGACGATGTGATAACTATTGCATCAATATTAGAAACAAATAGAGGTACTATTCGGGATAGAAATAATAAATGGATATTTTATACATCAGAACGTGAAAGTGATTTGCTTGTAGAACTTGATTTATGGAATTTAGCACAAGGTAAATTAGCAAAAGAACTACCTGAATTTGGTATATTCAAAAAGTCTTTTTATAATGCAAGAGAAATTCGTAATAAGTTGTATAAATCATTAAATGGTTTAGTAACATTTGGTTCTAATGGAGAAAGAGAATCTATCAAACAATCATGTATTGCAGGTATGATAGACCATTTATACATTAATAATCTTGGTTTATATATAAATAGTAATAGTATTGTTCCAAGATTATTGTCAAAAGACAGTGTTGTTAAAGATAGTAGTAAATTAATTGTAGGATTACCTAAAGATATTCAATTTACTGATAGGTGGGGATATAGACGTACTATAAATTTAGTTTCAATGATTACAAAAGTTAATACAGAGCAATTATTCAAAGCCGCACCACAACTTGTTCAAGTTGAAGAAGGTATTAAACCTTATTATAATTTTGAACAAGATTCATGTTATTCAACAAAAAAAATTTTGTTTAAAGATCAATTAATTAAAGAAGAGGATGTTGCAAGCCCAGAACATGAAAAAGCAAATGAATTATTTATTGATTGGCTTGCTACTGTTAACAATATTATTATATAAAACTAAAGGATGTGTAATATCATGGATATACTTTCTATAATAGAATCAAATCGTAAAATACAGAAAGAAGCCAATATATTTAATATTCAAGCTGGGGAAGAAGTATTTCATATAATGACTAATTCTGAATGGAAAAGTCATTTAAAAAATATATTAAATGGTGCTAGGAATGTATCAGAAATTAAAGACTTAAATATACTTAAGATTCCACAACTAGATTCTGAGATGATAAAAATCATCTCAGAATATAATCCTAATACTATTACCATTGATGATCAAGTTTTAAATATAGAGTATAGTAAAACATGTGATAGGTTCTATGTTCTAACTAATGTTGATGAAGAATTTGCACGAAAAACTTCTTTAGAAAATATAAAACTTCCTGGAGGACGTATTGTTGAAATATGTTGCAATGGTTTATCATCTAATAATTTTATAGATTTAGTAAAAAAACTTGAGGACGAAAGAATACAAAGACGTTGGTCACAAGTTTCTAGTATGCATGAAAAATGGACATCTAATTTAAGTACAGTTCTAGAATGGATACCAAAAGTTTCAACTAAAGTTGAAATTACACGTGATGAAAATGGTGAATCAATTGTTGGTTTTCTATCATTGAAACATGAACATAATGGTTGGACATTATTTATTACAAATAATGAACAAAAACTAACAGAAGAAATTCAAGAGGTTATTGAACAAATATTATACAAATATATTGAAAAAAGCTTTATGATTCCTAAAGAAGAACCTTGGTATAAAGATAATGGAGGAGTGTTCTTTACAAACTGGGTGTTAACCGAATTGGGTGAACAATTACAAGATAAGTATAATACAATTATATGTACTAATGACTATAATAAAAATTTATCTATTAATAATGTAATATATAAAATTAATGAAATTAAACAAATTTCTATCTCTATTAAAAATGAGATTGAATTTGGTGTAAATGGTAATAAAATAGAGGATTTAAAATCTTCTGTAGAATTATTGAGAGACTCTTTTAATGCAAATAAATGTTACAAAAAGTAACTTTATCTTTTAGATGGATATTAATTTAATCAATGTATATAGTTATATATCCATCTAAATATAAAGTTATTCATATAAATAATTTAAAATATATAAAATATTAAAAAGGAGTTGTTCTATAATGTTATCTCATCAGGTTGTATCAGTTTTTATTATCAACGACAAAAATGAAATTTTATTAATTAATCATAAGAAACTTAATGCTTGGCTTCCTCCAGGTGGTCATGTAGAGCATGAAAAAAATGAATTAATTCATCATGCTGCAATTAGAGAAGTGCTGGAAGAGACGGGTATCCACTTTAAATTTATAAGTGGAGGAAAAGGTAATATGGATAAAATATTGGGACCATTACCTTTACCTTCATTTATTCAACTAAAAGATTTAGGAGATCATTATCACGAAGATTTTATTTATGTTGGGTTGTTTGTTTCAAATGATATCCCTAAAGAAGATACAGAGATGAGATGGTTTAATAAAGAAAGTATTAATTCAATTAATACTTTTGAAAATGTTAGAAGACACTTACAAATAATTTGTAATAGATACTTTATTTAATGTATATAAAATATTAAAAAGGAGTTGTTCCTTTAATTCGTATGATTATATTATTCAATTATATATTATAAAATTATAATAAGGTATAGTGCAACCAAAATATACAATTATTATATCTTATTAAAAAATAAAAAGGGGGGTTTTTAAGTATGAAAAAGAAATTATTAGTAAATATCATTGTTATTGTTTGGATGTTATCTATTTGTGGTAGTGTTTTTGCAAATCAACAAATAGGTATTAAAATCGATCTTATCACTAGAGATTTTACCACAACACCACTTGTAATGGAAAACGGAACTGTATTAGTTCCTGTTAAACCCGTCGCTAGTGCATTTAGAGGAACTGTTAAGGGGACTGTTAATACTTGTTATGTTTATATAAACCATGGTAACAAATGTGTTGTCTTAAATCCTACTAACATAGGAGAATATTATTTACAAGAAGGTGAATATGTAAAAAAGAATGATAGACCAATTGAAGGAAAAGTAATAAATGAAAATTTGTATGTTCCTGTGAGAGACTTTGTTGAATCTCTTGATGGTAGAGTTTTATGGGATAGTTCTAAAAATACTGTAATGATATATACTGATTCTGCTGACATGAATTATTATTTAAGTAAACAAAAATTAGAACCATCTGTAAATATATCAACAAATATGCATTCCAATAATTCAAATAGTAATTTACCATTAGATAAGAATGGTAATGAAATTCAAATTGGTGACTTGGTATCATCTGGTGCTTTTTATGGAAAAGTTCAAGAAATAAAAGGAAATAGAGTATTGGTTTACTGGGATAGTAAATCAATATTTGTTAAGGATGAGGATGTTGATTTTTGGTCAATGCTTGCAGGAGTTAGGTATAAATCTAGTAATTGGATAGATTCGGATAAATTATTAATCGAAAGATAAATTTTTAATAATAAAAGAACTTTTAATTAAGTTCTTTTATTTTTTTAGGTATTATTATGTATTTTAAATATATATTATTTCATTGAATAAAATATTATTCCCACAATAAGGGGAAATAAATATACTTATTGTATATATCTAAGAAGATATATTTATAGGAGGTAAATGAATTTTATTTCTTCATTTTTAATCTCGTTAATTTGTTTCTATGTTCCATATATGTTTTTTAAAATTATATTTTAAGGGGGACTAAAAATGAGTTCTATGTCTACTCATCAATATGTAATTATAACTTTACCCAGTTCTATATATGATGCAGATAGAGAAATAGCTGCATCATCATTAAAGAATTATGTTTATCAATTTTGCCAAAAGTATTTTATAACTCCGGCTAAATTTCCTGTAGACTTTCACAGTACTTATAATAAATGTCCAGAATATTATTGCGATGGTAGCAATTCGTTTGAGCTCATTGATTCGAATTATGAAGGGGAATGGTTAATTTCTAAAAAAGAAAAAGTGAAATTAGCCGTAGCTATTGAAACAAATCTACCATGTGAGAATATAGTTAAACTGTATGAACTGAACCTTATTCAAGGATTCTCAGTTCATGTGTTTGGTTCTATCTTCCTCCATAATAATATAACAGGTTTAGTAACAAAGTTGTTTAAAATAATTAATGAAAAAAAACATTAAATCTAACGTTTTTAAAAAATCTTATTGTATTATAATATGTTCTTTCCATGTATCCAACATCAATAAATGAGATGTTGGATACATGGAAAGAACTATAACGCTTGCAAGGGTGAAAATACTTGCACCGTCATTGTAATTAAAAAATATTACTTTGACGTAAAAAGGAGGAAATATGAATAATAATAGTTTTAAATATTTAACTGAGCAAGAAAAAAAAGCAATACTTCTTGGAGTTATTGCTAAAAGAACTAATGGTAAGTTAAACAATGAACAATTGAAACATATTGTTCGAGATATTCCAATAGATGTACAGTATTCCATTAAAGTGTTTAGTGATGCTAAAGAATTTGGTAAAGTGATAACTTTACCTGATTATGAAATGAAACATTCATGGGCAGGGGGAACGAAATGTACTGCTGAAACTAATATTTTATTAGTGTCTGGTATAAAATTTGGTAGAAATAAACATTATAAATATCTCGATAATGGAACTTTAACTAGTGAAGATAAATGGAACTCTTTACCAGATTTCAATGTAAAAGAAATTCATGCTGTTAGTGTCAGTATTCATTCTTTTAGTGATTATAATAATGAATACTATGACAATACTGATAATTTTATATATATTTATATACCTTCTGACAAACCTTTTGTTGTGTCAGAAGAAATACAGTATATTTTTGATAATTTCAATATTTGTTTCAGTTGATTGTATGGAGATGTCTATTTCTAAATTAAAATAATAAATTAGATTTATACTAATAAAAGAACTTTTAAATAAAGTTCTTTTATTTTTTTATATTAGGAGGTTTATTTTATGAATGTTATTAAAGCTAAACATACTTCAATTATTATACCTAATTATAATTTAGGTGATAATATACAATTGGAACATTCACTATCAGTTTGGAATGATAGTTATTATAGATATGATAATAAAGGTTTTTTTTATAATAAAGAAACTAAAGAATTATTATTACCAAGAGGTTTGGATTTAAGTTATTTAGAAAAAACTTTTAATTTAAATATAGATATTGATTTTAAACCTGATCCATATGAATTAGTTTCGTATAGATTAAAAGTAGAACCTAGAAATGATATCCAGAGAAAATCTATTTGTTATTTAATCGGAGAAGATGATTTTTCATATACTAAAAAATATTCTCAGTTAGCTTTAAATTTACAGACAGGTGAAGGTAAGAGTTTTTGTATTATAGCATCACTTTCATTTATGAGAACTAAAGCCATTATATTTACACATGTTAACGCATTAAAAAAACAATGGATAAAAGAAATTAAAAAGTTTACTGATGTAACAGATTCGTTTATATGTAATATAATTAGCGGTAATGTTATAAAAAATATATTAAAAACTGATAAATTACCTTATAAGATTTATCTTGTTAATCATAGAACTATTAATAATTTTGGTGAGAAACATGGTTGGGAGAAAATAACTGAATTATTTCAAAAGATTAAAGTTGGTGTTAAGGTTTATGATGAAGCACATTTTGAATTTGATAATATAATAAAAACTGATTTACACACTAACACTAAAAAGACTATTTATTTAACAGCTAATTTTGAAAGATCAAATTTTAAAGAAAATAAATTATTCAATTTATGTTTTAAAAATATTGCTAAATATGGAACTGAAACAAGACATGAAAGAAGAAAACATATTGTATATTTAGGTTTATTATTCAATAGTAAACCCGATATAGTTAATCAAGCATCTATAAAAAAACGACATGGATTTGATAAAAATACTTATATTGATTATCAAATAAAAAAGGGAAAGATATTTGATGTATTAACATATATAATAAATTATTTTCATGATAAAGAAGGTAAGATGATAATATTGTCTTCTAAAATAGAATCTACTGAAATAATATCAGATTATTTAAAAAAAGAGTTTCCTGAAAAAACTATAGGTGTTTTTAATTCCACTATAAGTGAAATTGATAAAGTTAAAGCATTAGAATGTGATATAATAAGTTCAACTCCTAAGAGTTTAGGAACTGGTTTAGATATACCTAATTTAAGATTTATTATTATGACAGAACCATATAGTTCATCCATAACAGCTAATCAAACATCTGGAAGATTAAGAGAATTATCTTCAGATTTATATTGTTTTTATATTGAGTTAATTGATACTGGTTTTAATAAAGTTTATAACATGTATAAATCTAGAATGAAAATATTTAAACAAAAGTGTGTTAAATTGGTTCAATTAAAATACACTGAATAAAATTAATAATAGATATATATTATTTATTAGAAATAAAAAATAATAAGGGGGTTTTATTTATGAAACAATTTATTGTAACTTGCGGAATAATACCACAAACAGGTGAATGTAAATTTGGAGAAAAATGTTCACCTAAAATGTGTCCTGCATTTGTACACAATTTATCAGATAAACAAAAAATTGTTGAGATTATTAAACATCATGTTAGTCATATTACTTATAATGACGATGAATATAATATTGAACATCGTTTTGTTGGTAAAGCTGAAAATGGTAAATATTTTTACTTATGGGGAAAAAAATATATTGATAAAGGTTTAATACCTATTATAAATATTGAAAATGAAGATAGTGGTATTATGTATTTTAATAATATTGAAAATGCTATTGAAGTATTTAATATTATTGAATTTTCAGAAAAAGGTCTTTTAGATAAAATAAAATTATCTTCCGGTATATATAAGTCTGTAGTAATAAACCAGGATTTATATTACTTAAATACAGAAGATGATGAAATAAGGGTATTAAGAAATAAAAATATGCACTCTTTACTTTGTTATAATATTAAAAAATTATATTATGAAAGTTATTTAATTTTATTTATAAAACTTAAATATAATGGTATATTAGTATAACTTTATTTTTAATAATAAATGTAGATAGTTTTATCTCTACATTTATTATTATTTTTTTAGTATTCTTAACATATTATTTTATATATTATAATTACATATATAGAAAAAATTTAATAATAGTGGGGTGGAATAATGAGAGCAATAATAGAAACAAAGAAAGACTTAAATGAAAATGAATATATCCATTTTTCATCATTAACTAAAAATAATTCAGAAGATTGGTCAGCTCTAACTAATAGTAATAGATTACTTACTATTACAGTAATTGAGGGGAAAGAAATGATGGTTACTGTAAAGGAACCAAAAGAAGTACTATTTAAAATAATATTCAGAGGATGTGTAAATAGGATAAATCTTGTTAGAAATTTATTACAACTCCATGGATATAAGTTTGTTTGATAATAAAATAAGTACAGTGAAAAAATCACTGTACTTATTTTTTTTGTTAAATAATAAATATTGGACTCTGTTCTAAATGACTTACATCCCTATATTTCTCAATCATTTCTTTTCTATCAGATTCACTGTTAGACCAATCATCTATTTTTAGTTGAATTGTTCCATAAGCTGTTTGAATTTCATTATAATGCTTTAATGTATTATATAAAAATCTTTTAACATCAATTAATGCTAATTCATAAAAACTTTCCCATTGTGTTGATGGTATTGTGGCTAAATTTGGTGCATGAGCTAATCCAACCTCAACATCAATTTCTCCATACATTGTTGCATAATTATATAATACTAATATATTAGGTTCTTGAAATTTAAATGTCATAGGTGGAGCTGCAAGTGACATCAAATCAGCACTAGCTTGACCCATCATCAGTGATTCATATGTTGATATTTCACCATCAAATATTGGAGATGTGTATCCATTAGAAAAAGATTTATTTTTAGGATTAACATTTTTTATCATTATAATTTTCTTATCACCAAATAAATCTGGTATTACATATGACGATTCACTATAGTTTGAATTTAAACATGTTAAAGTTCGTATATCTAAATTCATTTTTAATGTATAAGGAAAGAACACACTATATGTTGTTAAAGTCTTTAATTTAATAACATTAAATAAAGTGTCATCAGGTTTTTCAAATGGAAGTGATAATCCATATATACCTAAATCCATTTTAATAGAAGTTAATAAATCACTAACATTCATCATTTTTTATCACCACTTATTTTTTTATTTTTTATATCCTTGACATATAATGGGTAATATCTCTTTTTATTTTATCCTCAATTCTAACAATAAAAGTTGAACCATTTTCTTTTAAAATAGCATTTTTAAAATCAGATGTAACTTCCATACTTTCAGTTACAATTTCATAGATATTAGAAACTAATTTAATATTCTTCGATTCAGTTTTAATAAAATCAGCAATTTGAGATTCTTGAACTACTGTTAATACATTTTCTTGAAGACTGTTTCCACTAAGTTCAATATTTCTATTAATCTTTTTAATTGGTATGGAATCATCCCTATATGCTTTATCATGACTGGGTAAAATAACCCAATCATATGTAACAACATGCCCTCTACTATTGATTAAACCACCGGTAGCAGTTTTAACAACTTTAGCTAATGCTCTTAAACTAAAAGCAGGTTCCATTCCTTGTAATATAGATTTAGTCATATCTTTACCAAAATGATCATTATCTAATGTTTGAATAGTCCCTCTTAATAAATTACCAGTTAAATTATATGTTAATATTTTATGGGATATTAATTTAGGATCAATGACTAATATACGTTTAGGATCATCTGATGTTGGATGTCCAGCTTCTCCACACCAAGAATTTTTTAATCTTAATTCATTTATATGAGGTGCACCTAATGATTCCATCATTGGTTTATCAATATATGTTCTACCATTTCTATTTCTTATATTAAATTCTTGTAATATTGTATCAAATTGTAAATAAAATAAATTATCTCTATTAATTCTTTGAATATTAGTTGGCTTACTTGGGTCCGAAACACACTCTCTTATGAGATAAGCAACAACTTCTTGTTTTTGCATTTTTTATATCAACTCCTTCTAATTTTTATAAGTATTTTTAAATTATTGTTTTGGTTGTTCAGATAATTCTTACAAATAAAGTCTTTATTTGTAACACAAACAAATAGTTAAATGAAAATTGTAAATTTTAAGAGGGGTGAAGCTCATGAATATAAACATAAATAGAGTTTTATCTAATGTGAAAGTTAATGTTATTAAAAAAGAATTTGATTATTTAAAAGAAAATTACTCGACTATTAATTCTATTAATTACTTACAATTTGTACGTTCCCAACCAATTGATATTATATTTGAAAATTCTCAATATGTATTTTCAGAATTAAGAGAAGGATATAAATTATATAATAGAATTTTAAAATCTTTTGATTTATCATTAGAGCAATTACAAGTTCAACAAAATAAATTAAAAGAATATATTAGTAGGTGTAAAAATAATGAATATGATAATAAAAGTCATATTTACTTATTGAATGAATGTGTGAAATTTATAGAATCAGAAATTAAATATAAAAATAGTTTTAAGTATTTAAAAGAATCAATGATTTATGATATTCATTTTAATTATCTTCAACCAGTATTAGAAGATAATATTAGTAATATTATGGATGAAATTATATTAAATATAAATCACAATCCTACTCTTATAAATGAATATCAGGTACTTATTCATCATATAGAAAAAGAATCCGTTTTAGTAATTGGAAAAAATTTTCCTTTAATTTTAGCTAAAAATACTGCTCTTATTCTAGCTATGGGTGGAATTATAGCAGGAACACTTCTTATCTTAGTTTTATCAGTACCCCTATTATTAGTGAATTCAATTATAGAAAAAAAAATAGATAACACATTTATTGAATCATATAAATATTGTATACGAAAAGAAATATCAAGATTAAAAATAGTTAAAGAAGAAGATGAAAATAGAAAAAAAACTATTGATAAGTATATTGAACAATTAGAATTAGCATATAATAAATTAGATGAATCTAAAGATAACAATACAGCCGTTAAAGAAAATTCAATAACAACTATAACTGAGGATGAAAATGATTTAACGACAACTATATTAACTCAATTTATCAACACTTTAATATTTGATGAAGAAGAAGATAATGAAACTGAAGATATGCAATTCACATTAGAAAATTTTAATATATTAATTAGAAATATAAGAAAATTACAAAATATAAAAGAAATGAATTGTTTACAAGAAGGCACTATAGATAATGTTGGCAGAAAAGTTGTTCATGCTGTACGATCTACTGCTAATAATATAGGTTCAGGTAGTTCCAGTATTAAAAAATCTGTTAATCATGTTGTAGATGCTTTTAATGATACTATTGATAAGTATAAAAAGATGGAAGTAAATGAAAGACGTAATAGAATTATTGAAGGTGGTTCTTCATTTACTTTAATGAAAATAATTAAATATGGTATTGCTGTAGGTTTAGTTTGGGCGGTTTCACCTGCTTTGGCTGCTATAGGTTTATTAACATCAGTTGCTCTTAATGTTCATGCTGATATTAAAGAAAGAAAAAAAATTCTTAATGATTTAGAAGATGAATTAAAAATAGTTGATGCTAAAATAGAAGATTCTAGAAATGATGACCAAAAAGAAAAGAAATACCAATTAATGAGAATAAAAAGTAAACTAGAAAAAGATATTGCTAGAATTAAATATAGATTAGATGATTAGGAGGTTTATCTATATGGATTTTTTTGATATATTAAAAGAAGCCAAGAATCCTAAATCTGCAAAACCATCAAATAAAAAGAATATTAAAATTGAGGATGACTCTTTAGATAAAACTACTGATTATTCCAGTGATGTTGATAATAATAAAAAAGATACTTCTACAAATGATAATATAAATAAAAATGATGAAACGACAGATTATACACTAACAGATGACGATAGTGAAGACACTGATTATACGTCAGAAGATGTACAAAAAGAACCTATTGATACACCTGATGATGACAACCCAGATGATACTTCAGATGACACCACTGATTATACAGATGAAAACACAAATTCAGATGAAGATGGTACTGAAGATAACTCTGATTTAACTGATGAAAATTCAGATGTTAATATTACTGATAAAGAAAAAAATAAGAGTCTATTAAAAGATTATTTGGACCTTTATTATTTAACAAAAAATACTGTAGTTAAGTTATCAAATTTAGATAAGAGTGATATAATATTAAATAAAGTTTCAACACAAGTTATTTCCAATTTAAATATAATTCAAAAACAATTATTTAATTTCATCATATATAAGTTTTCAAAAAATAATTATATAAATAATCTATATCAATACAATTATTTTATTGAAGCTTTTAGAATTAATATTGAAATGATAAAAAAAATAAGCTTTTTTGTGACCAATAAACAAAACAAATATATAAAAAATCAATGAGAGGAAGTGCCAAAGACATGTATGATTACTTAGATGAAAATCAAAACCCGACGAGGGTAATTGGCTCGTTTACTGTCGATAGAAATAGTGATTTCAAAGAGAGTTTTAAATCTCTTGTAGAAAATTTTAAAGGCCATTATAACATTGACCCAGTTGATAATTTATTACAAATTCTAAAAGTGGATACCTTAAGAGAAGATTATAAAGAACAGCTGCTTGGTGATGTTGATATGGGGCACATTGATGATCCGTATTATTCAACGCATCCTCAAAAGTTAAGTCAATTGTTTGAAAACTCCTCCTTAGAACTCATCAAGGAATCTATGGATATCGGAAGCCTGTCTCCGATTGTTGGTATTTCATTACCGGTTCTTAAAAAGAATTATTTGGAGTGTCATTCTAAAGATATTGTTATGACAGAAATTCCGACAAAACCAATTATCAAAATTGCTTTTGAAAGAAAATTTTTAAAAGATAAAGCTGGTACTAAATACTATATTCCAGAAATTTTTTATGATGGTTCATATGCAGCTGTAGAGGCAAAAACACAAGGTCTGCCTATTGTTAATACTTGGTTTCCAGCAGATGAAGGGGTAGTTTTACCTTTCCAAGATCTACCTATTATGCGTTTATCTGGTGGTACCATGGAAACAAGAGATAGTTTAGCATATGATTTTTGCATTGAGGCGGTCAAAATGACAGTCGATGGTGCGGATAAAATTATTTCAGGTTTGAATATTCAAGCGGATTTTGGGTCCAATAATACTTTTTCATATCGTATTAAAACTGAAAATGCCGCCGGTACAGCAGTAGAAGATATTATTACAGGTCAAGTTGATCCGTATTATGGTACGGTATCTGTTGCTTGTACTAGTGGTAAAATTACAAAGGTTAGATTCGGTGGACATTTAAGTAATGAAAACAACACTGAAACTGTCGAACTGGATAAAGAAAGAGTCACCAAAGAGTGGAAAATTCCTGATGGGAAAAGAATCAACACTGGATTAACAATTGAAAAAATTAAAGATAACAGGGCTTTATTTAATACAAACATTACAGCTGATATCATTACCGACATGAGCACAGTATTAACCCATTTTGAAGATAGTGGTATTTTGCAATTCCTGGATACAAGTTTCACCACATGGAAAGATAAAAAGGACCTGCCTTTTGGTTATACTGGCGGTTTTGTTGAAACTTCTAGCTTTAATTGTCTTCCCACTTCCAGTGTTCATATTCCAATTTCACAATGGATTAACAGTGAATTAAAGTTCTATATAACTCGTCTTATTGACGAACTAAAAACAAAATTAAAAATTACCGATATGATGTTTGTTATTTATGGTAATCCAAGTAATATCACTTTAATCCAGGATGAGGTTAAATGGGTTATTGATGAAGATACGAAAATTGGTGGTATTCAATTGGAGTATAAGTTTGGTGTACTTACTGGAAATAAGAGTAGAGTCCATGTTGTAAGTTCATTGAAAGTTCCTAGAGAAAAAGGTTTACGTATTGTTGCTTATCCTTTGACTCAAGAAACTATTACATTCAAACATTACAAATACAGTTTGAACATTGAAAACGTTTACAGAAATCCAAATACTCCTTTAATCCCCAACATTATGGGAACATCCAGATATTTAACCACTGAAGTTTTACCAGTTCAAGGTGGATTGACTTTGAAAAATAATGACTTTGGTATTACTAAATACACTTCTTAATAAAATAAAAATACATAAAGATTATAGGTTAATAACCTATAATCTTTATTATTTATTTCAAAGAACACTTTAGTAATATAAACAATTGAGAGGTGAATATTTAAATGGCGGATACTATATTAACAATAATTGAAAACTCTTTTAAAGAAATAAAAGAAAAAAGAAATATTTTGTCTAATCTAAATATAATTGAACGTAATATCAATAGACTATTTAATTTAAATTTTAAAGTTAGTATTGTAGAAAATGATACAAATGAATTTTTTGGTATGAGTATTTATCCATCATCAAATCTTATCGATGATATTATTATTGCAACTTTTAAAAGAGATGTTAGAACACAACTCGATGGTATTATTAAAATGTGGTCATTTGAAAAAAATTGGTTTTTAGAAATAGATAGTATATTATTATACGATAAAAATTTAAATGCTAATCCGTCTGAAATTACAGCTGTATTATTACATGAGGTTGGTCATGTTATTCATTCTAATGAAGCCCCTCAAAGATTTGTTAGATTAATAAAATACTCTTTATTTAATATTAATTTTCATATTAGAGAATTATGTAAAAATGATACAATAAGAAAATTATTTTCATTAGCATTAATTGAATCATGTACAACTAAAAACTTTAATATGATACAAGCTAATACAGAAGTTATTGCTGATAGACATGTTATAAAATTTGGTTATGCTGATTCTTTAAATAATTTTATTGATAAATTAATTGCATCTCAAGGTAATAATTTAGTTGAAAGAACAGAAAAAGAAAAGGATATAGATGTTAAAATTATTATTAAGTGGACAATAGATAATATAAGTGAATTAGAATTTAGAAAGAGTAAATTAAAAATAGCGATTCAATCTCAAATGTTAGATACTCCGAGTATGTATATTAAATCACATCTTAAGAAAATAGTTAGTATTTTCTTTGGAGAAGAAGGTGCTGATAGTTATAAACAGATTCTATCCGAACAATATTTTGTTGAAATGTGTAATTTAAGTAAAACAAAGATTATTAAAGAATTTTTTGATAGATTTGGTAAAATTAAAAAGATTCAACAAAGTGATATTGATATTCTCTTTATTGAATTTGATAAGATGGAAAATAATAATGACAAAATTTATCTCATTGAATTAATTCATGATAAATTAGATAATATTAATGCGGCTTTAGAATGTATTGTTAACAATGAAAAAGATAGAGTTCAACAAAGTGAATCAACTCTTAAAGGTTTTAAAGCCCAATTAGAAAAGTTAAGATTACAAACATTAAGTATCCATCTTAAAGAAAAACAATATGGGTTATTTATTAAATATCCAAAAGGGTATGAAGGATAAAAACAAAATATTAAAATAAATTATATAAGTTTTTTATTTTTACAAGGAGGTGTACAATAGTTTCATGAATATAATTAGTCAAATTCAACATAGAAGAGATACAACAGCTAATTGGGTATTACATAACCCTATATTAGCTGAAGGTGAATTAGGTATCGAGTTTTATGATAATAATATTATAAAAATTAAAATAGGTAATGGTATTAATACATGGAATGAATTAACTTATTTGAGTAATCCTGAAACAGTTATAAGTAATTCAAATGCTAGTGGTGTAGTAGACTTGGATGTGTCTATTGCCAATATTTTTGAAATAATTTTATCGGGCACAACAACATTTACATTTAGTAATCCTGCTGTTTCAGGTAAAAATACTTCACTAACAATATTTATTCAACAAGGAGTAGTTGCACAAACGATAACATGGCCAGCTTCAGTTGTTTGGTTAGGTGATATAGCACCTGATTTAAGTACAATTAATCAAACTTATATCGTACAATTTAATACTATTAATGGCGGTATTCGTTGGTATGGAACTTTAACAGGGAAGGTAACAACATAATGTTTGGATTTAAATTGTTCAAATAATGAGTAAATCACATTAATTTATTTTTAGAAGTTAGTGATATAACTGATTTTATCTGTAGAATTTTATTATCCTTTGGTGGATATTTCTACTATAACTAAGATTGAGTTAAAACTTTATTATGTTTCTGCTCAATCTACGGTTTCTAATATATAATGTCAAACATTAATACTCACTAGAGATGAGTAGATATAAAATTAGGTAATGTAACTCGGAATATTTATAAGACAAAATTCATCTGGAATATTCCGAGTAAAAATATATAAGTGAATGAATTGGTTAAATCTAATTAATTAAAAGGGGTACCTATTTACTTACATTTTTTTGTGGTGAGTAATCAATGAAACAACAATTAAATAAATATAAAAGGAAGGTGATACTATTTGTTAATGTTTGGGTTACCAAAGAAGGTTTTTCATTTGGATACTAATATGAATATGGCTATAAAACAAATTCCTTATTCAATATTACCATCAGGTATTATTATACCTCAGAAACATAGTAGTGATGGAACACTAGAAACTAATAGTAAACTAACTGGTAGTGATGTTGGTGAAGAATTCACATTTCAAGACGCTGTAATCGTCACAGGTGAAGGTGAACACCTGACTCTTTCTGGACAGGATAAAGTAATTGTAAGTATTCCCACTGGAACGTCAACAAGTAGAAATATAGTATTTAAAGCTACTTCATTAGGAGTTACTGCTTATATGCTTGGGGCAAAAGTAGAATCCTCAGGAAGTATCACGCTTGCCGTTAGCACTACCAATCAAAATGAAGTTTGGGAAGTTACTGGATTATCCGGTTACGATGACTTTTTCTGTGAAGTAACCGCAGTAGCTGGTGGTAATGTCACCGTTAAAGGAAGGTTGGTGGCGTAAATGGATAAAAAATTATTAGCACTTGCACAGAAAAATTCTTTTGACATATTAAATAAAACTAATAAATCTGATGTTTTTGAATATGTAACATCTATTTCCAATAAATCATCTACCAGTAGTTTAGATGTTAACTACAGATTTACATTTGACGGTAATGGTTTGGGATTATCTGGAATTGACCAGATGAGGCCTGTTTTTGAATTGTTAACTATCGACCCAAATGCGGTAAGTTATAAGATATTAATGTATCTTTCGAATAGTCCCACAGCAATAACAGGTGGTGTAAATTATTCTATATCAAATATCAATATGCGATATGGTATTTGGCAGAAATATGATGATTTGCGAGATTATTATGTTTCCACTTATCGTTATATACATCTGCTCGTAAGAGTTAATACCACTGTATCACAATTAACAAAATATTTTTTGAAAAATATAAAGTTTTATATAGGTTCTTCGAAAGCACCTCTTGTTTCTCAATCTCTTTATAACCAATACATATCATCTACAGAGAGTACGAATTATCAAGTATTTGAATCGTTAAGGAATAGCCCGTGGATAGGTAAAAAAATTGTGACTTTCGGAGATTCAATAACTTGGTATGATGGGAACCTTTTTGGTGCTGGACACATTGAAGCAGGTCAGACAGCGGTTGGGTATCAGAGTTATATGAGGGAAGAATTGAAATGTACTGTGATAAACGAAGGTATGAGTGCAAGAAATATCACCGAGATGTGGGACGAAAAGATTAATGCTTATGATTTTACAAATATTGATGCTGTTACAATTACAAGTGGTGCTAATGATCATAGGGAAAATATCTCTGTAGGGGCAATAGATGTAATGGGAGCGACATTTAATACAACAACTTTTTACGGTGCTTTGCAAGCGACTATAGAGAGAATTATATCACAAAGTCCCTTAACAAAAATTTACCTTATTACACCAATTCGTGGATATTTTAATGAAGAAGGAACCGGCAATGTCCCTAATCCAAATGCAATGCCTGAAATTAGTAGAGATTTTCCAGATGCAATTAAGGCTGTTGGGAAATTATATGGCATACCAGTATGTGACTGGTATGATAGTTGTGGAGTTAATGACTTAAATATTCTAAATTATTTGGGTGATACTTCTACCCCTCCGTATTATTTACATCCTAAAAATGTTCTATATAAACGTATGGCTAATATTCTTGTTCCGTTTTTAAAAAATAATTAGAGATTATCTAACTAACGAAGGTGCAACAATATATATTCGTGGTGGGTGGTATAATGGTGAAGAAACATTTGAAGGTACGGGACAGAAATTATCATACTAACGAAAATGCGTTAGTTGATTAAAAAATATATAAAATCAACATTTTCCTATTGCATTAACCATAATTTTATGTTATGATTAATAAAAATATAGGAGGTGTTGATTTTGTTATTATCTCAGACATGGAAACTTTATGAATCAGATAAAAAACTCCTAGGTTATTCAATTCATACTTTAAAAGCATATAATATACAAATTAATCTATTAATTAAACATTTTGGTGATATAGATATTAGTCTTATTGAATATATTAATTTAAAAGAATATTTAATTACATTAACACATCTTAAACCAGCTAGTGTTGGACATAGAATAAGATTTATTCACTCATTATTTCGTTATTTACATGAAGAGGGTTTTATTGAAAAGAATATTAGTTCAAAATTAAAAGAACTAAAACAAGGTATAAGAATACCTAAAGCTTTTAATGATGAAGAAATTGAGTTATATTACATGATAGCTGTAATACTTTATTAGAAAAAGCTTTAACTGAATTTTTCTTTAGTACTGGATGCCGTATAGGAGAAGTTTTTCAGTTAAATAAATCTAATATAAATTGGGATACACGTTCTGCTTTAGTTATTGGAAAAGGTAATAAACAAAGGGAAGTTTATTTCACAGTTAAATGTAAGATATGGTTAGAAAAATATATAAAAAGTCGTAATGATAGTCATGAAGCATTATTTGTCACTGTTAGAAATCCAATTAGGCGTATGTCAATTGCTAGAATAAGGGAAATAATTAAATTGATTGGTACTAATTCTGAAGTTGAAACTAATATTTATCCTCATCGCTGGAGACACAGTGCTGCAACCGTTTTAATTAACAACGGTGCACCAATTGAAGTTATCATGAGTAATTTAGGCCATGCTAGACCTAGTACAACCATGATATATGCTCAACTTAGTGGTGAGAAACGCAGACAAGAATACAATAAATATTTTAGATAACTATTAAAACTTACCTTTATAATAGAAGGTAAGTTTTAATATATTTTAACATTTCAATAAATCATTAATATTTATAACAGGGGGTTTTATATGAAAAAACCATATATTTATGATTTGGAAACTAAGAACTTATCTTTCTTACAAACAGCTAAAGATCTACATGTACTTGGTATTAAAAATAATGTATTTTTTTTAAAATTGTATGATAAATCTTTAAAGAAAGTTGATCCTCATTCACCATTTTTAACAGATGACCAAATTATAAAAATTATTAATGAATGTATGATTAATCCCTGGTATTTTTTAAGAGAGGTTGCAAGAATTGCAGATCAAGGCGGGAGGGGTCTTCCATATCAACTTCATAGGGCTAATCTAGCTTCCACATATTGTTATTTAAATGGTATAGATCATTATGTAGTAATACCAAGACAAAAAGGTAAAACTCAAAGTGAATTAGCTATAATAAATTGGTCATTTCTATTAGGTACAACTAATTCAGAATTTATGTTTTTAAGTCTAAGTCAAGCTGGTGCTAATGAAAATCTTGATAGATTGAAAAAACAAAAAGATTTATTACCACATTATTTACAATTTAAAATGATTTTTTCAGATGATGGTAAAATTATTAAAGAAACTGATAATGTTAAAACTTTAGCTAATGCTATTAATGGTAATAAAATAATAACTAAACCATCTGCTAAATCAATAGAAGCCGCCGAGAAGATCGGTAGGGGTTATTTTTAGCTCCCTCATACAGTAATGTATGTTGAATAACTTCTTTAATTGTCGGGGAAGCTCTTAGAGCCTAAGACTACTAAATTATATTAGTAATAATATAATGGCTTGGACTAATCAACCAAGGTATAGTAATAAGGTTTTAGGATTGAGTAATCCGCAGCTAAGATTTTATTAAATGGGTAACAATTTTATAAAAAAATGTATAAAGGTGTTGATAATAAAATGTTTGTCGTAATACCAGTTGAAAGGAAAAAATTTAAACCATTGACATTCCCAGAAGTTCAAGAAGGTAGATATATAATCAGTAATTATGGTGATATTATTGATTTAAAAACAGGATTAGAAAAAAAATTAAATATTAATAAGAAAAAATAATTATATTAGTGCAAAAATTAAAATGGATAATAATAAAACTAAATCAATAGCTGTTCATAGATTAGTAGCTTATGAATTTTGTGATAATTATAATGTTAATGATAAAAATAGTCTTAAAAGTTTTAATTATTATGAAAATCTTGAATGGGTTACTTATTCTGAGAATAATAAACATCGTTTTGAGCATGGGAATGGAAGTAGTGCTAAACCACCAATACTTAGGGGTGAGAATAATCCTCACAACGTTTACTCTACAGAATTTATAAAGGAAATTTGTTTTTTATTAACTAAAAGATATACTGTTAAAGAAATACTAGATTATTTTGAATGTATAGAAAATAGGAAAAAAATAATTTCTTTAATTCATGATATACGATGTAGAAGAACATGGGGACATATTTCTAGAAATTATGATTTTGAAACCCATTTAACAAAATAAAGTTCAACGACTATCCCATTGGTACTGAAATGGTACAATAGGAGTAGGGCTCAAGTGAGTGGGTGAAATTCCCTTAAATCGAAATAGGAAACTCCATTATACTGATTATATAATGGATGAAGATATAGTCTAGTATCCTAATGAAAGTTAGGGAAGTTCATAAGAGAACTGCATAGATTAACGACCTATGTGAATATATCGAGTACACAACCTGTGCATTTATACGACGAAGTTGAGTTTACATCCTATATTAAAACTATCATTGAGGCAGCGGCAATGGCGTTTAAAACAGCTTCTAAAAATGCAAAAAGAAATAATGCCCCTTATTGCCGTTCGTTCCTGAGCACACCTGGAGATCTCGATACTAAAGCTGGACAAGAATGTATGGATATAATTAGTAAGACATATAGATGGACTGAAAAATTTTATGATATGAATATAGATGATGTTAAAGAAATTATAATAAATAATTCAGAAAATAGAATAGTTTATATTGAATACGATTATAAACAATTAGGAGAAGGTGAAGAATGGTTTAATGAATCTTGTGCAGTAATAGGTAATAATCCATTAAAAATTAAGAGAGAATTATTATTACAAAGAATGAGAGGTTCTTCTAATTCTCCATTTGAACCAGAAGATTTAGAACTTATTAGAGAAAAACAAGGTAAAATAATTGAAGAAATATTTATTAATAAATTATTTAGATTGGACATATATAAACCTTTAGTAAGAGATAGAATTTATTTTATATGTGTTGACGTTTCAAAAGGTTATGGTCAAGATAATTCAGCTGTAGTAATATTAGATCCATATGAACTCAAGCCCGTTGCAGAATTTGAATCACCGTATATAGGTGTAACTCAATTAAAGAATTTTTTATATACACTTGTTAAGAAATATTTACCTAGAAGTATTTTATGTATTGAAAGAAATGAGAATGGTGAATCTATATTAGATGGGTTAAGATATACTGATATAATGCATAATTTATATTTTGATAAAGATAAAGACCCTATTGCTTCACAATTAGATGATAGAATGGATAGTCAAGGATTTTTAAAACAAGAAGCTTTGAAACGTAAATTATATGGTGTATGGACTGGAACTAAATCAAGACAAGTAATGTTTAGTTTATTGGAAACACATATCGCAGAATATAAAGATAATTTTATTTGTGCAAATATTATTAATGATTTATTTAAATTAGTCATGAAAAAGAATGGTAAGATTGAAGCTGAAAGTGGATTCCATGATGATTCTATTATGGCATATTTAATAGGATTATATGTTTATTATCATGGTAATAATCTACATTATTTTGGTTTTGTTAAAGGTGAATTACCTGATGAAAAAACCCGAAATAAAGGATTATCGACATATGATGAAATAATGGAAGAAATGCCTGATGAAGAAAAACGATTTTTTGATGAGAGTTTTGGTTCTAAGACTATAGATGATTATCAAAATCATGTAATAGAAGAACTAAAAAGAGTTCAAAGAGAACAAACTAATATGACTAATGCAAGTGGGATGTTTAAACCAACAACCTATGCTGAACAATATGAAGATAATGAAATTGAAATACCATTAGACTTCTTTGATGAATTAAATAGTTAGTTATAAAATAATATAATGTATATTAATATACATTATATTATTTTTTTACTATTATACTAACAATGTTTTAATTATGAATAAAAAAGGAGAGTGAAAAAGTTGCTATTTGATGATGAAGAATATATGAGAACTAGTGATTTAGATATAGAATTACTATTAGCAGAATTACCGTTTAATTTAACAAGAGAAAATATAATTGAACAAATAAATGACCCAATTTCAATTCAAGTTAATTATATAACTACGTTATTGGATAAATGTGATATTGTTAAAAATCAATTTGTTGATAACTCTGAAGTTATTAAAGAAATTGATACAAATTTGCGTTCAATATTCGAACTTATTTTAAGAGAAATGAATGAAAAATTTAGATTGGGTGTAAGTGTAAATGAAAGTGATGATGATATTATTAAATTGGGTGAAGCCTTATACACATATTTAATTTTAAGATATAAAAAAAATGTTAGTCGATTTATATATAGATACATTTTAAAAAATAAAAAAGAGTTTATTGAAAAATTTGATACAACTAAGAAAAAAGATATTACATCATTGGCATTAAAGAAACAATTTAAAAATAAAGATGATATAATTCTAATCACATCATTACCTAAAATTATAAAACATATTATGGGTCTTGATATAGAACCAATAGATTTTTTAGATATTATTTCAAAAGGTGAACACTATGAGGCTTCTATTATTAAGGAAGCTATTTTATCAGGACAGATTATAGGTAATTTTATACCAAGATATTTTTATTTAATGATTGACGAATATGAACATGTTATGGATGAGATTCAAACAGATATAAAATTAAAGTTAATAAATAAAATAAAAAGTAATGAAGGGAAGAGGATGAAAAATGAATAATCCAGTACAAAAAATTAATCAATTAGAATGTGGTGTTGATGATATTATGTTTACTAAGAATAATGAATTTGGTAATGACGGTAAAATTTTAAAAATGTTAAGAATAAAATCTAAATTAGAAGAAGTTACTAATATGAAAAATAAAATTAATGAGCAGCAAAATAAATTTATTGATAATGAAGATGTGATAAATATTTTAGATGAGCGTACTAAAAATATAACTGTCTTTGGAATAAAAAGATTAACAAATAAACAAATAGAAGAAATTTATACTATTAATAATGAAAAAGTTGAATTGCTTATTGAAACTGATAGTGAAGAAAGAAAGATTAGTTTCATGAGGGACTTTTTAATATTCAAAAAAGAAAGTTCTGTCGCATTAAAACAAATAGATGATTCTATGGAAAAATTAGAAAAAGAGTTAAAAGAAAATGAAAAGCAACTTAATAAGATTATTGAAGAATGCGGTGATATTAACTCACTTATTAAAAATCGTCTTATTAATAATATTAATAATTCAGCTAATGAAAATATTAAAAAACGTAACACTGAAATTCTTAAAAATTTTAATGATGCATTGACATTAAATATAATTTTTGAACACTATAGAAACCAAAATATTTTAAATACTTTGCATGATTATAAAATGAGATCCGAAGCTATATATAAAAATTATGTTAAAACTTGTAAACAACTAGGTATTAAATCAGATATAACTGTTTTTGATGGTTTAGAAAAATTCTTACCTGAAAAATATCATACTTATCCCAATTTATTCTTATTTTCAATTATTAAGTATTTTGCTTATAAGAAGAACAATTGTGATAAACATATTGAAGGTATTTTCTTATCTCAATTCCTAGTAAATGTACAAAATCTTTTCTGTGACAAATTTAAAGATAAAGGAGAAAAACAAATATTTATTGAAGCTATTATGAAAGTACTAGATTTATTTTATTCATAAAAACATTAGGATAAGGTTGTGAATTTTAAATTCACTTCCTTATCCTAATTTTATTTTTTAAAGGTAGGTGTAAATAAATTGATTGAAAATTTTTTAAGTGATAATGGTACAGACATAATATTTAATGGGGAACAATTAGAAGCTTACATACCAGAATTTTATTTTAAAAATAATAAATTAGGTGAGCAATTAGGTTCATCTTTAAAAGTTTTTGGTTTATTCAACATTAGAATGATTAATAAAGGTAAACCGTCTAAACTTGAGACTTTTATTCTACCATCAATGATTATGGTGTTCCCTTCAACAATTGAATATAAGAAATTAAAATTAATAGATGAACAGGAAGAAGAAGAATGTTATATGGTATTAAATTTCTTTAAAGGTGGAAAGATTACACCTAATAGTGTTTCACAAGATGCAACTAATGTGGAATTATTTTTAGATCTTATATGTGGTGGGAAATTACCAGAAACTATTCCTTATAACCAAATAATTCAAATATGGCAAAAGAATTTAAATCTGAATAATATTAATTTGAACGTAACATCAACTGTATTAGAAGTTATTGTAAGCGAAATTTATCGTAATAAAAAAAAACCAGAAGAAACATTTGCTAAATTATGGGGAAGAAATCCTAATATATCGCAATATGAATATAAACGAGCGAATATTAGAGAAATTTGTGCTAGAAATTCTACTTTTGCTGCATTAACATATGAGGATATGGATGCTATGATAACATCTTCTCTTAACATTAGGAACTATAATAGGGAAGAAACTGAATCTCCTATAGAAAAAATAATAAAGATGTAATAATCAATGAGAACAATTAAATAAAAAAATTCACAAGGAGGTTGAATACATTGCCTGCAATCGGACAAATCATTCCTAAATATACACATCCTCATTCCGAAACATATATAAATGATAATACTATATTTGAGGAAATAGTTTCCGAACCAGAAAGTGGTGTGCGTTTTATTAACGTATTCACCTCGTCCAAAGGACGAGATGGTGTTGTTTTAAAAAAAACAAAACACACTGATTTTATTGAAGAATATGGTAATCCAAATTATAAACTATTTGCTCAACCCGGTTATATGCCATATGCAGCATTAAAAACGTTTCAGGCTGAATGTCATTGCATGAGAGTGATGCCGGATGATGCATCTTATTCTAATGCTATAATTATAGCTAAGATTAAAGTTGATACGACTGTGGTTGGTAGTCCTAAATTACTTATTAGACACCAATCTGTATTTCTTACAAACTTTACAGATAAGACTGAATTTTCAGTTAATGTTGAGTTATTAAAAGATACTGACCCGGATGAAGATGGATGGTTAACATTTCCTTTATTCGGTGCATATGTGTTGGGTAGAGGTATTTATGGTGACACAACAAGACTAAGACTGAGTGCATCACCACAAGCTGATTTAGAAAATGGATATAAAAATTATCGTTTTGAGGTTCTTGATAGTGAAGGTGGATTAACACGTAAAGAACTTTTTACTGGTAGTTTATATACTGATGCTATTATTAGTTCAAATACTCTTTATATTGAGGAATTAATCAATGACTCTGACGGTAGTACTAAAATTGGTTTTTATGTATCTGAAAATTCTCTTAATGAAATTCTTACTATTTATAATGAACAAGTTGCAGATGAAGATGCTCAATTAACATTACAAACATTTGATATTATTACAGCTCGTAGTATGATAGCCACTACTTTAACTGATATTGTGATTTCAAATACTGCCAGCGATGTTTCTTTAGATAGAGTTGAGGGTATTTTATTTTCTGGTGGAAACGATGGTTCCTTTTCAGTTAGTGGTGATGCTGGTGTAAGAGAAACGGCTATTGATACTGCTTACATCAAAGCATTCACGGAAGATAAAGTTCTTTTAAGTAAGAGAAGAACTCCGGCAGATTTAATTCTTGATGCAGGTTATTCTGATGATGTTAAACGTGCTCTTATCAGTTTTATTACTAATAGATATGATGCATATGGTTTTATTGATGGTGGTATACTTGAAACACCATCTGATGCTATCACATGGGCTGAATCTATGACATCTTTAGCAGATAGAGTATTTTCTAAAGAATGTAACCATTACTATATAAAAGATCCATTTTCTGGTAAATCTATACCTATGACGATAACATATTTCTATGCCGGACAGTTACCACTTCACTTTAAAACTAATGGAAACAACACTCCATTTCAAGGTGAAACATATGCTAAACTTACTGGCTTTGTTAAGAATTCTTTGAAACCAATTATTGATGCTGACGATAATGATATTAAAGAAACGCTTTATAATCTTAGAGTAAATTATTTTGAGTGTATTGCAGAAAATACATTTATAAGGGGGGTTCAAGGCACATCGCAAAATGTTTGGTCTGATTTATCAGAAGAACACAACATGCATGTGCTATTGGAACTAAAAAGAAAAGTTGAGGCGTTAGTCGCATCAAAATCATATAATTTTGCTGAAAAAGAAGACAGGATTGAATTTACAGAAACAGCTGAACGTATTTTTGGACCATATCGTGGGAAAAAAGTAAGAGAAATTTCAGTGTATTTTGATATGAGTCCATTTGAAGAAGAAAGAAGTATTTTACATTGTTACATGGAGATTATATATAAGACAATAGCTAAGCGGGGCATTATTGAAATTGATATTAATAAACGTGTTTAAAAAATAATAAAAAATAACAAGGGAGTGATTATATATGGCCGATGTTAGTACTCTTCAATCCAATATTAAAAGCAATACTAAAGATATGACCCTATATTCCCTATTTTTAGGTGGATTAAATGTAACTTCTAAAGCATTAGCGCAGTACGATCCATTAAAAACTGGTTATGCTAGAATATTTTTTACAAAAATGCCACCTTTTATGAAAACTATTGTACCTGAAAAAACGAAACAATTTAAACATTTACTCGAATATGGTTTTGTTGGGGTTGATGGTCTGCAAAACATTACTTTAGAATTTGAACAAGTTGGTGGTGGATATGCCGGTAGACAATTCGAAATTCCAACAGTAGCTAAAGATGAAACTAACAGTCTTACTGTTAAAGTTTATGAAATGGCAGGTTCACCTGTTCGAGATTATGTTGATATGTGGATTTCAGGTATTTCAGATCCATATACTGGCCTTGGTCATTATCACGGAGCATTAGATATAGCTAATGCAGGTCTATCATATTCTCAAGTAAACCATTCAGCGGAAGCATTTTATGTTGAAACTGATCCAACTGGTCGTAGTACTGGTATTGAGTATGCTTGCCTTTTAACCAATTTGGTTCCTAAAGTTGTAAAACTTGATCATTTTAATTACGAGGCCGGTAATCATCCAATTGTTCAAACAGATATTGAATTTACTGCAACTAAATATCAATCACCACAGATTAATGATATTGCGGTAGCATTAATTGCTAAATATAAAATTCTTAGAGATTACCTTAAATTTGATTCTCAGTATACCACTACTGATATTGACAATATGACAGTACCAAATATTAGTGATTGGGGTTCTTCTGCAACTTAAAAATAAATATGTCTATACTGATTAATTTCAGTATAGACATAAATTTATTGTTCAGTTGAACTATCATCAGGATTTTCTGTTAAAATTTTCTGATATTCTAATTTAGCATCTTCTACAGCTGTATCAAACATCCTCCAAGGTAACATTGGTAAAATTTCTCTAGTTGCCTTATTCATAATTAAATCTTTAATTTTATTATCCTTATCTGTTGGAGAAGCATTTTCTCCCGATACTATTTTAAGCATAAATGCTAGCAATTGATCTGCATTTGAAATTAAATCACTCATATTCATAGTATTTAGTGCTTTAGGTAAATTTAAACTATATACAAATGTTTCAATTATTTCTTTAGGTATTTCTGTACCAGAAAATTTCATTATTTTTTTATAGAATTCAGTTATATTAGGGTTAAAATCAAGTTGATCACTTACAACTCTCCCTGTAAATTTGGCATTAGCCATGACAAGAGTCTTTGCATACGGTATATTCACATAGGTCGTTAATCTATGCAGTTCTCTTATGAACTTCCCTAACTTTCATTAGGATACTAGACTATATCTTCATCTTTTATTAAGTTAATTAATCCTAATAAAAGAGCTCTCCATTTCGATTTAAGGGATTTTCACCCACCTACTTAGGCCCTACTCCTATTGATCATTTCAGATCCAAAGGGATAGTCGTTGAACTTTATTCCTTATTATATAAGGAATCTTAGCTGCGGATCACCTAATCTTAAACATTATTACCTTACTCAGGTTAATTACTCCTGACCACTATATCATTGCTAATATAGTTTGGTAGTTTAAGATTTAAAGACTTCCCCGACAATTAAAAGAGAATTGGTATTATAGATCACTCTATAACCTGACTAATAATTATCAGCTTCATTGATATAATTCATTATTACAGATGGGACACCAGTACCATTAATGTAAGATGTTTTTAACATCTCCATTAAATCAGTATTTAATTGTATATCCTGACCTGCCAATATATCAAACTCTATTCCTTTTTCACCAGTTCTACCTACAGGTACAAAAACACCTTTAGCATGACCAATTTTAGATACCATTGTATTATAATTTAATAAATCCATAAAATTTATATCTCTTTCTTTAAGAGTTCTAGCTACATCTTGTAATTTATTAATAATATTTGTATCTATACCAGAATTTTTAATATAATTAATTCTAGTATCGTTAGATTTACTAATAATAGAAACCATCTTAAATATTAAAAGAGCTAAATATAATTTAGCATAAAATAATGACTTCATTAGTATACTAGTTCCTTCACCATCTTCATTTTCATTAACAGTGAATTCAGTTATATAATCAACTGGTATAAATTGAAATTTTATTTTCTTTTTATATAGTTCATTATAAGATAAGCAATTGAATATTAATTCTTTAAATTTAATATTTTCTTCTAAGTATTTTTTATTAAATGATTTAACGATTTTTTCAGTTAGTTTAGTTAAAAACATATTTTCAAGTTCGGGTGTATTAAGATTAACAGTATTAATTCGTATTGTATTAATAAATGGGGATTTACTAATAGGTGAAGCTTCATGTATATAATAGTATCCTATAACATGATCCATTATTTTAACAGGTATGATCTTTTTAGGACTAATTAATTTAATAAAACAATCCGTTATATTATCAAAATTATTAGTCTTATCTTTTTCTGTAGATATAGTTGCATCATTAAAAAATGTTGAAAATGAATTAGTTTTATTTTTAGATTTATTACTATTTTTAATAGCATCTTCAACATCTTTTTTAAATTTTTCATCAGTAATAAGTTCCGATACATCAACACCTTCTAGTATAGGTATATGTACAATATCATTTTCGACTTCAATATCTTTAACTAAATCTTTTATTTCTTTTTTTAATATTGAGGAAACCGATTTAATTTGCCCGTCATCTTTTAATTCTCTTATAAAATTATCATCAATATTTTCAGTTATAGAAATTGTTTTTAATTCTCTTACCTTTTTATCATAGAAATTTTCAAATAATTTTGAATAAGGTACAGTGTAAACATAATATTTACCGTATTGAAGAGTTTTCGGTATAATATGATTTTTCAATTTACTTGATAATTTAAATTTAGTCTCTAAATTTTCTATTAATGATATATAACTCTGTTTATCTTCTTCACTACAATTAGAACTTTTAAATTGTAAATTTCTTGATATAGATTGAGTAACATCATCAGCTGTTACTATCGCATCTCTAGTTGCATTAACAGCTTCTTCTAGCTCAAATAGATGACTACAAATTAAATCAAGGTCTTCATACAAAAGATTTTGATTTCTATATCTTTCATTAAAAAATTGAAATACAGCATTGTCTTCTGATGAAAATATATCTTCAATTTTTTTTATATTTGAAAATTGTTGACTCTCATAATCATTAAATAGTTTTACTAGAAAAGTTGATATGTCATCTCCACCAAAATCAGTTAATTTTTTTATCTCCTGAAAAATAACATCATCAACCTGATCTGATAATTTTTTAATTTCTTTCTCTCTTTTAGTATCACTTGCATTAGTATTAAAAGAAATTTTATCCAATACATCATTAAATAAAGCATTTAATTTTATCAACGGTCTTTCTATTTTTTTAACAATTACTCTTTTAGTTTGTTTCTCAGCACTCATTTATATTATTCACTTCCTTCGGTATTTTTTATTTAAAAAATACTAGAATAATAATATTCTAGTATTTAATACACATGTATCTGTGAAATAAATTAAAGTATTCGGTTTCAAAAATTATTAAACTTTCAAATAAATTACTATTATTTATATCTTTAAAACTAATACTGATATTATTACTTTTTTTCAATAACGGTATTAGTTTATTTGCTAATCTTACTTTATAATCATTCATTGAAAAAGTAACAATATTTTTAGCATTTAGCTTTTCTATTATATCATATGATATTATCTTTTTATCAATATTATCAAAATCATTTATTTTATTTATAGCTAATTTATACAGATCATATAATTCTTTTGTTATAGACTTAATATTAATTATTCTACCTATTTGAAAGCTATTTTCATCTTTATCATCTGTTAAAAATAAAGTATTATTTAAATAATTTATATGTTTTATACTCTTTTTATTCTTACTAATAACTTTAAATACATCATTGGAACTTATACAAAATATTTGATCATTTTCAATATTAAATATAGGTGTAAATACTTTACCAAAATGTTCTCCATAACTCAAATGTTTGTTATCGATAGTGAATATTATAGTACCATCAGAAAATAAAAGATATTCTGTAGATAATTTTTTAGCCAATTGATTAAAATCATTTAATTTTTTTACTTCAAATTTATACATATATTTCATCCTTTACACTATAATTTTATTAACATAATAATTATTAACATCATTAATATCAATAATTAGTTTCTTGTTCTTTTTAATATTTAACTTTTCTTTTATAACAGAATCTATTTCTTCTAATTTGGGAAGATTAAAAAAATCATGACCTAAACTATTTAAATCACCTATTAACATATTATCTATAAAGATTTTACCTATATCTTCTTTTTTATCTTTATCATCAATATCTTCAATATAATTTGGCAATTCCTTATTATTTTCTATAATTAATTTACCGATCATGGAATTAGGTTCAATATTAAAACAAATAATAATACTTGGATACATACTGGAAAACGTAATATTCACATAGATCGTTATTCTATGCAGTTCTCTTATGAACTTCCTTAGCTTTCACTAAGATACTAGACTATATCTTCATCCATTATATAATCGGTATAATGGAGCCTCCTATTTCGATTTAAGGGATTTTCACCCACCTACTTAGGCCCTACTCCTAATGACCATTTCAGATCCAAAGGGATAGTCGTTGAACTTTATTCCTATAACTAGGAATCTTAGCTGCGGATTACTCAATCTTTTTATTATAAATAAAAAGCTCTAAGAGCTTCCCCGACAATTAAAGAAGTTATTCAACATACATTACTATATGAGGGAACAAATTCATCCATATCAATAACATTGTCAAATATAAATTGACTTTTTTTACCTAAAATTTCAATACCAACATGAGAATTTAATAATGGGTTGGCAACTAAAGCTCCTGCAAATTTTTCATCTTCATCATCTTCGTTATTCTTGATTGTTTCTACACCATACTGAATATTAATGTTATTAGCTATTATTAACCCTTGCTTATAAAATTCTATATATGCACGATTTTTTAAAAACGTTAAGTTCACATAGATCATTAGTCTATGCAGTTCTCTTATGAACTTCCCTAAGCTTTCCTTAGGATACCAGACTATATCATCATCTCATAGAGATGCTTCCTATTTCGATTTAAGGGATTCTCACCCACCTACTTAGGCCCTACTCCTAATGACCATTTCAGATCCAAAGGGATAGTCGTTGAACTTTATTCCTATAACTAGGAATCTTAGCTGCGGATTACTCAATCTTTTTATTATAAATAAAAA